GATTTCAAAACAATGACTCCAGATCCAACAATGAGAGATATCCATGATAAGAATGATAGAGCAGGAGTTGCAATGTCTGGTGATAGAGGTGGTAATTATACAGTTGATTTCAAAACAATGACTCCAGATCCAACAATGAGAGATATCCATGATAAGAATGATAGAGCAGGAGTTGCAATGTCTGGTGATAGAGGTGGTAATTATACAGTTGATTTCAAAACAATGACACCTGATCCAACAATGAGAGATATACATGATAAGAATGATAGAGCTGGTGTTGCAATGTCTGGAGAAAGAGGTGGAAATTATACTATTGATTTTAAAACAATGACTCCAGATCCAACAATGAGAGATATACATGATAAGAATGATAGAGCAGGTGTTGCAATGTCTGGAGAAAGAGGTGGAAATTATACTATTGATTTCAAAACAATGACACCTGATTTAACTATGAGAGATATCCATGACAAAACAGATAGAGCAGGTATTATAACTGGAGATAAAGGTAAAGGATATACAATTAATTATATTGATTATACACCAGATCAAACAATGAGAGAAATACATTCAAAACTAGATAGATCAGCTGCTGGAGCAAATGGTGTATATCTTGCTACAAGAACACGAGATGATGCTCTTAATTCACAAGTAAATAAAACACGAGAAGTAATTGCTAAAGGTCGTGCTCCAACTAATTCAAAATATAATAAAGGTCCAACAATGGATTTTACAACAGTTAGCTTATGTGATCCAATACAAATTAAACGTGATTTACTTAGCTCAACAATCGCAATTAATGAGAAATTACCATTTATATTAACACAAACACCAACAGGAAGAATGGTAACAAATACACGTATTAATGAATTTACAGAAAAAGTATTAGAAAAGAATCCATATATAAATAACGTAGTTCATCAATATAATAATTCTAAACGTTGATAAGTAGTCATATCACTATCAATATCAAATTGACGTAATAATTTTTTTTCTATAGATGATAAATTTGTTTTATCTTCTTTCAATAATTCATCAGTATTATTAATTAAATTATATTCAAAGAACATACCAGCTTTTTCTATAATTTTATAAAAATCTTTTTTATTATTTAATCCATATATGTTCATATCAGAATTCATAGAATGTTTTTCAAATTCTATAGGATTTCTTTGTTTATATTGACGTAAATATTTTTTTGTTTCTTCTAATTTATATTTTAGTGATAATTTATTACAACTTGTACATTTCCATTTAATATCACCTAATTCTACCTGAAATCTTTCTCCATGTGTTGCATCTGGTTTTAAATACCACACAAATGATGGTATTCTTGATACATCAATATTTTCTAATTCTATTGTTCTAGATTTTTTATTTAGATTTTTTCTAATTTCTTTATTTTTTCCATCAGTAATTAAATTTTCTATACGATTATCTAAACCAATCTTATTTAAATGTACTAAGGGAACATTATTTTTTTTATTATTATGTAATATATATACTACTTCATGTAAAAATAAAATTTTATTATCTTTTAATGTATATACATTACCATAATTATTGATATTCCAAGTACCATCATATGATTTTATTTTATTATATATTTTTTTATCAAGTACAATTGGAACTATTTCTTTTTTGTATGGTATTTTTATTACTGTATAATTTTTATTACGGAAAGACACATGTGATGTATCCAAATCTGAAAATTTACCCATATAATATAAGTTGATAAAATTTTATGACAAAATAACTTTTCCATACTGTAAATATAACCATAATTCTACTATACAATTATAAATAAATAACATTCCTAATATACTAAATATTACAATTAAATAATAACAATATAATATAAATAGAATAAATGTATAAACTATATATAAAAGACTCGATATATAATGAAACATATAATAACTAGATATAAAAAAAATTGATAAAAAAAACTATCTGATATATCATAGTCATATATAGAGAGTATCACAACGCTTAAAATGTCGTTCACTACTTCTCTCCCCGTTTTCAAGACCTTTGCCGATGCCTACAAGACCAACAATGTTGGTGCCCTTCATATGAAGGATGCCAACTTGTGCGATCTTATCGAGGCACTTGCTTCTTCTCTTTCAGACTTGTCAACTAGTGCAACCACTCTGCCTCCTCAGGTAGAATACAACAAGATTGTAGTTTCTGCTTTGGAAAAGATGCATTTCTTTGAGTTTGTTTCAAAGACTCTTACAGAACTGCATGGGTATGATCGTGAGGTTTTTGCATTCTGCACTGTTCGCTCTCGTCTTGGTGCAATTGTTCATCCTAGTCAGGAAGATTTCCAACAATACAAGGGATTTTACATGTTCAACAGTGTTCTGAATTCAACTGTTGCAGATGTGTTTCAAACTGAACTGATCCGAGGCATTCGTCTCTTTGTATCACAACTCATTTTCCGATTCTTCAAGACATACGATGTTACAGATTGTGATCCTCAACGGGCAACATTTCGCATGAAGAATCATTCTGTGACAAGTGTTCAATTCACAGAATTCCTCGAACTTCTTCTTGTAACATCGAATTATCTTTCTCAGTTCTCTCAGTCACTTGCTGAGTTTGCAACACCATTCAAGAATGCTGCAACAGTTGCCAAGAAGATGCGTGCTGATTTCAAGGTAACACAACAAAAGGAACGCACTGCAACTCTTACAAAGACATTCGCACAACCTCAACAAGAACAGCAATCACAGACACAAAAGCCTGTTCAATTTGTACCAGCACCAATTCCTAAGAAGAATGCTTGGAATGAATGCAAGCAACAACATGTTGAAGTTCCTCGTCAAACTGAAACACTTCCGGCCGAAGCATCTCAAGCTGCACCTCAAGCTCTCCAAACCAATCCCCTTGAACAAGGAAGTGATGTACAGGAGGATCAAGATGTGTCAGTTGATGATTTCATCAAGGTTGTAAAACGCCAACATGCACGACGCCAAGGTGACAACAAGCGCAGCAATGTGCGATTTCAACAAAAGTAAATTTTGTTACATTTATTTATATCTTTTCATATCTTTAATTTAAGTATAAAAATTAATTAATATATTATATTATAATGACAGGAGGATTATTAAGTATATTATCATATGGATCTACTGATTTATTTTTAACTGGGGCACCACAGATTACTTTTTTTAAAGTTGTATATAGACGCCATACAAATTTTTCAATAGAATCAATTGAAGTTGGTTTAAATACGAATGTTAATTTTAATGATGAATATGAAATAACAATTGACAGGACTGGTGATTTAATTGGTAAAACATATCTTAAAATAGCATTACCTGAAGTATATTTTAATAGAACAGAATTAGGTTTATCACTTACTGAAAATACATCACCTGATATAGAATTAAGTAATTATAATAAAGTTTACAATTTTATGTTATATAATATGAATGCTTATCGTGCGAGTTATAAAAATCAATTAGTAAAGAATATTAGTACTACTAAATTTTTAACTGATATAAGTAACAATTATATTGATCAAAACCAACATAAAGCATTAGATGAATATAATAATCTAATAGATACATACAAAAATACTAATTCATATATATATGCATTATTATATAATGCAAATATATATAATATATATCTTAAATATAAGAATACTCCAGATAATAGTGAAACGGTAACTGTATCATTTTTATTTAATTTAGTGGAATCTGCAAAAAATACTTCATTTAAATGTCAACAATATTTTTGGAATGTATATAATACAAAGTTAAATGAATATAACTTGAATATAAAAAATAATTTAAAATTTGCATGGAATCCAAATATAGGTCATAATATAATTGATCATATAGATGTAAGACTTGGTGGTGAACAAATAGATAGGCATTATGGTGATTATTATGAATCACGATATCAGATAAGAAAAAAAAATAATTTAGATAATGTTTATAACCAACTAATAGGAAACTTAGAGGAATTAACAACTTATAATGAAAATCCAAAACCACAATATTATATAACAGTACCTTTAGATTTTTGGTTTAATAAGAACATGGGTTCTGCATTTCCATTAGTTGCTTCACAATATTCAGATTTATCATTTAGAATTAATTTAAAAAATATTAATTTATGTGGATTAATTGAACAAGTTGCTGATCCATCTTATCAAAATACTGTATATTATACATTAGAAGATTTATGGAATGATAAAAATTATAAATTAGAAATAAGTTTATTAGTAGATTATATATTTTTAGATGGAATAGAAAGAAGAAAGTTCGCTCAATCGTCTCATGAATATTTAATTGAGAATATACAAACAGTTACAGAATTAATATCAAGTTATACATCACAAATTAACACATCAAGTTTAACAAATGATTCTATTATAAATAATAGTATACCATATAATGTAAAATTAAACTTAAAACATCCATGTAAACAAATAATATGGAATTTACAAAAAATAGCTTATATAAGTGATAATGGTGGTACAAAAAAAACAATATTTAATAATTATTCATTAGATCCATCAAAAGATATTGATTCGATAGTAGATTGTAATATATTATTAAATGGATATGAAAAATTTAAAAAAAAATTAGGCACTGCTAAATATTTAAATTTAGTACAGAGTTATCAACATAATACAAATATTCCATTATGTGGACTTTATACTTATTCTTTTGCAATATTTCCAGAAGAATTACAACCATCATCTTCATGTAATTTTAGTAGATTTTTAAGTCAAACATTACAATTAGATATTGATGAAAATATGTTTTATTATAAATTATCGGATATAGATCCAACTATTTTAGTAACGGATATTGATAATACTAATTATAATTATACAGATTTACAATTAAATTTATATGCAATAAGTTACAATGTAATTAGAATAAGTGGTGGATTTGCTGCTTTAGCATTTAGTTTTTCTTAAATAATATTTTTCGTTTGATAATAAATATATATAATAAAAAGATATTATATATATATTAATAATAATGACAGGTGGATTATTACAACTTGTTGCAATTGGTATTGATAGTATATTTTTAACATCAAATCCATCAGTAACTTTATTTAAAATTGTTTATAGAAGACATACTAATTTTTCACTAGTTAATAGGACAAAACAGTTATCTACAATTAATGATTTTGGCATTGATGGACAATATATTTTACAAAAAGAAGGTGATAGTATACATAAAATGTTTTTAAACTTTGATATATCTGATTTTGTATTAGAATATCCAAATCCAACATCACATAATATACAAGATACATTAATAAAATATAATGTTTCAGGTATTGATTTATCAGGAAATATAATAGATAATACACAATATATAAATAATATTTTACCGCAAATATTAGATAATGTAGAATATAATGTTAATGAGAACAATAATTATTATTACTATATTCAAAATAATAATGCTCTTTTAACTGGATACGATGGACATAAAAAAGAACTATTAGCAGAATTTAAATATTGTTTAGATAAATTAATAGATTCATATAATGCTGATATAGGTAGTAATGAAAATAATGATATAAATGATAGTGATTATGATTTTATTGAAATGATTGCATTTAAATTTAATAGAATAAGAGATATGATTAGTAATGTAACATACTATAGTGGAAATGATATTAATACAGTTGATAGTATAGGAGAAAATTATTATTATTTAGATAATGGTTACTTCAATGATTTATTTATAATAACTCCTAATTTAAGTAATATATATCAATATGCATATAACAGACATGATAATTCAGAAAATATTGTAAATACAATAAATAATTGGGTTAATGATTACCTTGATAAGTTTTTTAATAATATATTACAAGTTATAAATGTTAAAAATATTTTTTTAACATCAGATAATAATTTACAGAATATTAGATATTATATTTTAAAAATAATTGATTTACAAAATTATTTATATGATACGGTTATATATATTATAAATGGAAATAATCCAAATACATTATCTGAAACTGATTTAATATTAATAAAAAATCAAATTGCAATGTTTAACGATACTATAAATACAATAGATAATATTAATAATATTTTGATAAAAAATACATATATTAAAATACAATATAAAATATTATTTGATTATTTATATGCTAAATTAGATAAGTTATACAATACAATTTTTCCTATGTTTTTTAATACTGATAATACACCAATATATAATAATATAACATCAGAATTAATAAGTATAGCCGAAGATTATAATCAAGACGCAATTAATGAATTGACTTATTCAATGAACTCTATTTATGAAGTATTAACTGTAAGTGTATCATTATTATGTTCATCATATAATATGGTACAGAAATTTTTTTTTACAATATCATCAAAATATGATATTTCATCTTCCACACCACCATATATAATTTTAACTAACATGTTATTTACATATCATGAAGATTTATTAAATGTATCATCAAATAATGAACGAATTTATACTGTAAATGAAATAAATGACATTATGTATAATGAATATTTATCAGAATTAACATATAGTGTTCTAGGATTAAAAATTTATGATAGTAGTTATAATATGATTTTATATGATTCAAGTGGTACAGGTTTAGAGTTTACTATTAGTGATCCCTCTGGTATAGTAATGAGTTATTCTAGTTTATTTGAGAAAATTAATATGATGTATTTATCATTTATTTTAATGTATATTATCGAAGCAAGTATACCTAATAATAAAAATATGGTTGATATATCAAATAATTCTATGGGGAATGTATATAGTCAATCACAATATTATGGATATAAATTAATAGATTATTTTAATGCAATAATAGAATCAAATGATAACCCATTAGTTCCAATATTAAATTTTTCAAATGTAGAAACAGAAACAATTGATTATAAAAAATTAGATACCTACATTACCTTAAATAAATTTTTAACAGATAAAAATATTTTATATAATGAAGATGTTTTTAATGATACATTTATTTATTCTTTAACACAAACACTTAAACAAAATATGTTTGCAAATATACATATATTATATAACTCTATTCTTGATAATATATTAAGTTCAGCTAGACATAATATAACACAAACAACTAGAATAGATCCAACAACAGGTATTGATTATATTTATAAAAATACAAATACAACTGAACTAATAACTGATAATACAGATTACTATAAATTTTCATATTTTAAAACATTTACAAATACGATATCAAATACAAATAAGTTTACACCATTATTTGGTTCAAATATAATAGGTTTAAGTGATAATGTAACAAATATATTTACACCATATCAACAAAATCAAAATATATATTCGGTATATTTCGCAAATGATATATTAAATAATTATAATACATTTAATTTTAATGTATCTAAATATTTTGAGAATACATATTTTACTGATTATTTTAATGATATGACAGTATGGCAAAAATTAATTCTAGGATCGTCACAATCAAGAGGTATATTGCAAAATTTAACATTTGATAGAGATAGTGGTGATATAGTTAATATGTCTTATTATTTTAATGATGTGAGTGGAGTTATAGCAAGAGTAAATGATATAACTGATCCAAATTATATTGATCCCGGACATAATATTTATGATAAATTTATATTGACCCAAGACAATTTAGTGGTAAATAATATGATCATTTTAAATTATATGCCATTACATCTTATAAAAGATTTCGCTGATGAGATATATACTATATTAACATATGAAATTAATAATGATAAAAATACACAAAGTGATAAATATTTTTATAATTTAAGTGAATATATGTATTTATTTGATTTTAGAGATTTGAATGATTATTTAATAAATGATACCTATGGTTCAAGTGTAAATTTTCCAATTTCATCTACCGAAATATATAAATATATTAGAGATAATTTAATTTTTAAATATGATATGTATAAAACAGTTATATTAAATTCTTTATTAAAAATAAATAAGAATTCTGATGCCGTTTATGGTTTACCTGAAAAAAACTTTGAGGATCAAGTGTTTAATGGTAATGTATTTCAATTAGCAGATAGTCAATATTTATATCAATTTGCAAATACATATTTATCAGATGTAGATGTTGCAATTATATCACTAATGCGTCCAGAAAACTTAATAAATATTACAAAAGGTTTTGAGAATGATGTTTCAGTATCTAGTCCAGAATATGATGCATGCGGAAATGTAAAATTAACATATAAGACTAATACAGAATTATATGCACCGATATTAAGAGGTATTGTAGAGAGATATAGAATTAAATTTCTTAAAATAGTAGATGATAATTTTGATGCAAGTGGAAATCCTACAAATATTTCAGGTTCACCAATTGGAGAAAATGGGTTATTACATTTGAAGAATTTTATTAATGGTGTATTAAATAATTATATTAAATTTGATGACATTAATAATATTGATATAGACAATTATTCATATACATCATATAAATCAAATGGTTATTCATATAATTATATTGATTTTACAACTATTGATACAACATTAGATCAAAAAAATAATATAACAATTGGTAATACAAATAATATTAAAATTTATAAACAACAACAATATGACTTTATTCAAGCACCATCATCTATATATTCTTATTTAAATAAATTAATGATACGTGATTATAATAATCTATATAATACTACTTTATTATCGGATACTTATTATGAAAATAGTTTAGGTCAGAATATGAAAAAAATGTATTATTTTATTAAATCACAATTTTTATATTCATCTGGTAATAATTTACCATTTTATCAACAAAAACAAGTACCATATTATTTTAGTTATCGATTTAATACAAATAATATTAATGAATCACAGATAATAAATATATATGATCAAATAAATTTAACATCAATAACTGATCCAAGTATTAATCCAGATAGTGATATTATTAAAATTATAACTAATAATAAAGATAATAATTTTTCAACCTATCCTGTGTATATAAATGGATATGGTTTTGATTATTATTCATTTGGTGATGAAATAAAAATGTTTAAAAATAATACACAATATGAAATAGATGTTATACAACGTGTATTATATCATACAATATATGATCCACAGTTTACAAATATGACTGTACTGGATTATGAATATTTTTTTATTATGTCTTTCTTAGGATATGATATTAGATGCTCAAAAACTTATGACAAAATACAAACAACAAACGACTTTGTGTATAATGTACCACAAAATATACAATATTATTCAAACTTATTACGTTTAAGAAATAAGTATATAAGTAAAGATGATGCTAAAAAATATACTCTTTCAGAAATTATAGATATATTTAATGATTATAATCAAGATGTATCTGGTTATAAGTATTATAGTGATGCTGAAATAACAATAGCTGAAAGAGTCAAACAAAAAATATTAAGTAAATATAAGTTAATATATGATGTTATTGATGGTATATCAACTACAGATTTAACTAAAATGAGTATTACCCAATTTTTACATAGTTTTGGTGGAACGAGTAAAGTTCCATTTGATCTTAAAGAAACAATTAATGGTATGCGTGAAATTAGTTATAATCCATATACTGATATAGTTAATGATAATCCATTATTAACAACTGATTTCTATATATTTAATGATAGTTATGATTTGCAAAATAGTGCTCCATATGAATCATTTTTTAACGAAGCATTAATAATATATGATTCAATAAAGGAAAAAATAATTGATTCTTTATATAATGATCCAAATCAAGTTAATATATTTAATAATTATCAAAACAAAACAGATGTTATTTTATTTATATTCGTATACTTTATTAAATTATCAGAATTATCTTTTTATTATGATACATTAACACCACTGATAACTGAATATAATAACAATATAGATTTATTACTTACCACAAATAAATTAAATTATTATAACAATATAATTAAATTAACACAACAAATTAATCCAATAACAAATAATCAAATAATTAAATTTAAAAAAAACTTACCATATATAGAGAATTTATATAATACACCACAATTTTATTCATATACTGATATAATATACCACGGATCTGAATTAGATATTTTGCTACGAAATATTGTTAATAAAACACCAGTTAAATATTGTTGGGTCTCAGAATTAGGACATTATTTATTAGAAAATATATCATTTTATTTAGATGAGTTATTAATAGATGATACAAATTCAAATTTACGTAGTTTATTAAATAAATTAAAAAATGATTTTGAACATTCTAGAGGTTATAATATGATGATAGGTAATATACCTGAATTAATAAATTATGATACAAATAATAAAGGTAATTTTAAATTATCAATACCTATTGAATTTTATTTTAATAAGGATGCATCTTTATCAATCCCTATGATTAATCTATTATATACAAAAGGTATTATAAAATTCAAATTAAGAAATATAGAAGATTTATTAATTTATGATCAAAATGCTATATTAAAAAAGAAACCTAAAATAAAAACATCTATGAATATACAATACATTTATTTAGAAGAAGAAGAACGTAAACGTGTATCTAGTTCAAAATTAGAATTTTTAATAGAAAGATTTAGATATGGGGGAATATATAATTATAATTATTCACATATAATTGATAGGAAATTAAGAACACAATTAAAAATGGCAGATCCAACTAAATATATTTTATGGCGATTTAAAGTATTATATCCAACTAAAATACAAAATAATTATAAATGGAATAGTAATGGATATAATACTTTTATACCAGAAAAAAATAAAGTAACTATATATGAAAATATAAAAACAATAGATAATATTAAAGTATATTTTAATGGATTAACTAGAGAACAAGGTACTGCTCAATTATTTAATTTAATAAATCCATATGGTAGATTAATGGGTAGTTTAGATAATGATGAATATATTTATATTTTTGCATTATATCCATTGTTATATCAACCATCTGGTACTGCAAATTTATCTAATATTGAAGATATAATAGTAGAATTTGAATTAAATAGTAATTTTATACAATCTATTATTGATAATGGTTTAACAATGCAAATCGAATATTGGAGTTGTACTTATAATGTATTGCGATTTATTAGTGGTATGTGCGCACCTTTATTTTATATATAGATTAATTTTATATATAGATTATTTATCAAACATTATACCACCTAATCCATTTGATATTCTAAGTATATTCATAACTTCAGCATATGATCGAAATAATCCGATATTATTTGTTGATATTATTGGATGAGTATTTATTTTAATTTCTATTTTTTCTACTTTACTCATATTATATGCTCCAGAATGTTGTATTGAATTAGGATCTAAAGAAAAGAAATATGCATTAACTCCAGAAGCTGGTGTATTAACACATTTTTCATATATTTGATTTAATCTAAAATATTTTGAATCTCTATAAGATAATCTTTCTTTACTATTACATATTAATGTTTCATAATATATTAAACTATCATCAAAATCATACATAGGATCACCTACATTTATATTTGAACCAATTGTATCATAACTTCTTTTATGTCTATAAGTTGGTGTATAATTATAATAATCTTTTGCATTATATAAATATTGTTGTTGTGCAACCCATATAATATATTTACATGGATTTTCTATATCTATTAATATTGATTCTGTGGGTCCAACTAAATTATTATATTGGTTATAATACAATTGTTCTATAATATAATCATGTTTCGATTGCACAAATCTTAACCTTTCATCGTCATCTAAAAATATATAATTTATTAATAGAAATGTATCACCTAAATTTAATGAAGATATTTTATTATATTTATGAGTAGCAGGATTTATAATAATTGAATTTGGATTTTGTATAGCAGGTGATGCAGTAGAATTTGATGTTTTTCCATAAATTGTATATTTTAATTTATTTACTATATTTGATGGTATTGGTAATAAATTATTATTTGTTAATAATGTATAAAATAATTTTTTAGAATATGGATCAAAATATGTAAAAAAACCAGCACTAATAACTCCATCAACATTTTGTTCAATATATTCATATTGATTAAAAGTAACTATACTATCAGAACATATTATATAATGTGTAGGTGTAACTAATAATATGTCATTCCAATCTTTCAATGATAAATTTATTTTAACATCGCAATATTCTAAACTTACTAGAGGTAATGCATTTGCACTATTTCTACAAAACCAAAATTGTAATGGAATATAAATTCTATATGAGTCTTTACCATTTGAAAACTCGGTGAGTTCTGGTACATCTCCTATCATTTTTTTAAAAGCACTATCTGTAGCATGTGGATTAAACATTTGATTCCATAATAACATCCATTCCCCATAATGTTTACATATCTGACGTCCATTTATTTCAATGCTAATTGTATCAATAAGAGAATAACCTGGATATCTAGTCCAAGCTACTTTTGTAATATTATCATTTTTAAAAGCATTAATTTGAGGAAGATTAATAACAAGATATGATTTTTCCATTAAATCCCCATTTTTAGATATATTTGCGGATACCTGTGTATTAAAATTAGGTTTTTCAACAAAATTTTGTCTAATTTCCTCTCTAGAAAAATTAGTATGTCTTTTATATACTACTTTAAAATAAGTTATTTGAGGATCACTGGTTAAAAATATATCTTCAATACCATAAGCTACTAATTGTAAAATACTTCCAGTCATAATATTTAATAAGAAACTTAATTTTAAATTTATTTCTACTTAATTTTTTATTTTATATTAAATCATATTTAATTTAATATAATAAATTTAAAGCATTCTTACTCCTTGTGTGTTAATTCCTGAAGCAAGTGAAATTAAAGGAGTAAAAACACCTTTAAGGAGTGTATCCATAAGACCTACAGTATCAGCTGTAGTACGATTGATACATGATTGAAGTGTTGATACTTGTGATGTTAAATTAGAATATGTTGATTTGCTAAGATCATGGATATCGCTGAGTTTTACATTTCTGACAGCTGTATTAAGTTTGAGGAAGGCATATAAGTCTTTAAGATAAGCATCTATCTTAGCATTATTTTTCTTGAGTTGGCTTATAGCAGCTTCAACGCGTTTTTTGTCGGCATCATCGAGATCTTTACCAGCAGCTGCTAATTCATTAAGAATATTTCTATAGAGTTGTTCAAAGTGTTGAACAGTTGAATCACAACCATTGGCACCACCTGTCATATTACCACCACGTTGCATACCAAGGAGACCGAGCCAAGGCATTTGTAAACCAAGATTTACATTGTTTAATCCAAGAGGCATAGATAATGAAGACATAAAGTTTTGAGGAAGTAAGTTAAGTTGTTGAGTAAGATAGTTAACTTGTGTAGAAAGAGCATCAACACGTGTTATCTTTGGTTCAATAAAATAGTTAAGTTTGCTACCAGTCTTTGATGGTAAATCAGATAAAACTGATATAGATTTACTTAATAAAGCGGGGTTGCTGCGGACGATTGACATAATAGTTTTAATGTAATCAAGAAGTTTTTCATTGCTAAAGATAGCTTTTGTTGTTTTAGCTGCTTTATCAGCACCCATTTTAACAGCAAGACGACCTTCGAGATTTGAGAACCAGAGAACATAGGGTTCAATAGCACCATGTTTATCTATTTGAATACCGAATGTTTCAATAAGTCTAATTAATTGTCTAGGGTGTATTTTTTTAATTTCAGTATTAGCAACATCAAACATATCTTTATGTTCATATAATTTAAGACATTTGGATAATTTTGATGAATCACCTGATAAAAGACATTCAAAGATTAAACCTCCAGAGCAATCTTTAACACCTGTTCCAGCACAATTTGATGTAACGGCGGCTTCATATGATTTAGCATCAACGGCTCTACCATTGGAATCAACTAATTCACCATTAGCATTATATGAGTATAAATTTCCAGTAACCATATCATAAACATCATTTGATGCTGCTTGTGCAGATTGTGATGATACGCTAACTTTTTGTGCATACATAAGACCACGAAGGAATTTGCCAGCATTTAAACCATTAGCACCAGTTTCCCAACCATCTAAGGGTAAATTACCTCCAAATTGAATATCTGTTCTTATGGCAGCATTTCTTATTGTAGAATCATATACAAGTTTTAAGTAATCTACGTCTAAGGGTTCATTTTTTTCATTAACTGCATTTGTTGGTAAATATGGTAATGTATGTGAAAAAAGTATTTGAGAATCTGGTTTTTTAAAATCAACTTTCTTTAAATTAAATTTAGTTGGCATAGCAATTAATGTTGGGTCAAGTGAAGTTTGTGTTTTATCATCAGAAACTAAATTTAGAAATTCAGAATAAAATGCACGAGCATCATCTGAAATATTTTTCCAATTTTTATATACTCCTTGAAGTTGAACATTTAGATTATCAATTCTTTGAACAAAAGCACCACCAGGGACATCTATAAGTCTATGTGCGTTAGCAACATCTACAACAAAAAGTATAAACTCATCAGAAATAACATTATCGGGTAAATCAGCTCTAGATTTACCAGTATGAGCTCCAACAGCTGTTACTGTACCATTATAGTTGTTTGCTTTCATGAGTTGATAAATAGGATGGTTTACAATAGTATCAGCAGTATCTCTTGTATTAGGTCCTACTGAATAGGTACCATCGTAATTGAGTGCAACAAATAATCTACCACGTGTATTACCACCAAAAAAAGGGTCAAGTTCTTCGTAAGTTGTTTTGCTAGTTGACATGATCTATATATATTTTATAAGAAAAAAAAATAAAAAAAATTTATATCATAAAAATAATAAAATTTTATATATATATTATATAATGTTTCAAATAAAGCACGTTTTAATTGTTGTCGGAATTATTGTAATTTTATATTTTATATATAAATATAACAAAAAATCATCTAAACATATAGAACAATTAGATAATGTCACAACATCACAATCTCAACAACCTATTTTTGGAGTATATTATACAGAATGGTGTCATTATTCTCAAGATTTCTTAAAACAACTATCATCTGGATTATCCGATGCTATACAAAAAACTGGTGTACAAGTACAACTAGTTGATTGTGATAAGGATTCTGCCACTTGTTCTAAATATAATGTTCAAGGTTTTCCAACATTATTATTACATACTTCTAATGGCACTATTCATTATGATGGACAAAGAGATGAACAATCAATTATAAATTTTATTAAGAGTAATTTATAAATAAATTAATTATAAATAATTATCATAATATTTTTCACCTATTTCTATTAATTTGTCTTTCATTTCTAAATGTTTTAATAAATTATCACTAATATCTTTTGATCCATAAACAGCCCCATATAATCCACCAGCAATTGCTCCAACAGTATCACTATCACCACCATGTAACATTCCATAATATACTAATTTTTCCCATATTCCATTACAATCTAATAATGAATTATATGCCATTATAACAGCTGTTTGACCATTTCCGCCACCCATTGTTGTAAATGGTGTTGACATTATTTCATTTAAATCATATATTATTTTAAATCTACTCAATAAATTAATAGATGTTTTTAAATTTAGGGGTTTTTTAGTTTTTTCATCAAAAAATAAACTAATATATTCTTTCCATACTTTGATACAATTTCTATAATCAAAGTAAATATTATCATTATCAATATCTATATATTTTTTAACTTCTTTTGATTGATATAGTTCTATTAACATAAATGGCCAATCAGTAATATCTACTTTATTTAATGCTAATTTAACAAAATATGCAGTTGCTAAACCACCAAGAAATCCAATAGGCGAATTATGTGTAATTTTACTTGTAATTATAGATACATTTATTAATTTATCTAAATCTTCGTCTTTATGAAAACGTATACCTATAGATAATGTTCTCATTGAACATCCATTACCTCCAGATTTACTATTATATGGTTCTGATCTTTCATCTATCTTATCTGTAAATTTTTCTATAGATTTTATAGTAGTTGAACCATACCCTCTTTCTATATTTGATTTTATTTCTTTTGTTATAAAATTTTGTAATTGTTTCTTTAATTTGTTAATATTATCATCATTAATAGTTTCTTTTATTTTAAGATCTAATACAAATTTTGCAATTTCATAATTTAATAAGGTATCATCTGATATATGCCAACCAGATAAATCTATATTTGTTATACCACCTAATGCGATAAACTCTGATATAATTTCTATTGTAACACGTATATCAGACATATTATAATCATTATAGTTAAATTCCCATATTGCATTTTTAAAACCAATAGTATCACCTAATGCATGTAATAAAAATATAGATTTACATATATCTCTAGTATTTGTCATATAATAATATAATCGATAAAAATAATTAAAAATATATGTACGTTTATTTATACTTAAAAATATAGTAATATAAATTATATTATGAATTCTGATAATAGTGATTTGTTTGAACAAATGGAGGGTAAAAAAATACAACAAGATAAACAAGATAAACAACTATTAAAAGTAGAGAAATATGGTTTTGATTATTATAAAGTTTTAGGCATTGATGATAAAGATACTGATATTGATACAATTAAAAAGAAATATAGAAAGTTATTAGCAAAATATCATCCAGATAAATATAAAGATTCTTCTGATAAAGAAAAAGCAATGAAAAATAAACAATATCAATTAGTTCAAATGGCAGGTAAAGTACTAACTGATCCTGATGCCAAAAAGATGTATGATTTAGAACAAAAAACTATTAAAAGTAAAAATTTTCAATCACAAAAAAATTCTTTTGAAGATTTTATAAAATTACAAGAATCCGGAATAACAGAAGAAAGTAAAAAAAAAGCAACATTAGAATATAAATTAGAGGCTGAAAAACTCAATAAGGCACGTGGTTTCGATCCATCAAAACAAGATGATAAACTCAATAAAGAAGATTTAAAACGTGAAATGGATGATCTTAGAACACGTAGAGATGTAGATATGATTGAATTAAAACAAAAAAATATGTTTGAAGGAAGAAGCTTTAATCCATCTGAATTTAATAAGATATTTGAAAAAGATAAGAAGAAACGAGAAAAAGTAGAAAAAACTAAACGTGAAAAAGGAGAATTAATAAGATTTGGAGAAGAATTTACAGCATTTAATGATAATGGATTAGATAATTTTATTTCAATTGAATCAGATTATTCAAATCCATTTGGATCAGATCAATTTAAAGAAAATACACTTTATGGTAAACTTGAAAATGAAGATTTTAATTTATCTGATATAAGTTCAGGTGAAGAAGAAATAGGTGATATGTATAATTTACACAATGCCAATAGAGATGAAAGTTCAACAAATCGAAGATTAGATGACTTATTAAAAGAAAGAGAATCTCTTAATACATCTCTTAAGAATATTCAAACAGCTGGATTTAAAGATGTAATGGAAGATCAATTTGGTATTTCACGTAATTTTGGTAAAATAATTGGTAAAGATATAACACAAAAAAATAATAAACAACGTCTAGATTCTGATATGGTTAAAATCTATAATAAAATGATTACTCATGATTCTGACTCTGATTCGGATTAAATTCTTTTTTCATAAAATTATAAGCATCTTTAAATATTTTTTTCTTTTCTTTTGTATTTATAACCATATTTGTTATATTTTGTTTATATGATGGTATATTATAAACAATGTTTTTATATATATCTATTGTATAATCTTTTGTGAGAAAATCTCTAACAATATCAAGTATACATGTGATATAATCTTTAATATTATTTACTTCACACATATCTTTATAATCTGTATATAAATTTATACCTATAATATTATTAAAACCAGTTAGATTATTCAAGTTATTTAAATCGATTAAATAATTAATTGGAAAATTATCAATAATACCCCCATCAATATATAATTTATTATTATATTTAACTGGTGGAAATAATAATGGTATAGCTGTTGACATTTGTATTGCTGTAATTAATGGTAATTCAGGATAATTTTCATAAGAAATGTATATTGCTTTTTTATCATTAATACATATAGTACATAGTACTATTTTTTTTTTCGTTAATTTATAAAAATCTAATAAAGTAATATTACTATCAATATTTTTTTTCTTTAGTAAATTATTAAATATTATTTTATAATTTTTACTATCATCAAATGAATACATTGTAAATATATTATCAAATTTAATATCTACTGTTTTTTTAAAATCAAATATTTTACTAAACTTATATATCTCATCAATATTATAACCAATTATTAATAATATTGATATATATGCACCAATAGATGTTCCAACATATAAATTAATATTTTTTAATATTTCAAGCTCTTCTAAATATTTTAAAGCTCCTAATATTTGTATTCCTTTTAATCCACCACCACTTAATATTAATGTATCTTTTTTATTAGTATTACTATATAGTATTGTATTTATTTCATCTTCTATATTTTTAGTAATATTTTTATTCTTTATCATTAAAATAAAATAATACAAAATAATTTAAAAATAAACTTATATACATTTATTTGTTTTACTATCACAATTACCAGATAAACAATCATTATTATTTTTACAAGTGGTTTTGATTACATACTTACATGTTCCAGATGGTGAAGTGTTTTTACCAGAACATGCGAGTGTTCCACCACCACAAGTATTATTATTGTAATATAATGAACGACAACTTTGATTTAATAAAGTAGGATTTTTACATTTCTTTGTTGTATTATCACAATAACCAGATAAACAATCATCATTATTTTTACAAACTTTATCGGTAACATACTTACACTTCAAATCGGCAGTTGCGCAACTTAATCCTGCTGCACCAGTGCAAGAACCAACACCAGAACACCATGCATTTAGTATGTTACCTACATTTTCATGATTATTTAAAAATAATACATAAATACCAATTAATAGTACGATAACAATGACAATCTTATATATATACTTCATTTTATATATAATATGTATATATATTATTTTTATTATATATGTATATATATTATGGAAAATAAATTATTTTCTCAAATGAACATCGAAACATTAATGCCTTCAAATAATCATAATTATAATAGAAATAAAGGTAAAATTGATATAAATATGATTTCAGATGGAGCAAAAATAAATATAGAACCAGATAGAGATTTTGATGCAAACAAATTATTGGATAATATATATGAACGTAGAAGAAAAAAAAGAAATTGGTTAGTAGATATGTATAATAAATGTTGTGGTAAGATTAAAGATGCAGATGATTCTGGATTAACTGATATTATTTTTACTTTACCAGATCTTATATTAGAACATTCATCTTATAAACAATATGAAGCAATTGAATATATTTCTAAAAATTTAAGAGAACAAAAATTAGATACTTATATTATTGATGATAAAAATATATTTATAACATGGAAGTTTTATGAATTGCATCTAGATACAAGTTCATAAAACTCGCCCATGTGAAATTTTATGAATTACATATGGATACACGATTATAAAACTCGCCTTGTGAAATTTTATGAATTACATATGGATACAAGTTCATAAAACTCGCCCATGTGAAATTTTATGAATTACATATGGATACACGATTATAAAACTCGCCCATGTGAAATTTTATGAATTACATATAGTCACGAGATATATTTACTATTTATTATTTCTTAATAATAGATCTAACATAATAATAATAAAAATACCAAATAATATTAATATAAATATTTCTTTTGTATTCATACCATTATTTTTTATATTTTCGAACATTGATTCATCTTTATCCAGACAAGAATTTTTATAATCAATACTATTTATATCATATCCAGTATTAATAAATTTTATTAATTTTTGTTTACAATTAGTACATTTTTTAATGTGATTAAATATATTATCATCATCTTTTGAACATGCATCATAGTCTATAGATTCTACTATTTTATTAAATTTAACATTTTTATTATTATGTAAATAAGAATCTATTGAATTTGAATCAATAAATACAGAATCATTTGAATTATTCGAATAACTTGAAAATTTTGAATCTAAATCAGATAAATCTACTGATATATCATATTTTGATTTATTACTTATTCTATTATTATTACTTATTCTATTATTACTTATTCTATTATTATCATATGATTCAAAATCTGTATTGAAAACACTATCATTATTATTACTATTTATAGATATATTATCTGTATTATTTATACCTTTATTAAAATTTTTATTCATTGGTAAATAACTAAAATTCTGTGAATTAATAACTGCATCAATTCCATTATGCCAATTATTTTCTGTTTTATTAAAATCTTCAGTTACCTTTTTACACAATGATGTCTTTTTATTATTTATTTCTCTAGCTAATTTATCTAGTTTATCAGTTTCATCATAATTAGAATTAGAATTAATATTATAATATTCAGTCATATATAAAATATTATATATTTTAATGCGATAAAATTAATGCGTATTTAAGCATATAATACTTTCTAAATATTAATTTATATAATGACTGAATATAATAGAAATATGACTGAAGAAACAAATATGATGGTTGATTATCTAGCAAATTCAGAAAAATTACATCCAGAAGGTGAAAGATGGAATTATGATAAAAATAATAAAACAGGTAATTTTAATGTTGATGATGAAGTTGATGAAAATTTTAATGGTTATATTACACATAATAATATACCAATAAATAATACTGAAAAACAACAAGATAATGAATATAAAGATGCAAACAATACTTATACTCAAAATAATAATGATAATAGAACTGATAATCCTCAGTCATCTACTAATAAATTTATTGATAATGAATATGAAAACTTATCAGCATTAGAAAAAAGATTACGTCGCCTTGATATTATGAGAGCACTTGGAGAATTAAGAGATCTTGGATGTAAAGTTACAAATTATAACATTGATGATGATTATTATATGATGAAATATGAATTAGATTTACATCGTAGTATAAGAGCAAAGAGAAATTGGTTAGGTTTATATTCACATATGTTAATTGGTGCTGTAAAAGGAGTTGAGTTAATGAATAATAATTTAAATCCTTTTGATTTTTCATTAAAAGGTCTAAGTGATGAAGTTACTGCTGATAAAAATACATATTATGAAATATTAAGTGAAATATATGAATTTCATAACGTTCCTGGTAAAAAAATGAATCCTTGGTTTAGATTAATGGTATCTCTTATTGGTGTCGTTGTTGTTGTTGGTGGTAAAAATAATGCACACAAGTTTATACCAAATAGATCTCAAAAAGTAGAAGATGATGAAGACTTTATTGAAAAATTACGTGCAAAAGCAGCAAAAGATTCACAATCACAAGCATCAAATAGAAATAATCAACCACAGCAACAACAGCAACAACCACAGCAAAAAAATGATTTAGACGAATATATGAATAAACAACACACTAATGCAACACAACGTGCAAAAGATTTAGAAGAATTAAAAAGACAAGAATTACAATATCAAGAATATCAAAAAATGATGGCAGAACAACGAAATAAATTTAATATGATTAAAAATAATTTAGCATTAACAGCTAGTCCATCTGCACGATCACAATCATCAAGATCACCTAATAAAGCTTTGACTGAAAAATCATCAAAGGATACTATGTCAGAGATGTCAAGTTCAACAAGAAAGACAACTGATACGTCACAAAGTGGTGTTTCTCAAATATCTATAAATAACAATTTAGCTAAAAAATTAAATAATCAATTAAAAGCAAAGAAAAAAAGCGAAATATCAATAGATCAAATATCATTTGGTAGAAACTAAAAATCTGCCTGAATTCTTGATATTCATTTCTAAAGAAAATGATTAATAAAAATTGACGCAGCATTTTTGATTTATTCATAAAGCAAAAATCTGCCTGAATTTTTATTCTTCATCTCATTAATGAGATGAAGAATAAAAATTGACAATTTAATACTTAATACACTTAGGGAAATAATAATATTATTATTCAATGTCATCAACTAAACTCGAGAAACGTCGTGGACGTCCACCTAAGAATATGGTAGTAACACAGCCAATACGTACAAAACCAACTAAAAAAGAACCAGAAGAGGAACAACTAGTATTATATTTACCAAATTTCGATGATGAACCATCTGAAAAAAAATCAATGTGTTTAACAAAAGATAATACAGATGATACAGAGAATAAATTTATATCAAGTGAATCTGATTCTGATCATGTTAAATTTAAACATTTAACTGATAAACATGATTCTGAAAGTAATGATTCAAATGATAAAAAGAACTATAATATTAATATTGAAAAATTATTAGATGAATTACATAAAAGAGATGTTATAATTAATACATTAAGAACAAAGATAAAAGATAAAAATATTTTTAATGATAATACAATTACTCTCACAAAAGAAAATAAGAAACATCTTATTAATCTTGGGTTAATAAATATAAATGGTAATAAAATAAATATCTGTGAAAAAACAAATATATCATGTTGGTGGTGTACATATTCTTTTGATACTCAACCACTATTTATTCCAGATCATTATAAAAATAATATATATCATGTTTTTGGTAATTTTTGTAGTTTTGCATGTATGTTAGCATATAATGAAAATATGGATGATTATCGAAAATCAGTACGAACATCGTTAATTAAACAATTATATTGTGAAATATTTAATTGTGATTATATGAATATTAAATCTGCTCCACCAAGAGAAATACTTGAAAAATTCGGTGGACCTATGAATATATCTAAATATAGAGATTCTAATGTTATAGGAACAAAAATAATAAAATTAACAATGCCTCCTGTATTACCATTGATAGTTGATTATGAAGAAGTTGTTATAAATAAAAATTAATCCTTGCTTTTTTCATTTATTATATTTTTTTTGCTTTTTATTTTTTTACTTTCAAGTGATTCTTCTGGTATTTTTTCTAATTTTTCTCTATAATATTCTGGCACTTCACCATTAAAAATATGATGAAATCCTTGTAAATAGGCATCACATAAATCATCACCTTTATTATTATTATTTTCAATAGCAGTTTCTAATAATTTTAATTCATCCTTTTCTAATAAATTACGTACATATATTATTGATAATCCTTTTTCTATATTATAATAATCTCTATCACTTTTAGCGGTTTTAAGTGCTTTATCTGTTGTTTTTTTAGCAACTTTTAATTTATTCAATGGAGATGCAAATTTAACAAATTTTATTTTATCTTCTTGTTTATCTATTATTCCACGAACAACAAAATATGTATATAGTGCAGATGCAATCGTTTTTATTGATGGATTTATAAGTGATGGTTGGTTTTCAATCCATACACCTTCTATACCATCAACAAAATCTTTATTTTCATCTAGTTTTTTAACTAATTCACTAACTAATTCTTGTATTGGTTGTTGTGAACAATTTTGTCCAGTTATTTTTTTGGGTTTAAATTGAGTTAACACTTTCTTTGATAAATTTTCATGTTTATCACACCAAGCCCATTCTGGTTTCATTAAAATACTTATGCTAGATTCAACACCACATTTTACACATTTAAAATCAGTAGTTTTAATAGGTTCTATTTTACATTTAGTACAATGTGCTTTACATACACAAAGTTCTGTCATTTTTTCATCAATTATTTTATTACGTGCTATTTTACCACATTGTTTTTTTGTTCTTAGCATTACTTCACATGTTTCTCTTTTATCAATTAAATTTATAATACCAGTTTTTAATAATTTACATTTATTATCATCTTGTTTCTCTAGCAACGCATATGCCATGTTCTTGACACCAACATCCCATGATATATATCTCATAAGTATAATATATTTATATATGTATAATTATAGTTAAATAAAAAACTATTAATAATTTGTAATAAAAAATTGATTCAAACATTTAGTTATCATTACTTTTTTATTTATTATATATAACTTAATAATAAATAATAAATAAAAAATTGATAATTATATATTTAAGTTATATATGTCAATAATATTAATTATATATGACAAATATTACTGATGCTGATATATTAAAGAATAAAATATTAGATGCCCTTATAATAAAATTATTACCAGATGATGTATCTATTTCAACAATGACAGTATGTTGTGAATTAGATATACAGTTTAATGTTGATAGTATAGCTAAATATATTGATCTTAAAAAAGATAGTATTATAGATATATCTTATGGTAAAGAAGGAGATCCAAAAACAAATAGATCTTTATATCCTAAGAAAAAGAAAAAAAAGAAGGTTGTTATTAAAAAAAAACAGAAACGTGAATTTCATAATCAAATATCTTTGAATGTAATGATAGCATCGAAAGAAGAAAAAGCAGTAAATATTAAATTATTTACTAATGGATCAATACAAATGACTGGTTGTAAATCAGTTACAAATGTTATTGATGTATTAGATAAAATATTTTATGAACTTCGTGTAGTTAAAGCTATTATTGATTTGAAAACAAAAACTATGATGGAAAAACCTTTTGTAAATGATTATTCCAAGTTATATTTAAAATATGTTGATAACATTAAGATTGGTATGATTAATAGTAATTTTTCATATCCTGGTAAAATTGATAGATTAAAGCTTTTTAATATTTTAAATTCTGATAATAAAGATTGTCGTTATGATCCATCAAATCATGCACCTGTAAATATTAAATATAATTGTAAAGGAAAATCTATATCTATATTTGTATTTGAAAAAGGATCTATATTAATAACTGGTGCTAAAAATTGTAAACATATTCTTGAAGGATATGAATTTATCAATAAATATCTTTTGGAAAATCATACTAAAATCGTAAAATCAATTATTGATATTACAAATATTAATACATTGTTAGATAATAATAATTTTGGTAAATATATTAATAATAAATATAATAAAAAACCTCTTACAATTACAGAACGTATCAATAGTCCAATTATTGGTGATAAAAAAAATATACTAGATAATGATAGTGATTTAGATGAGTATTTAGTTGAGTCTGATTTAGATTCTAATTTGGATTTTAATATTGATAATAATGATCTAGATAGTGATGCTGAAATTGATCGTGCAATCCAATTATTAATGAAATAATATTTTTTTACATATATAAAATATATCTACGAACATAAAATGTCTATACACTAATACAGCTGATATAATGCGGTAGAAACTGTTTATTTTGTTAATAATTTATATTATGGTATGTATGAAATGCGAGGAAGAAAACACTATATTAATTAAAACAAAGGGGTATGGATATGGTTATATTGGTGAAGGTGTTGGAATGTGTAGAAGACATCCATTGCCAAAACCAAAAAGTTTGGGACCACAAATGTATACTGGTTTTGATAACAGTATAAATAATACATCAGGATATGCCAGTTTTAGCACTGCTTACAATATTAAATATTGTTCAGGACAATGTAGTTTCAAATATATAAGCAGTGAATTTTCACCAGATGGTTATAGTTATTATGAATGTACAAAGTGTCCTAATAAAATGAAGAAACAACACAATACTAAAATAGAATTACAAGATAAATAAAATATAAATTTTGTTGTTTTATTTTATGTATAACATATTATTTATCTAATTGATATTTCCATAAATACCAAAACACAATGCTTCTATATGATGGCCATAATTTAATCTGTTCCTTAATGTCTTTGTTGTAAAGATTTTTTATTTTTTGATTAACATGTTTGTCGTTAAGGGGGAATAAATTAAAATCTATATAATATTCAATCATAACAGTTTGAACAGTCCAGGTCCCAATACCTTTTATTTTTATTATTTGTTCCATAATGTTGTTATTTTTTATTTTCTCCACAATCGTTTCATTATCAATATTACATAAATTATTATCAATGAATAACTGTGCAAGATTATTAATAGTTTGTTTTTTTTCATTATCAATGTTTAATTTTGCTAAATTTGTTTTTAAAATACACTGTGGAGTAAAATTATAACTTTCCGTTAGTTTGTATAGGTTGCTACGAATTGTTCTTGCTTCTCCAAACCTTATTTTTTGCCCAATAATAACACCTACCATATAACTAAATAAATTTTGTTTATTATTTAGAGATTGTTCGCCATATGCGTGTTGTATTTTATTGTCAACTTCGTCAATAACACGTGCCAATATTGGATCGGTTTCTATTAAATACTGTTTATATTTATTAATGTCCATTAATCTAATATAGAATCATTTTATTATATCACTTTAGTATTTATTAGAATTATTAATAAATTTTGTTTTTTATTGGTTATCATTCTAATGTAATTCAATAAAATCAACTCTAAAGGCATAAATAAAAATTGACACAATATATATTTGAAATATTATGATACTTATATAATTATACTTATGCATATTAACCACTTTAACTTTATTATAGGGGCGCAATGGGGTGATGAAGGGAAGGGAAAAATTAGTGATAAGCTAATTTCAGATTGTGTTGAAAAATTTGGTAGTGATAATGTAGTTGTTGTCGGTATTAACGGTGGTTCTAATGCAGGACATACTGTCAATATTGATGGTGTTCTTCATCATGTACATTATTTTACAACCGGTGCTCTACATAAGAACGTTACATGTTATATGGCATCTGGTAAAGTTATAGAACCTATATCTCTGCAATCTGAATATAATGATTTGAAAAAATACTTTAATGATATTGCTGAAAGAACTTTTATATCAGATAAAACACATATAACAACAATTGGTCATCTTGTAGTGGATGGCGGGGCTGTTGGTACAAACATTGGAACAACCCGAAAAGGAATCGGTCCAACATATTCTACACAAGCATCACGTACAGGAATAAGAATATGCGATGTTATTGATAAATCTGATGACGAAATTAGACAAAAACTAAAACATCTTTATGATAGTATTGGTTTAAACAATTACGATTCAACTACTATTTTATATAGATATAACGACAATGATATAACACGTGATAAATTATATACATTTGATTATGATCTAGATAATATTAAATGGATGTTACAAACATTCAAATTTGTGAATGATATGTATTTCAAACAAAATCTTGATTTTAACAAGTACTATGTTTGTGAACTGTCTAATGGATCAATGTTAAATTTACGTAAAGGTACTTATCCAAATGTAACAAGTTCAGATACCACAATGAATGGTGTTATGTCTTCACTAAATTTAAATATTCATGATATTAGAAAAATATACGATAATATGAATATTATTGGTGTTGTAAAATCATATGTGACACGCGTTGGTTCAGGTAGTATGGTTACGCGTATTAAAGATGATGAAGAACATATTTCCGACATGATCGTAACAAATGGAAAAGAATTTGGTGTTACAACAGGAAGAAAACGTAGACCCGGATGGCTTGATCTTTTTCAACTTAAATACTCATGTTTAATTAATGGTATTACCAAACTAAATATTACACGACTTGATAATTTAAATGGTTGTGATACTGTAAAATTATGTATTGGTTATAAATATAATGATATCCAACTTTCTGAATTTCCAGAAACTGAAGATGTTCTAAACAATTGCGAACCAGTATATACTGAACTTAGTGGTTGGAAAGATTTTGATTTTAAACAAGTTAGTTGTTATAATGATTTACACGATAATGTTAAGAAATATTTACGATTTATTGAAAGTTATCTGGATGTTAAGGTAGGATTCCTTAACACTGGCCAAGAACGAAATGAATTTATTTATATATAGATGAATTATTAATAGATGAATTCTTAAGATAGTCTATTGGAATTGGCACAACAAAATTAAAAGAATTTTTTGCCTGAATTTTATTTGTTGTATTCTTGAGAATGCAACTAATAAAAATTGACGCAAATAGCATCTATAATATATAACTATATATTTAATCATATATAAATATGGTTAAGGTTGATTTTGATATTAAGCTTGATTTTTCAGATGTTCTACTAGTACCAAAAAGATCAGAACTTAATAGCCGCAATGATGTTATTATTGAACGTGAATTTAAATTTAAACATTCTAATTATGTGTGGACTGGTGTTCCTATTATAGTAAGTAATATGGATACAACAGGTACAATTGAAATGGCACGAGTGTTACAAAAATATAAGGTTTTAACTTGTTTACATAAGTTTTATACTGCTGATGATATTCCCGAGGATCTTGATAAAAATTATTATATGATATCAACAGGAACTTCACAAAATGATCTTGAAAATTTAGATATTATAATTCAAAAACATGATCCACATTTTATTTGTATAGATGTTGCAAATGGATATCATAAAAAATTTATAGATACATGTAGATTATTACGTGAAAAATATCCTAATAAAGTACTTGTTGGGGGAAATGTTGTTACACGTGAACTAGTTGAAGAATTAATTATTAATGGTTGTCTTGATATAGTTAAAATTGGCATTGGGAGTGGGTGTTTTTCAGAAAATACTCGCGTTTTAATGGCAAATGGTACATATAAAAATATAAATACTATAGAAGAAGGTGAACAAGTAATAAATATGCATGGTAATCCAGTAACAGTTTTAAAAGTTATGAATCAGGGTATAAAAAATACAATTAAAATAAAAACAAATAACTGGTATAATTACACATCAGTAACACGTGATCATAATTATTGGATTGGAGATTTAAGTACATCCAATAATGATACTATACAATCTACCGGGGTATGTGAGATACTAGATAAAGAATCAAAAACTATTCCAGAAGAATCAAAATATAAATGGAAATCGATAGATGATATTGATACACTTAAAATGTTTCCTTTAATGCCAAAACAAATAAGTTGGAATCTAGAAAATGATTTTCAAATAGATATTGATGAGTTTACTAATGGAAATGGAAACGGATTTGATAGATATTTATCATCATGCTATGACCTTGGATATATTTTTGGAACTTTTTTAGGTGTTAATAATGTAAAAATAGAAAATACTGATAACTCTGAATCTGCATATTGTCATTGGGAATTTGGTTTAAATGAAATTGATATTGTAAATAAATTAAAAGATTCTATTAATAAAATATTAGATTGTGAATGTTGTTCGGTTAATATTAAATCAAATAATGTATATATAGTTTATTGTTATAGTAAATGTTTATCGAAAGTATTATTTGAATTTAATAAATATGATAAAAAAATGTTACCGCATAAATATTATTGTAAAAATATTGATTATATAAAAGGTATATACGATGGTTTGATTGATTCAAATGGATCAATCTATGTAGATGAAACGGGATCTGACAAGAAATCATTAACAAATACAAATATTTATATACATGAACTATATTATTGGTGTTGCATTAATCTAAATATATCTTTTTGTTCAACTAATAACGAAAATACACGCGATAACTTAAAACATTCCTATACAACTAAAACACATACATTAAATAGAGAAACAAAAGACTATATATATTCAACTATAGTAGATAAATGTAATAATTGTGAAGAAGAAACATGGGATATAGAAGTTGATTGTCCTACACATAGTTTTATTGCAAATAATTCTATTGTTCATAATTCGGTGTGTACTACACGTTTGCAAACTGGTGTAGGATTTCCTCAATTTAGTGCTGTTCTTGAATGTGCTGATGCTGCTCATGGAATTGATGGACACATTATCTCTGATGGAGGTATACAAAATGTTGGAGATATATCTAAAGCTTTTGGTGGAGGTGCTGATTTTGTAATGTGTGGAAGTATGTTTGCTGGTCACGATGAGTCTGGTGGTGAATTAGCAACAATAGATAATAAACAATATAAAATATTTTATGGTATGTCATCTTCTACAGCAATGAATAAATATCATGGTGGAGTAGCACATTATAGAAGTGCCGAAGGTAAAACGGTTAAAGTTGTATATAAAGGACCGGTTGAAGAAACAATAAAAAATATATTAGGAGGAGTACGTTCAACAATGACTTATATTGGAGCTAAAAAAATTAAACATATGCCACGAAGTGCAAGTTTTATTAGAGTTAATAATATTGTGAATAAAATATATAATGGTAATGAAGTATAATTATTTTATTTATAATTATTTTATTTATATAAATTAACTATGTTGGAATAAGTTTATTAAATTCTTCTATTTGTTTTTTTGCGAGATCTAACTTATCTCTAATTGATATTTTTCCCGATTTTGTGGTAGACCAACGTTTAGATTCTTGATTGGGGTGTTTTTCTATATTAAACCATTCGCGTGATTTTTCTTTATTGGGACCATAATTTTCAGAATAATATATAACATATTTTGGAAGATCGGACTGTACTAGATTATCAGGTAATGGTTTAGCACAATATTGTCTTTTACACTTATCACGATTACTATTTTGTATTGATTGAGATGCAAAACGTAAATTTTCTTTTCTATTATCTAATTTATTTCTATTTATATGATCAACAGATTGTGTTTGAGATTGCTTTTTATTATATTTCTTACAAATAATCTGATGTAAATAAGTCATAGTATTACCATTACCTGGATAGGTTCTAGTTGATATATAACCAGTTGCTTCATGATAACTCCATGTTGGATATATGTTTTCTTGGGGGTTAACAACTTCTTTTAAATCTTCTTTCGAAAAATATGTAAAAACATTATTATTAAAATACATAATATAAAATTCAGTATCATATTTTTTATCTTTTACTAACCAATATGGATTTTTTAAAGATCCCGAATCACGGCCAAGGGTTACGATGTGGCCAGGATAAGATTTAATAATTTTTAAATTATCTGGTATATTGTAATTTTCCAATGTTTTCCATGCCATTTTAATTCGTTCATTTCTATTTTTATTTGAAGATTCTTTAAATAGAATAATGTTTAGATCGCAAACAGTTATGTTATTTGTTTTGTTATGTGTATCTGATACTTCATTATTTTCTATTTTCTTAATTATTTCTTTTGTTGTTTTCTCAGTTTTAATAGGTATTAAACGCTTTGTTATACGTTCAATTGAATCATATTTTGTAAATGATTCATCATCTGAACCATTTGAAATTGGTGACGTCTGTTTGTTTTTTTGCATTGGTATGGTATTAATTTAGAAAATAAATCCTTGTTTATCACGCAGTTTTAATTTCAATTTTTTTATTAAAATTTAATCTAAAATTTTAATAAAATCTATATATTTTTAAATATCTAATTTTATAAAAAGTACATATGTATAAAATAATACAGTATGACTAGTTGGCATAAGCCAACCCGCCCATTCCGCTCATTATTCTGAAAACATTGTATGAGAAAGCGAAGATCCATAAGAGAGAACCATCACCGCCTTTAACAGCATCAGTGAATTTAAGGTTAAGCATGGTAGTATCGATTCTGGATAAGTTAGCAGTGCCAGAGGGTTGGTGTTGTTCGGGGTTAAGACCGAATGAGTATACAAAGATACCATCAGCGGGGGTACGAGTGTGGTGTTGGTGGGGTTGAACATAGTTGAAGTAATCACCTTTTTGTTCATCAAATCTGTCATGTCCGTTAAGTTGGAGTTTGGCAGAATCAACAACAACACCAGTACCATCGAGTCTAGAACCATAGTTGAATGGTTGGTTAACAACTACATCAGCAGCTGTAGCAGTAGTATCGCGGTTATCAATACCAAGATTACTTACTGGGGCTGAAACATCATCGATTGTGAGTGAGTGGTTAACAGCTGTAACATTTGAAACAACTGCATCACCTGCGGCATTAATAGTAACATCAGCATTAACTTCTACAACCTTTGTGCAAACTGCTGAGAGAGCTGTTGAACCGTTAACATATAATATATTTGATGGACCATTTGCTGATGAATCATTTTGAACAACAAAGTGGAAAACAGTGTTGTTATTTTGTACTGTAACGATGCCTGCAGTTTGAGTAGAAACACCAGAGAGATCTACTGCGGACCAATTAGTGCCAGTTGAAGTAGAAACCATACCAGCAGCAACATGGTTAGCAGCATCAGCAATTACTTGTTCACGTGAAGTTTGGAAATGAGCGAGGTATTCATTACCATCAGCCATGGCATTGGTACGAACAGCCCAGATGAGTTCTTTGCAAGGGTGGTTGAAGTCGAGTTTAACTCTTTGGTTAACACCAGTAACTGATTCAGCACCATTGAATTGGAGTTGTTCAATAAGGTATTCGTGACCAACTTGAGCCATACGACGACGTTCTTCTTGATCAAGGTAGATATAATCTACAAGGATTGATGTATCATTGAGATCAGCACCAGTGTATGATGCAGCGCTTGTCTTGCATACAAGATCGGCGAGTTGTGCAAATTGGATGTTGAAACGAACTTCGTGGTATTGGAGAGCAATAAGGGGGAGAGCAAGACCAGTATTGCGGTTGAACCAGAATTGGAGAGGAACATATAGTTGTGATTGAGCAACTGAAGCAGCAAGAGTTGTGTTTTCAGCAGTATCACCAATCATTTTACCATAACCACGTTCTTGTTCATTGGTATGGGTAAGTTCATACCAAACATCATACCATGTACCCCAGTGTTTATCAACTTGTGAACCACCAACTGTGCATTCAATGTTGTCAATGAGGGCATGACCAACACGTCTGATCCAGCAAACTTGACCATTAGTAGCAGTAAGTCCGGGAAGAGTTGTTTTAAGGTACATACGACCAGCAAGATCACCATTGCGGAGAACTTGGACAGTGTGACGACCACCAAAACGTGATGAGTCAAGGGGTTGTTCTATGCATTCCATAGAGAAGTTAGTGTGTCTGCGATAGACAACTTTAAAGAAAGTAATTTGAGGATTACCTGTTAAGTAAACATCTTGTGCGCCATAAGCGACGAGTTGCATTAAGCCACCTCCCATTTTAATATAATTAATACTTAGAAAAAAATAAATTTTATTTTATTTTTTTTTATAGTAAATTTTAGAAAAAGTACTATATTTTATTTTATTTTATTATTTTAATTATTATTCATAATATCTTTTTTAAAATATATTAGTTTTCTCGTTTTTTGTGTGAAAAAAATAATAATTTTTATTAAATAAAATAAGAGTAATATTTATTTAAAGATCTTAATATATCAACATATTATAGAAATTTTGTAATGGCTTTCAAATACAAACAACAAAGATTGAAAATAGCAAATGAGATAAAAACATTAGATGAACTTCACAATGAAAAAATCAATAAATTTGAAGAAACACAGAGTTTAATTACAATTAAAAAAAGAAAAATTATAAGTTTAAAAAATAAATTAGAAGATCTTGATAAAAATATTGATATTGATCTTATAGATAAAATAAAAAGAAAAATAGATATTTTTGAAAAAGATTTATTATATCTTGAAACATCTTTTGACGAACTTGATTATTTTGAAAGAACAAAAGATATATTAATAGAATATTTTGATAATAAATCAAATGATAATTCTGCAGATATACCAAATGAGATAGAAACAAAAAATATTGATACAGGTCAAGAAGATGATGATGATAAAGATATTTCTGATGATAATGATGAAATTTTATCACGTTTTAATAAATTAAATGATATGAATAATCAACGAATTAAAAAGAAACCACCATCTAAAAAAAGACATCAACCAAAATTACCAGAGAAAAAATCAATTACGCAATTTTTATCTGAAGATAATTCTGGAAATGTTGTTAAAGAACCTATTAAAAAAATGATACATGAAAAGGGTAAACTAAGAGATCAATATTTATCTCTTACTGATACATCTTATTTATGTGATAAAGTTAAACAATCTCCAATTAAAATATGTGATACATGTAATAAAGAATTAACTTTAATTCAATCTGAAGGTATATTATTATGTTGTGATTGTGGTTATGCAATGTCCATAATAATAGAGAGTGAAGTACCATGTCATAAAGATACGCTTAATGAAAAACGTAAATATCCATATAATCCAATAAATCATTTGATAGAAAAAATAAATCAATTTCAAGCAAAACAAACTACTAAAATACCTCTAGAAATATATGATATTGTTAGAAAAGAATTTAAAAAAAACATGATAGAAATGGATGATGTAGATCCAGAACTAATTCAAAAAATATTAAAAAAATATAAATTAGATACATATTATGAACATCATTATTTAATATTTAGTCATATTACTGGAACACCACCACCATCACTTACTCGTGAAGATGAAGAAGATATTAAATTAAAATTTAAAATGATTGAAAAACCATTTAAATTATATAAACCAAAAACAAGAGATAATTATTTAAATTATTCTGTTGTTTTAAATAAAATATTTTTAATAAAAGCAGTAATTGATAATAATCCTCAAATGGCAACTAATGCTAAATATTTTAAATTATTAAAAAGTAGAGATAAATTAAAAAAACAAGATAATATATGGAGAATGATTTGTAAATTTAATAACTGGCCTTTTCATTCATCTTTTTAATTAAATAAAAATATTAATTAAATAAAAATATTAATTAAATTAAATATCAATTAATATATTTAAGAAATAATTATTTATAAATAAATATATAATTATGTCGGCTGATAATACAACACAAACAACATATAAAGAAGATATAGATAAATATACAAAAATAGATAATCTTGATGAAGATCCAGTTGTTGATTCTGGAAAATTCTTCTTAGTATCTTTTATTTCACCTGAAGGAATAATGAACTGTAATACACGTGGTCTTAAAATTCGTACACATAAAAATAAAGTATGTTTTTCATCTCTAGATGAAGCTCGTGCAGCTGCTGATGAGATTAATAAACGTGATAAATATTTCCATGTTTTTGTAGGTGAAACTGGTAAATGGATGGGTTGGGATCCATCACCAGATGATAGAACTAAAGTAGAAGAAGAACAATGGGCTAATAAAGATCAAAATGAAGTTATGCAATCTCTTAGAAAACGTGAAGAACAAAAACTTAACGAACTTAATGCTCTTGTTGGTAAAAAGAAAGATATTATCAATAAAGAAGGTAAAGACCATAAGAAACGTGTTGCAACAGCTATTAAGAAAGCTGCAAAAGGTGAACAAGTTGTCGATGATATTACACCACAAATAGTAAATGAACAAACAGTAAAAGAAGAACAAGAAGAACAACAAAAAGAACAAGTAAAACCACGTAAAGTAACACATGACCCAAGAGCTATTAAAGCACGTCTACGTAAATTAGCAGAAGAAAAGAAAGCAGCAGATAATCAAAAAGAAGTTGATAAATATGTAAAAGATTCAAAACAATTACAAGAATCTGTTAAAGAAACACAAGAAGTTAAAACAAAAGTAGATGATAATATTAAGAAACTAAATGATATTCTTGAGAAAGCAAAAACACAAAATGCAAAAAATTAATTTATTCTAAAATAATATTATAATGATAAACAAAAATATTATTATAATAATCTTACTATTAACAACAGGATTTGTATTCTTATATATAGATCAATACAAAAGATTACAATCACGTGCTTCAGAAAAAGAAGTAATATATCGTTATGTACCACGAACACCATATGATGAATTGCAATCTGAATTATTTCCATCAGATATCTTTGAAACAATGTTTACACAACCATCTCCATGGATTAATTCTATGAATGACTTAGATGCTCGTCGTAGTAAAGCTGTAAATCAGTATTTTATAAGTCAAATCTAAAATTTATAACTCGTATTTGTATTTGTATAATCGTTCGGTTGTTTTTGATGTGCTTTTATAAATTTTTGAGTACTTTGTTTCTTTTTATCTATTATATTTCCATTATCGTCGACTTCTTCTAATTCGACATGAATAGCACTTTTATTTTTTTTAACATCATTACTCCATGCAACAAAATCATAATTAGTATTTCTCTTTCTCCAATCTTTATCATAATTATATTCATGATACATTCTAAATTGTTTACCACCCATCATACATTTTTGATTTGCTAAATCTGGAGCTTTATACCAAAATAAACGTTCTAACGGATTTGATGCTTTTCTTCTATTATCAATAACCATACAACCAAAATCAGCAGTTAAAGCCGAAAATACTTGTCTAAATGAATCAAAATTAGGAAACATACCTGCATAATGATCAAATAACTTTTTTTGATTAGAAATAAAATCTTCTTTTAATAAGAAAATATAATCAAAATTAGATCGTAGTTCTGGTGTAATACCTAAAGGAAATTGCATAGTTAAAATATACATAATTTGATAATGACGCCCATTAAATAATAATTCTAATATAGGAGCATCTCTTACCCATGATTTTTTATCACCAAGACAATCATCCATAATAATAAAAGTACGTACATCTAGGTTTTTACCTTGTTTCTTCTTTGCTTGTTGTTTATCAATCATCTGTGTTTGTCTATCTAAAATTTTTGTGATAATTTTACTTTGATATTGATAATGTATATAAGAATCTGGAAAAAAATCATTATAAAACGAATTCATACGGTCAGTTGGGGCAATTACAATCCCACAAGGTATTGAATTAAAATGCATCATAATTGCTTTAGTAACCCAACTTTTTCCGGAACCTCTTTTGGCAATCATAACAATCGATGGATTTTCAACCATATCTTGTAATTTAAATTGTCTAACTGGTAGATTATCACCACCTCGCATTTGAACATCCATTACACCCATAATAATATATGATGAGAAAATAAATTAAAATTATATAATAATATCTGTAATGACGTCGTTACTATAATCTATGTATTTTATGTAAATTATCAATGCTAAAAAAAATGAAAATACCAAATATTAGACAACTATAAATAACACTATATAACATCCCATATCAGAAATACTTGCTGCTACAATGTCCACACCTAAAACATCTAAAACAACTAAAGCATCTAAAACACCGAAAACACGTGAAATATATCCTTCCACTTTGTATGAACCCGATAGATATATCCCTGATATGTATGCAAAAGATGCGTTTGCGTTTGAAACCACACCGGAGGGCAAACAACTTCGCGAAGCCTTGATTACACGGCTTTTGATTCTCGCATACCGAATGTCAGATGATGAAGCACACGAAATCGCCGAAAAGTCTAGTTTTACAGTAGATGAGTATTATAAGTATACAAAGAGAGAAGATATTGACAGATACTATGTTATGCATTCTCGTGCTCCGCTCACCCACATGCAACAATTGTGTTATGATATTTTCAAAAAGTTTGGCGGGATTGACTATGCCGAAATTGGCTGTCAGACAGCAGGTCAATGGCTTGACGAGTACGTCGCCGGAGCGTCTGATGTAAAAATGGCTCGCCGTATTGTATTGCATGCATACCAACGTTTGTTTGCACGATACACAGCTATTAAAGATCACGGTATAATCTCAACTGATTCGTTTCCAGAATCATCTTTTTCACAATTTTCTGATTTGTTCCATGAGCCATTTCATTGGGAGGAGTTGCGTTTTCTAGGAGAACCGATTGCAGATTAATCTATTAACTGGTCACTTTGTTGCTTGAAAACCGAAATTGTTGTGTCACAATCTTTGTTTATTATTGTATGCGTCTCAATATGCATGCACATAAATGTTATATCAGCAAACATAAAAAAAATGAAAAAAATAAATGTTTGTTTATTTATAGTATTAACTGACAAATACAATACATTTTTAACATTTAATATGGTAATTTACTACTATTCCGGCTACATTGATATGTACTTAACCGACCTTAAAAACCTATTAAAGGAAGTTTACAAAATTACCGAAGCAGAGGCTAGTGAAATTGTATCAATGGCATTTACATTGGATGAAAAGGAAAACAACCAATGGGTGTGTGCATGTTCTTCGTGTTCCCCTTCACTACACGTAGAACAAGAAAAAAAAACAACTGATGAAGAATCACCACCTGACGCAAAGCGTGTTAAAACATCCGATATACAAGATGATGATCTACAGCATGTATTTGGGGTACATCGTCAACTGATTACATATACATGTTTTGACCCACAAACACACATACAATGGCAAAAAAATGTAATGATATCATAACACGTAGTGGATACTTAGAAAAGTATCAAGCACTTCCGCTTAGACCTCACATTGCAAATAGTTTTTGGGGTAGTACACCTGTCGAGTGGTGGACAGACCAACCGGCCAATGTTTGTGCAAAACGAATTCTATGTTTTGCTTTCATGGTTGGCCATTTGAGAATATGTTGTATTGAACCAACACTACCTGCAAGAAACGATATCCTTCCCACAATAGAACCATGTTCAATATGTGGTAGTGCATATCAATGTTCTGACTCTTTTCAGGGGAATGACGTTGATCCATACGGATTATGTATGCCATACTGGGTTCAAGAGTACCATCCACCAAAAATGTACCATCCGACAGAAATGTATGACTAGTGAATCCAAATATATACTTTATTTATGACGGAACATAGATTGGTTTGCTTACATAAAAATTATATAATAATAAAATATTATATATAAAATATGTCAATACAAGAAAGTGCAAACAATAATATAGAAGTTATATCATCAAAGTCATCCGATACTATAAAAATATCACGAACAATAAAAAATAAAATATATTATTATTTATTAGGTGAATTGATAAAAAATCAATATGTATATAGTAAAGCAAGTGAATATTATCGTATTATGAATCTTAAATTTGTAATTCCTAGTTTGCTATTAAGTTCAATATCAAGTATATTAGCTTTTGTATCAACATCATCTTCAATATCATCAAATGAAAAAGATATATATGGATTAACTGTTGGTGTTATTGCATCTGTATCTAGTCTTATCCAATCAATAAATAGTAATCTTGGATTTTCAGCCAGAAATGAATTATTTGAAAAATGTTCAGATGAATATGCAAAGTTAATTATAAAGGTTGAATTTGAAATGTTAGCACCAAATGAAAATCATCAAGAATTTATAAATAGTATCGAAGAACAAATGAATAAAATACAACAAACATGCAAATATTTTCCTCCTCAATTCATAACAGATGATTATTTAAAAAATAAAGATAAAATTAATAAATACGATGAAAGTAATTTAGAAAATATAATTTGAAATAATTATAGATTATCCATAAATAAATCAGGCATGGCAATATTATTTGTAGGAAATACGATACCTCCTACAGGATTTAACATAGTAAATGATTTTGGCGATTCACTAATCTCTTTAACTAATTTATATGTTGGTGCTTGATTATTTTCTAATGGATTTACATTTGGTTGGGTTTTATAATTTATATAACTGAATGCTATTAACCATACTATTACAACAACAATACCTGTTACTAATACTTCATTTATATTATCTTTATTTTTTTTATTTTTCTTTAATTTATTATTTTGTTTTTTTTTCCACATAATATATGTATAAACTATTACACCTGCAACAACAGCAATAAAAGTAGGATTTTTAATAATATTATCCATTTTATAGAATAACTTGATATAATAAATTTTATATTTTTACTATATTTTTGATTCAATTTAACTTTGATTTAATTAAATATCTATTAATTAAACATTGCATTGAAAAACCCTCTTTCATCTAATTTATCTTTAATCATATTAATTTGTTCAATGTCGTCTGATCGTGTTTTATGTTGTTCTATATTTTTATTTTCTTCTTGTGTTATTGCAGGTGGTGGTTGTTGTTGTTGTTGTTGTTGTGGTTGTGGTTGTTGTGGTTGTTGTGGTTGTTGTGGTGGTGATTGCATTCTTCTTTGAGCATTTCTTAATGGTTGATTATTAAAATTATTTAATTTTTGAAAATATTCTTGTTCGTTTACTTCAGAAGTAGCTGAATTATTAACTTGTTGGTTTTCTTCTATATTTATTAATTTGTCAATATCATGTATATTACTTTGTACATTTTGATCAATATTATTTTCTTCTGCAGATATTAATATTTTATTTTCTTTATGTTCATCACTGACTAATACTTTTTTATCATCTTCATCAAAGTAATTTAATTGATCTTCAGCATTATTATTAATCATTGATTTTAATCTATTTATTTTTTCTTCTTCTGTTTCAATAATATAATCATTCTTTAGATACTCTGTAAGTATATCATTCATTGGTATAGATTCTTTAATCGCAATATTGACAGATTTATTTATTATATTTATACATTCTCTTTGATTTTTTTTAATATCTAATGGTTGTAATTGATGCCAAAATAATTCAGGTGAATTATAAAATTGTCTAGCTGATTCAATATATATCCTATGAATAAACATTTTACAATCTATTTTTTCGTGTATTTTTTCATTAACTAATTTACACTGTTTACCAGATGCATTATATGTTAATAATATTATATTACTTTTTAATACTGCTTTTATTAATTTTTCAAAAATATCAGCATGTTTACTAGAATCACGTATTCTTATCATTTCTGATTCTATCATACTTTGATTTAGTAAAGGTATATTTTTTAAAAATTGTTGAAATATTTTAAATACTCCTGGATTTTTAACATTAACATTATCTTTTGACATTTGTATATATTTTTGTTCTTGTTCTAATGATTTATTGTACATTGATTTAATACCTTCATAAATAAGTGGTGAAATTATATGAATAAGAAAATTTGTATATTCTTCTTTTATATCAGCTATATTTCTCTCATAATAATGCATTTATAATAATACAATTTATATTATTATAAACTTTAAATACGCATTTATGATGAGTTGAACATAACAAAATTATTCGGCATTACCTCCTCGTGATCCGATATATTCGTGTTGTTTCTTTGTCATACAAACACAACCAGTATTGTTCCATGCATTATTGCATGAATAGTTATTAGGAACAAATTTATCTTTATTTTTTTCTACCATAACATCTTCTTCAAGTTTAAAAGGTGGGGGATATTGTGGTCCACAGCATGATTTACTACACATATTATAATTAAGTCCCATTGCACCATTATAACCATCATCGAGACGATCTACTTGGCCATAATTAGCAACACTTTCAGTACCCCACGCAGGCATAATTTCATCAGGTAAACCAACAAATTCAGATGCTGCTGTAACTAAACCAGTATGTCTATCATATAATACAGGCGAATGTTGTGGTTCGGGTTGTTTTAATTCAGTGGCATCCATAGAATTATTTGGTTTGTTTGTAATGACTGTATTTTCGGTACCAGTAAGATTTTCATGTTTAAGATTAGTATATAATACATATATTACAACTACTATAACAACTAGAACTGCTCCTTTTTGAACAGTACTAAGTTTATTGAATGATTCTAACATTATAATATTTAATTTATATAAAAATTTTTTTATCGATATTTTTATTATATTTGAAATGAATACAGAAATTTATAAAGATAAGTATTTGAAGTATAAAAAAAAATATATAAGTCTCAAAGAATTAAATAATAAAAAAAATATCAACATACAACAAAAGGGTGGATATGGGTTTAATTCTGGTATTACGAATGGTATTGATTTTAATCTACATAATATAGAGAATGAAAAATATATTGGTATTGATGGAAAATCCAATATAATTTTTGATATTTACGAATCATTATTAGATAAATTATTGATACGTGATGAAACAACACAAATTATAGATTGTGATTTTATTGATAACTTCAATACTAAAATCTTTATTGATTTAGATAATAAATATGGTATAACGTATAGTGATGGAAATTTAAATATTCCATCTTCATGGGCTTATAAATTAATTGAAGGAAGTAAACCTATAGTAACAACAAATAGTTCTATATTTTTGTTAGAAAGTAAAACTGATAAAACTAATAGAAAAGTATTAAAAGTATTCAAAGGTAGTGATCCAAATAAATCCATTAATTATGGAACAACATCACAAGATATTGATAAATATGTTGATGATTATTTATCATTACAAATAACTAAAATATTTAATACAAGTTCAAAGTTTACAAATTTTCAAAGTAAATTTATTACAATGGATGCTACAACGTTTAATGAAGCATTTAATTATAATAAGCTTGATTTAGATAAAGATTTTATACAAACTAATGGTGAACGTGAAATATGTAAGTTATATCTTGCAACTGGTAATAATAACCCTATTAATGATTTAATTATTAATTTAATTTTACAAAAGTTAAGAAAAGAAAAAGTATTACCATATGATAACTTTGTTAAATATTATAATATGTTTATATCAAAGTATAATAATGAATATACATATTTTATATTAATGGATTATCTTGATAACACAGCATATAATTTAATAGAAAAAAATAAAACTATTGATCCTATTCAAATTTTAAATACAATTACATTAATGTGTAATACAATAAAATCAAAGGATTATTTATTTAACCACACAGATATGAAATTAGAGAATGTCTTCTATAAATTGTTTGATACTAAACCCGGAGATAACATACTATCTTTTGATATTACACTTGATGGTAATAAAAAACACATTGCTTACTATCTTGCTGATTTTGATAAATCAAGTATAACTTATCATAATATACGTTTTTATAATAATCAATCAATAATTGGAACTGAAAGTTCATTATATAATAGTTTTCTTACAAATGATATGATGCCAAAGAATGCTAGAATTAGTGATAAATATATATTATATAATATATCACGTAAATCTGGAATTAGTGCATTAACAGCAATTAAGAATATTGAAACAGAACAATTATATATGAGATATTCAATGTTTTCTTATTATACATCATTTGATTATATATCTCTTTTATTATCGATGGGATGTATTATATCATTTGACCGATTAATTGAATTATCTACTTATGCTGATAAATTTATAGTAGATGCAATTACAGTTTTACAAAATTATAATAAATATTCATGGACAGAAACAAAAAACAAAAAATATGATGGTGATTTTGGTTTATTATTATTACCATTTATTTCAAATAATTATAGATCCAAACAAGAAATTAAACTTATAGATTCAAAACCAATTATTAAATTTTTATATACTACAAAAGAATATAATAAATTATGTTTATCCATACCATTTTATGTTAATAAACATGAATATCAAATACAAGCAAATAAAGGATTAATTAAAGGTATTGGGTCAATACTTGCAACAGCTATTGGTAGTACAAACTATATATATAAAATTGATATAGACAAAACACGAAAATTTTATAAAGATATTGATAAATTGACACAAATTGAAAAATATATATTAGATTCTACACAAGGCGCATATACAATAAATTATACAGGTGATAAAATATTAAAGAGTGTTTTCATAGTTAAAACAAATAAATATTCACATGTTAATTCAATATATACATATGATGATTTCTCTGAAGAAAAAGAAATTGTTTTAGATATTTATAATCATTATATGCGTCCTGATATACTAGATCTAGTAGAATTATAAATTTAGTAACTATTTATAAATAGGTAAATATATAGTATCTAAAATCCACTGTTTTTTTTCATTTTGTATTCTTGGCATAAAATCAACATGTAAATCAAAATTATTTAATATATCATTTATTTTATTAATAAGTTTAATGTCTTGTGCTATTTTACTATAAAATTCTTCTGTTGTAAAACTATCACCATATTCTTTAATACCAATATGTTGTATTTGTCTTGATATTTTATTATATTCAATAAATAAAGCATCTTCATCTATAATTATTTTATCTGTACTTAAATTCTTATTTCTGATATTATATAGTCCTTCAGAAGTTATAACAACTGATCCAGATACTTTTCCATCATTATAATGATCTATAAAATGTAATATATCACCTATACTAGGTAATTCATATATTACACCATATTCTGCACGACCACCAGGTTTTGGAGTAGGTGGGTGAGTATGAAACATATATTCATAATTAAACATATCATCTACATTGTTAGGCATAAATATTTCATTATCACCTTTATCAACACGAGTAGTATTTCCAAGTACTACTATTTTTTGTAATCTATTAGAATTAAAATCGAATAGACCTGAATGTTCAGAATATCTAAATACATTTTTATTTTTTAAATCACCATATTTCTGACTATATCCACCGTGTTCTAATAATGCATCTAATATTAATAATTGATTTCTATTTATTTTAATAAATCTCTTGTTTTTATCATCGATAATACGTGATTCTATTTTTAAGATATTATTAAAACGTGAAAAAAATATGAAATCAATAAATTCTTCTGGAGGTTTTATATTATGTTCTTCTATATAATGCGATAAATTATTCTCCCATATATATTTATCTAATTTATATGTACCAGTAGATGATGATTTATTACATAATAAACATTTTTTTTTATTCTCAAATTTTAGAAATTTATTAGATGATAATAAAACTTTTTCTAATATTTTTAATTTATTTGAAAAATCATTCGAATACATCCATTTTTCACCAACATTTGGTACTGGAAATTTTTTACCTTCACTATCTGTTGTTTTATCATTTTTATCAACCCAACTACAAATAAAATATAGTTTTTTATTATTTCTTATAACAACATTCATATATTATATATTGATTTAATTATTATATATTGATTTAATTTTGTCAATTAAAATAAAAAATATTATATTTTCTTTTCTTTTTGTAATAAAACCAATATAGTTATTATTTATACATTTATCATAAATTGAATTATATATATCTTCAATAGATTTAATATTATTTAATTTAATTGAATCATCTATATATTTTTTATTAATTATAATCATTTCTGTTCCTTTTTTAAAATAATTTTTAGATATATCATAGCTTGCAAGTATTTTATAAGTGCACCATATTTTATTAGTTCTTGTTTTTAAAATAATATAATGTTGATCATCATTGTCACTGTAAAATTGTACATTATAGTTATTATTTATATCTGTTTTAAAATATTTATTACATAATTTATTATATTTATCCATAAAATGATATAATAATATAATAAGAATAGATTATAACTATGGATAAAAATAAATTTTTTATGTTAAAAAATAATGTAAATAGTAATAGTGATAATAGTGATGGTGATAGTGATGGTGAATTTATAAAATTTAATAAAATTCAAAATAATCATAAATTTCCAAATATTATTAATAAAAATAAATCATATTATAAGAAAATTGATCATAAAAAAAAAATAAATCATAAAAAAATATTATGTGAAAACTATATAGTTAATAATTACTGTGATCATGGTATAAAATGTTCATATGCTCATTCTTTAAATGAACAAAATATAGATCCATGTCGACAAAATACATTAAATATATTAAATTCAAAAGATGATTTAGGATATATTAATTGGGATGATATTATATATAATAATTTAATGCAAGAATTATTATCATATACTAAATTATGTGATAATTGTATAAATAAAAAATGTACAGGTGGTTATAATTGTAAATACGGATCATGCTTAGAAAAATACTTGATATGTTATGATGATTTAAATTATGGTCATTGTGATAATGAAATATGTAATAAAATACATTTATCAAAAAGAAATCTTAAACCAGTATTAAAAAAAATAAATAATGGATTTACACAACATATTAAACATAATATAGTCGATAATACTGATAATATTTCAAATACATATATTTTAGACTCATTAAGTTATATTATGAGATATTTTAATAATAATAATATTAATGTTAATGATATTAATGATATTAATAATGATAATAACTATATTAGTTCATCAGATGATGAATGTTATAAATCTATATTTATTGATAAGATTGATAATCTTATATTAGACAATGATTTTAACTTAAGTGATAGTGATAAATAAAAATTGAAGCAATATAAACTTATATAAATATTGTTTTATTTATATAAGTTAGTTTAAATAATGGAGATTTATAAAGTAATAAATGATCCTTTATATTGGAAATATAAATATAATCCAAAAACATTAGAGGATCTTGATATAGATTATAATGTAGTAAATAATATAAAAAATTGGTTAAAGAATTTTAATACTAATAAACAAAAAATTAAATCTAGTATTAAAACTGTATCAAAAAAAGATTTTGATATTGATAACATTGATAATATAGATGATGATAAAATAGAGTTAGATGATGATATATTAACAAAAGATAAGATTCAAAATAATCCAAATAAAAGCTGTTTAATGTTAACTGGTAATCATGGTGTTGGTAAAACATCTGTTATTACTACTATATTAAACTCATTGAATTATACAATCTATCAAATTAATTTTAATAAAATAAACTTTTTTAAAAATATAGAAGAATTTCTTCAAAAACCTATTTTTAATAATTCTATTATAGATAAAATTACAAATTCTGAAAATAAAAAAAAAGTAATATTTATTGATAATCTAGAATCTATCTTATCCGTAAATCAAAAAAAATTTTTAATGAAATTAACTAAATATAATGATATGTATTGGGATATACCTATTATTTTTGCATCTAATAATAAACATAATAAATTAATATTTTTCATTAAAAAGTTCTCATATGAAATACATTTACATAATCCATCTCGTGATATTATGGAAAATATATTATGTAAAATAGCATTAAAAGAAAACATTAATATTGGCGATGAAAAAATATTAGATAAATTAATTGATTATGCTGGTTATGATATACGTTCTCTTATAACTAATCTACAATCATTAAAAAATATATATAATGATAAATACATTACTATGGATGATATTAATAATTTTATAATAACATCAAAAATGAAAGATATTGATCCAGATATATTTAATGCAACACATAAATTATTTTTTGGATTTGATAATATAGACAATGTTATAAGATTATTTGAAACTGAGAAAACAGTAATGCCTCTTATGATACAACAACATTATATTGATTATTTAAAAAATAATAATATAGATTATATTAACAAAATATCAAATATATTATCAAAGGGGGATATTGTTGAAAATTATATTTATGATAATAATATTTATGAAATAAGAGATATTCAATCGTTTTATCAATGTATATATCCATCATTTATATTAACAAATAAATTAAATCCAAATAAAATAGATATAAATAAAATAGATAGCAACTTTACATATCCTAAAGATCTTAATAAAACATCTATAAGATATATTAATTATACAAAAAATATATGTCAAGCTGGAAAAACATTTAATAATATGACAATTAATGATTATCTATATTTTAATAAATTATTAAAAAAAATTATTCATACAGAAGATTATAAACTATTTAATGAATATTTATCTGAATATAAAACAAATATATCTACTATAGAATCAGTATTAAAGATTGATAAGATAGATAAAAATAAATTTATTCTTTCAACAAAAATAAAAAACAAAATATTATCAGAATGCGATAACATTGCAAATAAAGTTAAAGATTCTGATAAGAAAAAAAAGAAAAAATAAATTTTAATATAAATTTAATTAAAACGCATTTTTTTATTTTTTAAATATAAAAAAAAATTTGTATAATATAATATATATTAAAATGGATTCTCGTTCAAAGCATTCTAACCAAGAAGAAGAACTCAACTTAGATTACTATTTAAAGTATGATACACCAGTTGAGCAAGTTAGATCTATCCTTAGAAACAAAAAAATGAATGATGATAAAATAGAAGAAACAGTTGCTAAACTTCAAGAAGCTCGTGATCGTGTTCGTAAATATGCTCGCAAATTTATTGATAAAATCGATCAACATTATGGTTTCCACGATGTTCCTACAATAGTTAAGAAAGCTGTTAAATATGCTGAAAAACATGAACTTTCTGGTGCTGAAAAAGATGCCATTATAAATATGGCTATCAGAGGTGATGTAAATAACACTTTCAACCCTCTTAATCAATTACGTTATTCAGAAATGTCTAAATTTATGGGTATTGATGCTCCTGCAGGTCAAGTTCTTAACCTCCAAGCTAAGGATCATCAAACACTTGCTGAAATAGTTAAACTCTATGAATCATCAAGAGTTATCCACAATGATATTAAAAATCAACTTTCACTTTACCGTGATTGCGCCATTGAAGCAGTAACTGCACAATATGATAGAAATCGTGCTAATCTTTCTATCCATATCCACCCTGTTGTTGTTGCTTTATTCCTTCCCAAAGTAGCTGCTATCGAACGTCGTATGCTCTATACAAATATGGGTCGTGTTGTTATTGATAAAGCTACTCCATATATAAATCGCCATGTTCAAACAAGAGAAAATGTTATGAATGGAGAATTAGAAGCTGAATGGCATCTTACTATGGATATAGTTAATGATCCTAACAGTTTAGCATACTTTAGCGATGATACACCAATCACAAATATGCTCAAACGTTTCAAGATCCAAATTGAACTCTGGAAGAACGTATTAAATCTCCGTCAAGGTCGTCTCTATTCACTTGGTGGTTATGATGCTGATGATGGTATCACTGGTTTAGTTCGTGTTCTCTCACAATATGATTGGACATATTTTGATTCCCCTGATATGGCACATGTTCAAGATGAAGGCGCAATCCTCCGCAAATTACTTGCTGTTTTCTCCTTCCGCCCTACATTTGCTCAAGTATCAACTTTAAATCAACGTGCTCTCTTAGGCTATGCTAACTACAATGCTCTTGCAAATACCACTTTCTTACATATCCCTATCGTTAATGTTAGACTTCCTACACTCATGCAACCCCAAACTAATGTTAACATGTCACTCCAACGTGCCCTTGCCCAATCTGACTTTTTCATTGAACATAAAACACTTGTTCCTAAACACCGTTCAGTACTCTTTACTCAAGATGTCTTATTCTTCTATGCTAACAGACGCTACCAAGCAGTTAACGTTGCCAGACTTAACTTCCGTGTTTCATACACATCAATGCCATTCCAAGGCTGGAACATTGGTCAAACTGCAATCAATGACTTACCACTTGACTTCAAATATTCACTCCAACTTGGTCAAACTGATCTTCAACTTAGATCAATCGTAACAGTATATAGACCTCCTCTTTCTGAAAACATTGTTGGTGGTTCATCTGCTGTTGTAATTCCTTCTGCTGGTGGTAATTACAATATTGATGAAAACTTTTACTATAACCCTCTTCTTGCTAATTACATGACTGAAGTTAACAACCAATATGTATCAAATGCTCCTATCTCTCTCATTGCTCGTGATGATAACCGCCCTGATAGATCATCAATTGACAAGATTGGCAGCAAATACGGTACAATCTTCATGTATGCAGCTTAAAACAATAAATTAATTAAAAAAAAATAAATTAATTAAAAAAATAAATTTATAAATTTATTTTTTTTTACATATTAGAAATTATATATTTCATTAATATCTATTATAACAATTTCATACATAAAGCTACTTTGTTTTAATACATATTCTAATTCTAATTTAGGTTCTTTCATCGCATCTTGAATAATAAAATATGTTTTATTTTTATATTTTTCATTACCACTAATTTTATAATTACCTTTATATTCTTTACTAAAATATTCTTCTATTTGTATTAATAATTTTTCATATGTCGGTTTTAAAAATTCTATATGTTTTATTTTAGGTTTGTTTAAAAAATTTAAGCAACACATATATCTATATATATTTATTTTATTAAATTACTTTAAACATATATATTAACGCCATAATGTCGTAAAAAATACTTATATATTTTTAACGCCATACTGTCGTAATAGATGGTAATAATTTTCTTCCTGCATTATTTACATTCATTGGTCTCATCATTGGTTGTAATGGTTGATTTATATCTTTAATATAACCAAAATATTGTTTAATATTTGAAATTATATCTGGAACTACATATGCAACTGTTTGATCATTTAATAATTTAACTTGTCTAACAACTTGACTTTGTAAATTTTTACATTTATCAAGATATATAGCTCTCATAACAATTGTTAAATCTCCTTCATCTTGATCTTCATCTAATTTGTATTGACCTTTTGTACGCGTATAAACTTCTTCTCTTATTTTCTTTTGTATACGTTTCATATTATCGTTTGAAAAAAATAATACTGTAATTGGATTTTTTTCAAAAAATCCTTGTGTTGCTTGTCTAGCACGATCGTAATTATCTGTATTTGATTCTTGATATTTTTCATAATAATTTGTAGCATTATAATTTCCTACTGTATTAGTATTTTGATTTGTATTATTTTTTTGTATAGGTATCATAGAATTAAAGTTGGATGGTATATTTGCTTTATACATAGGTGATGGATTTAATTCTGAATAATTTTGATGAGCATTAGATAAATACCCTGCCATTATATATTATTAAAATAAGATAAAATTATATTAATTTTTAATTTGCTTATTTTTTAGAATTAAATATTTTTGTTTGTACTTCAAATATTTATTATAATAACCACCTACTATAATTTCTTTTTTAACTGGTATAAATTCTGTAAACACATCGTTATTATTTATTGTCACTTCTAAAAATCCATTAATACTTGAACATCCATTCTCTCTATATATTTTATACTTGACTCTATCTTCCTCAAAATTATATTCATCATCTATTTTTTCAGGACATTCGTCTAATTCAGCACCACCTGTTCCAACAACTATTTGATTAATTTGTATTCTATCATTAAATGTTATTATTCCTCTTTGATATAAATGATTATCAGCACATAGATAATAAACATTTTTACCATATAATAATTCAGCATTATTTATAAAGAAATCACCTAATCTTTTTATATAATCTTTTTTGGTTTTATCTTTCTTTTGTTTAATAGTTATAATTGGATGATGACCGATAAATATTAAATTTGTACATTCTTTATTTTTTTCATCCTGAATTAATTTTATAATTTCATCTTCTTGATATTTTATTATTTCTTCTAAATTATCATATGGTTTATCAAATAGTAGAGTAGAACAATATGAATCAATATTCTCTTTGCTATTGAATAAATCATATACAGTTGATTCAAACATAATAATTAAAGTATTTTGTATTCTTTTATGCATTATATTTTTAAAAAATTTAAAATTTCTTTTAGTAAATTCGTCATGTTGTATTTTTAATAATCCACAATTATCTAAATCATTATCTTTATATTTTAATTTATCAAATTCGTGGTTTCCTAATAATATATATGTTTCTATATCTTTAGGTAAACATTCTACACCAGAAATAAAGTTATCATAATTAAATGTTTTCTCTTTTTTACCGTCTTTATCTTTCTTCTTATCTATATCATAGTAGTTATCACCAGCAACTGTTATAAAATTAATTGTATTTTTACTTATATGATCTTTTAATTTTTTCATTACATGAAACATACTATATTCTTCATTACATACGCCTCTATTCCAACATCCATAATGTATAAATTTGTTAATACTCATATATTATATTAAAAATAAAATAAAATTAAAGTTTATTAATAAAAAATAAATACCAATTTATACAAGAATATTATATGTTTCCAATATATTTTCTTCTGTTAAGTTTGATTCACTAACTTTAAAGTTTTGAACAATAGGTTCTGTTAATGAATAATTTGATAAAGTTGTTATTTGTACTTGTTTTTCTATTATTATTTCATTGTCTTTATCAATATATTGTGGATCATTTTGTGCTGTTCTATTTTTTGTTAATACAGTTGCTGTACCATTATTTGTATCTAAATATAATACAAATCTATATAATCCGGTTCCTTCTTCATGTACTAATATTTGACCTTTCTTAAATTCCCGTAAATCATCGCTTCTAATATGAATTATTTCTTGTTCTTTAAGATAAGTACCTATTCTATTATTCATGAATTTTGCCATATATTTAATAAAATATTTTTCTATATCTGTTTCAGTATCTTTATGCATATCACCTAATAATTTTAATATATTATTATCAGGAGGTGTACCACCTTCACTTATAAAATCTTGACCAAAATTATTTGGATCAATACCTGCTTTAAACATTTCTAATAATTTACTATCAATGCTTGTTCCACTTCCAATTGTATTACCAGCATCAAATAATGGACCATCTAATTTATATTCTGGTTTAATTGATGTTGGTTTAACTGTAGATCCTGGAACAACTGCTAAACTAACATCTTTATAATTTGAATCAACTAATAATACATATCCAAAATTTGGTACATAATAATCAATACCATTTATTCTATATTTCCAATAATTAATTACTTGACCTTCTAAAACAAGATCTTTAATAAAAACATTATTTTTAATTGATAAATCCTTTATATATAAATTATGTATTTTCATAACATATAAAGCCGACATAAGTTGAAATATTATACTCTTCCAAACATTTTCTGTATAAAAACCAGTATTTATCATACGTCTTGTATTACCTTCTTGTTGATATGTCTTTGATGCCCATGATGTTAAATTATATGTTGGTGATTCTGTAAGTGATACAATTACTTCACCATTATAATCTTTTAGATCTGCTGGTTTTTGAACTGGTTGTATATTTTGTAATGATTGATCTGTTGATATTTTTTGTATAATATGACCAGGATTTATATTACGTAATCCATTTACAACAGATGTTACAAAATCATTTTGTTTTTTATCCCATACATTTAATGTTGCAGTGGGGTTTAATGGATCCGCATTTGGATCTGGTTTTCCTAAATTTAATAATGTTATTTTATCAAATTCAATACATGAATTTTTACATAAATAATATCCATACATATTTACAAAATTTGGTGATAATTTCTTTTTAATAATATGTTCACGGATATATTCATAGAATGCTATTTCTCTCCATTGTTCATATTCATAAAATTTTGTTTTATCTTGTTTATTTAATAAATAACCACCTAAATTTAATTTATATATTCTTACGTTTATTGCCATTGAATCTTTTGAACATACTGCTTTTCCAAATGGTTCAGCTCGTTTAATTGGATAACATGTACGATAGATTAAAAAGCCATCTGGTAATCCTTTATATGGATTATTTGAAAATTTATTATTTATATTAAATGGATTTAATTCTAAAAATTTAATATGTGATAATAAACTATTTGCAGAATTTCCATCAAGATTTACTTCAGCTCCATCACCTTTTTGAAATAAAATAGTTCTAACATATTGAATTTGTGTAAGTCTTTCACCAACTGTTTTAAATGTAGTTGATACAGATTTTTGTGGAATTACATCTTCATATATCATTTGTAATTGACTATGTTTATCAACTGGTCCATTAGTAGTTATTTCATATACTTTATTATAATTTACAGTCATTGGATACATTGCTCCAAGCATGTTAGATGCATATGGATTAAACATGCTTGACATTTGTGCTGGAAAGAAAGGATTTGTATTTGTGATAGTTGGATACATTGTAAAACTATCTTTTGTATCTGGTTTTGGTTTTGGAGGTTGTTTAACTTGTAAATTTAAATTTACTATTTCTCCTTTCTCTGGACGTGGTTGGTGTGACGCATATTGTTGTTGTTGCTGCTGTTGATGTTGTTGTTTAACATCACCATATCTTTGTGTAAATATTTGTTCTTGTTCAACTGGTTTTCCAGGATTATTCTCATCTATAAACATTGGTATAATTTTTTCACCCCCACCTCTCATTACTTTATCATCATTTTTCAAAAAAAAAACTGATTTGTTAATTTGTATTTTTGAAGTTTTTTTCCACCACCTGTTTGCATTTGTTGAGGTTGCATACCCATAAAATTAGCCATAGGATTATTCATCATTGGTACACCTAGTTGTCCATGCATTTGTCCCATGTTCATCATACCTGGATTCATCATTGCTGGATTCATCATTGCAGGATTCATCATTGATGGATTCATCATTGCAGGGTTCATTGCCATTTCTTGTGGCATTTCTTGTGGCATTTGTTGTGGCATATTCATACCTTGATTCACTAACATTTGTCCTTCTTGTGGCATATATTGTTCTGGCATTTGTTGAGTAGGCATTTGTCCTTCTTGAGGCATTTGATTTTGCATACTATGTACTAAATGTTCTGGGGCAAGATCGAAATAACCATCGGGTAGATTTTCAAGTTTATGATGACCATAAGTACGGTTTTGTTTTTTGCTAGATCTTGATCTTGATTCTTTAGGTGTACTTGATGCACTTGATGCACTTGATGAGCTAGATTTAGATGAACTTGATTTACCTCCAGATTGTGTTATTGATGAAATACTTGTTAAATGAGGATTAATAGAACGATTGTTTGAAATACTATCAGACATATTAAATGATGTTGACGATTCTATTTTTTTTGATTTAGATTTTTTTGATGATTTTTTAGGTTTACCACCGCTCATAGAACTAAAAGATAGAGCATTAGATGCTTCTGATAATTCAGGTAGATTAATTTTTCTACTTCCTTTAATCATTGTACTATAATATTGATTAGATTTTTTATTTTTTATTTTATATAAATTATTTAAAAATCCAGATTCTATATATTTTATACCAGATTCTTTCATTTTAAGTGATGAAACTCTATTTTGATTTATTTCATTTGTATTTTCTATATTATCTATATTAAAATCTTTAAATATATTATTTTTTTTAATAATAGTTAATGCTGTAAATATTATATCTTGATTTTTATTATATTTATCTTGATCAAGTCCTTTAAATTTTTTATAGTCTTCAATTCTATATTTCTCTGGAATAATTTCATTAAAAAAATCAGTAAAATATTTTAATAATTTTTGAGAATTATCTTTTTCATTGTATTTCAAATAAAGATATATTGAATTAATTATATAATGTATATCATAATATGGATTATCGGTATTTAAATTATTAAGTAATATATCATTATTATTATTTTTTATATATTCACCTTGATGATAACTATTATCAAAATCAGTAATTTTAACCTCTATATTATTATTTTTTATTTTATAAGTCATACCACTTATTTTAATAATATCATCTGATTTTTCTTTAAAATATAATCTTATTGAATCTAAATTTAAATTATTATGTCTAAATTTATTAAATCTCTCGGATAATTTTATTAATGTTATAAAGATTTGAAATATTATATTTTTTATATCATATACTGTTATAGTCTCTATATTTTTATCTAGATATTCTTTTAATGTCATCATTTTAAAAAAATGTTCTGTAACTATAACATACATATTATTGTTATCTTTTTCATATAATTTATCAAAATCATCTTGTAATGTTGAAATTATTTTTTCTAATTTATCTTTCTCTATATCAAAACACATAATTGGAAGTAGTATATGATTGAATTTTTCTTCGAATACTACTTCACTACCCATGTACATCATTGCCATATTATATAATTCAGGACGTAATAGATCATTTAAATTATATTTTTTATTTGTGAAACCAATGGCAATAGTATAACTATTACCACTATTTTCTTTTTTATAATGTAGACGATTGTTGTAAATACCCATTTTTTTTATATTTCCTGTAAGCACTTCACTAAAATTAAAATCTTTATCTTTTCTAATATCATCGATAACTATATCTTTTTTATTAATACTATTAATACTATAACATTCATCTGTTTTATTTGCATATATTGATTCATATAAGATTTCTAAACAATAATCAATATTATCATATAAGTTATCACTCATTATATAAATATATTATATATTATTATTTAAAATTTATTTAACATTCTAGTATAAAAAGCTTGCCTGAATTTTATATTTATAAAGCGAAAATCTGCTTGAATTCTTGTTAGACGAATTCTTATGAATGCATCTAATAAAAATTGACGTAACAAAATTTAAAGAATTTTTTGCCTGAATTCTTGATATTCATTTCTAAAGAAACTGATTAATAAAAATTGACGCAGCATTTTTGATTTATTTATAAAGCAAAAATCTGCCTGAATTTTTATTTGATTATTCCTTTAGGAATAATCAAATAAAAATTGACACAAAAACAAACTAATACCTTAAGATACATATATATAATTATATACTACATGTTTCAAATATCTAAACGTTCACTTTCCTATTTTAATTATGTATTCAATAATATACAAGAAGATATCATATTTAAAACACAATCAGAATTTATTAAGGATCAATGTAAAAGTAAAGTAAATCTTGGAATTGGTGTTTATGCTGATAGAAAAGGTATATTACCTCCACCAACATCTCGTTATTTACCATTAAGTGGTGATAATACATTTCTAGAAATATCACTAAGGTTTCTTTTTGGTTTTGATAATATAAAAAATATGTTTAAGTTTCAAACATGTGGTGGTACTGGTGCTTTAAGTTTAGCTCATCAAATTATTTCATCTAAAAATATTCATGACTTAACATATGGTTTTCATATTCCAACATGGGGTAATCATTTTCAAATATTTAAAGGTGATCATATTTATCTTAAAAATAATCAATTAGAATCATCACAACCATATGATGCACTTGTAATACAAACATCATGTCATAATCCAACAGGAAATGATTATACTGACATTGAAAAAAATAATATATTAAATTATGTTGAAAAGAATAATATTGTATTAATTATGGATACAGCTTATTTTGGTTTGAGTGGTAATATTAATGAAGAAAGACAATTTTTACAAAGTGCACTTGTACGTGATATTGATCTTTTTATACCATTATCATATAGTAAAATTGCAGATGTTTATGGTCATCGTACAGGTGTTTTATTTTTTAGACCAAAATCAACAATAAAATTTAAAGATAATGTAACAACTAATACAATTATTGCTAATGTTGAACAGATGATTAGAACAAATATTTCGAATGTACCGAGATATGGTTCTGATTATATAATGAATACTTATTTTTCAGATGATAATAAACAAAATAATTTTATAAATAAAATAAATAATATGGCTGAACGTATAAATACATTTAGATCACAACTTGATAGCGATCTTAATATAAATGGTATTGTTAATAATATTAAAGATGGTCATGGTATGTTTAGTCTTCTACCATTAACACAAAAAGAAATAAAATCGTTACAAGAAAACTTTCATATATATCTTTTACCAAATGGTAGAATTAATATTTGTGGTCTAACTGATAATAATTATGATTATATTATTAATGCAATTATTAAAACTAAAAATATTTAATTATAGTTCAGGTCATTATATCTTTCTATCCTATTTCAGATATAAATCCTCTAAAGTTCTCATTTTATCTTTATTTGGATTTTCACTACCTAATAATTTTATAATATCTATATTATAAGTATTTGATTCTACATTATTTTTTCTAGGTGTTTTTGTTTTATTTCTTGATGATTTTTTAGATTCTTTCTTAGATCCTTTTCTAGATCCTTTCTTACTTGGTGTTTTAAATAAATTATCGTTATCTTTATCAACACTTAATATTTTATTAAAATCATATCTAATACCATTTGTTTGCTGTTGTTTTGGTTCATTTGTTCTAAATTCTTCAAAAAATGGATCTTTTTTTAATAATTCATCTGGTGTAATATATTCATCATTTACGAGAATTCTACCCTTTTCATGAACAACACCATCTGTTTCTTCTCTATATTTTTTAGGTACTACTCTATCAATAAATTGTTTTACTTCTTTTGGAACACAATTATCAGTCAATATTTGTGGAAAAAAACCCTTTCTAATTAAAGTATTAAAAAAATAATGTATATCATAATATCTATTTTGTTCTGGTGTTATATTAATTCTTTTAGTCCATTTTGATGAAACCTTTATATTGTCTACTATACCTGGAATACATGCAAAATCAAAATCCCATAACTTAATTTGATAACCTATATTTGGTACTTTGTATTTTGATCCTACTACTAAATATCTATAATATTCTTTTTTCATACTTATTTTTTGTATTAATATATTATTTGCTTTCATATCATTGTGTCTAAATGCTGGATATTTTGATTGGATTATAGCTAATACAGATAATATTTGAAAGAAAAATACTTTCCAATGTGTTATACTAAAATGTGTATAATTATTTCTAAAATAATCTAATAAATCACCTCTGTTAGCCCATTCACTTATTAATATTGATACTGTTGAACTAAAATCCCCATTATGATATCTTTCTACAAATTCTTTATATCTCTCGTTTTTTTCATCTATTTTATCTAATTTTACTAAATTAACAAATGTATCAATATTTGTATTAAAAGTACCAAATGGTATTATTAAATGCGGTGTTTGCCTTTTAACTATAAAATAACTTAATACTTTTAACATCATTAATTCAGCATTCTCTGGTCTTCTTATATCATTTATACTTCCATATTTTTCTTTTTTAGGATATGCTACTACTTTAACTGCATATTCAAAATTATTATCTTCAGAAATTCCTTTAAAAGTATGTCCAGTAGTTCCACTTTTAATATATTTTAATTTTCCACCTATTTGATTTATTATGTTACTGAAATCAAATAATTTTTTCTTTAATACAACTCTTGTATCATAAGAATCACCACTTTCATTTTCATTTATATTTTTACATACAAAGTTTTCAGTATCTGTTGAATCAAAATTTATAAGTGGTTGTAGATCTTTTCCATCTAATAAATTTTTTATAAATTGAATTCTCATAGGTATAGAATCTTTATCTTCTATATTGTCAATTTTTATATGATCCATATTTTTCTCAAAAATATCACTCATTAAATAATATATATATATATTTACTATAATTTTATTATAAATAAAATAAACGTACAATTAAAATATTTGAAAAAGTAAATAAAAATGCTAATGTGTTAGTGTCATCTTAGACTGTGAGAATTCTATATGATTTATCTTTTCTATCTTTGGTTGTTCTTGAAAAAAAGATTTCTCTTCTTTAGGTGTTTTGACTATGATGAATTCTTCACCATCAATTACAATCACCAGTTCGTTATCAGTGTGTGAAAAGTAGTGAGAGATTTGAGTAGCCATGTTTGTTTCAGTACTTACTGTTCTGACGTATCGTATGTGATATATATCTTTGTTTTTGGAATATATAAACATTTGGTATTTTCATTTTTTTATTATTTTATTAAATCAAAATCTATCATTGGTAGTTCTACCTCACATAACCAATATATATCATTATCATAATTAATCTTATATTCATTTGGAAACATATATCTTGTTCTTATATCTTTGAATTTATCAATATTTACTGATATGTCTTTTAAAATATCATTATAATAATATGGTATAACTGATAATAGTTGTTTATCCATATTTATTGTTTCTTTATATGGTATTTTTATTTCTTTATTATTATTTATCATATCATTTATGTATCTAATTAAATCTGATGCAAATGGTGCATCATCAAAGTAATAACAAAATTGCCACGATGGCATAGATATATCAAAATAATAATTACATATCCATTGTATCATTTCAATATAATTTTTACATATATTATCTATAAAATGATCTTGATTAATTCTTGAATTGAATTTAATCTCATAATATCTAAATTTATAATCTTTTTTTTCTCCTATACCTAATTGTATTAAATCAGTTTTTTCTATATCTTTTAAATTATCTCTATTCCATATATCTCTATCATAATCGATTGTTGCATTACAACGTCTATTTTTGTTTTTATTTTTATATGCTGGTATATCACTAGTATAGAATTCATGTTCATAGTCTCCTATATATTCAAATATCATTTTCAAATTATTCCAATTAATTTTTTTTTTATCATAATTATAAATATATGATTGAGTATATGAATACATTTTACAATATGCTTCTATTAAATATTCAATACCATTAATTCTAATATTTAATGTTGGTATATGTGGTATAAAATCATTTCCTAATAAGAAACATAATATTATAAAATCTTTTGAAAAATCAACACTATTTAGATCTAATTCTAAGTAATCAATATATTCTTCTAATTTATTAATTATATATTCATTATATGTATTAATTACATTTTTGATTGATAGGTAACACAATGGTTCATTAACATCATCTGTAATTGGCTGATTTATATTTTTAAGATGTTGAAGTTCTCTTAATAGAAATATTTCACTATTATTAGTATATGCCGATAATGCTAAAAATATAAGATCTGCATCTAAACCATATATAACATGACGTTTCTTTATTTGTTCTTCATTTTGTTTAATATATCTTATTATTTTATGTTCTCCTTCACCTGGTTCTTTATATGATGAATATATAATGTTAGGTAATCTATTTTTAAATTTTTCAAGTGCATTGTCTAATTTAATCATAAAGTTAGTTCCAGGAGTAATGACTATATTAGACCATTCTGTATTTTTATTAATATTGTATTTTTTATTTAATTGTTCTGTAAATTTTTTATCTATTACTGATTTATATCTTCTCTTACGTTGTTGATTTATTTTAGCAACTGGGGCAACTCCATCAACTGCTATATATATATTGTCTGTTGGTTTTACAAAATCAATAATATACTTAATATATTTTATTATTCTTTTTATCATTAACTCTTCTAGTTTATCAATATCGGTAATATTAGAATAAAGTTTTAATATATCAAAACATTTTGGATGAAATAGACAATTTGCGTCAAAATATAAATTATTGATATCTTTTAAATTATTTATAATAATATTATTATGAACATTGTTTTTCATAAGCCATACAAAAAATCCAGGTACACCCATATATAGTTATTAAATTAATTACTTGTTATTAGATTATTAACTATTATTATTTCAAATTTTATTTTATTTTATTAATTTTTATTTTATTTTATTAATTATTATTATATAAAAATGAGTCAATTTAATAGAGATCTCTATTCATTAACATCTGCTATGTCACCAACTATGTCTTTTGCATTAACTGGTGGTAAAAGTGCTAAATCCAAGAAAACATCCAAGAAAACATCAAAAAAAGGTTCACGTAAACAATCAGGTGGTCGTGGAATGCCCCAATTTATGGTTGATATGATGGCTGTTAAAAAAGAAGTTAAATCTAAACATACTGATATTAAAGATGGTCCCGCACTCTCCAAAGTTGTTAGTGAACAACTCAAATCAAAAGGTTCAGTTGATAAAGCAGTTGAAGCATTAAACAATATGTCATCATCTGAACTTAAATCAAAATTAGATACAGTTAATAGAGAAATCGCTGAAAAACGCGCTTCTAAGAAACAATCACGTCAATCTTCTAAGAAATCTTCTAAGAAATCAAAACAATCACGCGGAATGCCCCAATTTATGGTTGATATGATGGCTGTTAAAAAAGAAGTAAAAGCCAACCATACTGATATTAAAGATGGACCAGCACTATCCAAAGTTGTTAGTGAACAACTTAAATCACAAGGTTCAGTTGATAAAGCAATTAAAGCATTAAATGATATGTCATCATCTGATCTTAAATCAAAATTAGAAAAAGTTAATAGAGAAATTGCAGAAAAACGCGCTTCTAAGAAACAAGCATAATAAATATAAGTTATAATTCACATCCAATTAATTGATCAGTTATTGGTGTAAAATTATGTTGAATTATTTCGGGTGATGCATCGTTGTCTAATTTTTTTTTTTAAAGAATGATAGTTTATATTTGTCAAAGTTTCCAAATAGAAATTTTTTAAAATTTTCATAATATGATTCATCTATTTCACAATTATATCTATATATCATACAATTATCGTATTTTTTATGAAAATCATTAATTATATTTTCATTATATACTTTTATATTTATATCGACTGCAGCCTTAATACTTCTTGAACCATCACATGGTAAAAATCTTCCCTCAGTAATACCTCTATTAATACTTCTTTTATATAATAAATTTACATTTGATGTATATGGATAAACTATTATTGGTATATAACCATACCATTTTAATAAATATAATAAATTATTCACATAATTTATGTCTGCTGTGGCAATTTCAAAAAATATATTTTTATTTAAAAAGGATGCAATAAATATCATTAATTCTGATAAACTATCTGCTCTATTTTTAACATATATAGGATAAATTGTTCTTTTAACTATTTCTGGAATATGACCACGTAATATATCAACATTATTATCGTTATTTAATACAATTTTATTTTCATCAAAATATTCCTTTACTGTTTTTTTTAATTTTTCAATAACAGTAATATTTTCATCCTTTATTATTTTATCATATGTTAATTTATCTACATTTGTATCTATAAATGTACTATAAATGTATTTTTCTTCAAGATTTTCTTCATAATATTTTTTAATAATATGTGCAGACAATTTTCTAGCAAGTGTTTTTCCTGAAGCAGGTGGTCCATATAGGATAACAAAATATTTGTTTTTTGTTTTATTATATTCACCAGAACATTTAAATTTATTATCTAAATAATTCATAAAAGATGAAAAATCAGTTGGATCATATGCTAGTTTATCATTACAACCACCAGTTAATTTAATGTCAATATATTTACATATATCTTTAATTTGTTTAGATTCTATATATTTTTTTTATATTTTTCATATTTATATTTAAATTGATTATCCATAATATTATTATATATAAATAATTTAATTATTTATAATATTCTACCTGTTTCATCCCATACTCTAAATTCATTATCATTTATTATTTCTAAATATTGATATCTTCTATTATGATGTTTTTGTTTATATGTTGTATAATATTTATCAAATGTATCAAATGCTGAACTACTACCATTGTCAACACGCCAAATTTGATCACCACAAGTACCATTAATATCTTTATTTAATAAAAATGATTGTGGTGTATGTCCAATTATCATTTTTTGTGCATTGAATAATTTTAATACTTTAGATATATTATCTTTACATTCTGGATAATCTATTGGCGCATTTGCTGGTAAACTTCCTAATATTCTTGTCCAAAACATAGAATCCTGAGATCTAATAAGATTTGATACACTATTAGTCTGAACTAATCCTAATAACCATTTTTTAATTAATATATTTACATTCTCGACATCCAAATATCCAGTAAATTTTAATTGTTGTACTAAACTATCAATAATACCTGCATGAACAAATAAATTTGATCCTATAATTACTGTTGCATTACGCGTACAACCTAAAAATTTACCATATTCATTACCTGGTTGAAAAGCATGTTTTCTTGCTTCTGCACCATCTTCGAAATCAATATCAGGTACTTTATATTGTTTCAATATATTTGATAATCCTTTAAAAGATACATATTGTACTTCTCCTAATGCATTTAATAATTCATGATTACCTAATAACGATATTACTGCTCCTCCAACTTTTACTGCTTGTTCATGTAGATTAGTAAATAATTTTAATATTTTTAAATCAGAATCTTCATCTTCTTCTGGATTAATTGTCTTTGGATTATCACATGTATAAGATCCATTAGGTCTACATCTGTCAATTTGATCACCAACCTGAACAAGATGTGTATCTCCACCAATCCATTCCATTTCATATTCTATATCTTCTTGTGTTATAGTTTTAGATACAGATATTGATTTTTCATCACTACTTACACTGATATCTACATTTATATTACTTGTTTTAGTACTTGTCTGTCTACTTATTTTTCTATTCTTTTTAGATTTATTTTTTTTAGATTTCTTTATTGGTGTGTCTCGTGTAACTGTTTTTGTTACTGTTCTTGATAGTTTATTTTCTTTAACTATTTTAGCGAGTTTTGCCATTTCTAATAATTTAATAATCATATTATAATCACCGTGAATATCTCCAAAAACAACAATACGTTTAACCTTTTGATATATAAATGGTATAAAAGAATATTTTGAACAATGTGATTTAAATTCATTTTCTTTAAAATCTATTACATTTTGGTTTTCTAACATAAAAATATATATTTACATAAGATTATATTATTAATTATTATTATTATTTTATTATTAATTATTTATATTTATCGACCAATTAGTTGGATGAGGTAGTGGTATTCTATTTTTAACTGATATATTGCCGATATCTAATAATTTGGAATACTGTTCTGACTCATATATATTAAATCCTCTTGTAACTGGATCCTCTAAATATCTTTTAACAACTTGTATTTTAAATTTTTTTGTCATATCTTTATAACCATCATCTTCATGGTGATATTTTATTTTCTTGTCATTTTCTTTTCTAATATTTTCAAAATATTTATCAACATGTTCTTCAGGCTTTCTTATTGATTCATTAAATGTTTTTTCTTTTTTATCAATATATTTCTTAATTAAATCAGTTTGTTTATTTAATATTTGTTCTTGTTCACTAACTATATTTTTTAATTGTTTAATTTCTAAATTATCTATACCTGATATATCTGGTTTTACAATATTTTTTTTTGATTCTAATATTGTTTTATTTAATGTAAATATTTCAACATAAACTGTTAATATTACTACTATTAAAAATATCACAATAATTATATATGTTTTAATTTGCATATAATAATTATATATAAGAAAAATAATAAAAACTAATTATCTAGAATAAGATTTTTTTATAATGGAGTATATGTTATTGAATCTTCATCATATCCAGAATAACCATCTGATGATAATCTTGATCCACATACATCAATAACATCATCAGATGAGGGTTGTGTTAATTGTTGTGTTCTATTATCGGTTTGTAATGAATTTGAATGATCAGCATCGGCATGTGGATGATCAACATCATTTGCAGCAGTTAATTTATTTGTTTCTACTTGTTGTGATGCGGGTTTTTGTAAAGCAGCTCTATCAATAACTGGTTCTTTTGGTAATTCATGTTCTTGTTCTGCTTCTGCTTGAGTAAAATGTTCAGCTCCTCCAATTTTCTTTAAAAGATATGCACCAACAACTACTATAACAGATGTTAATAAAGCAACTTTAACACTTCTTGCTAATAAATAAGCAAGTAAAAATACATATACTAATTTAACAGCATAATTACCAAAAAATTTAACAAGAGATGCATTTAACATAGGAGCAGCAGCAGGAGCATATAAAATTAAAGCAACTAATACAACATTATTAAGATAACTATTTGAAAAAATACCTAATTGTTTTGTAAGAACTCTATCAGTTGTATCAAGTGCTTTATTTGTTAAAGATCTTACAGAACTTACCGATGAACTTAATGTTTCCATTTATATATAATAATATTAGAATTAGTAAAAAATTTGAATTTAAAATTCATAATTTATATTAAAAGTATAATTATTATATAACTTATATGAAATGTCTAAAATATAAAGGTTATTATATTAAAAAATCTAGTCTATCTGAAGAACAGATTACTAAAATCAAACAAGATCTTAAAGTAAAACCAAAGTTAATAGAATTTGGAGAAAAAACTAGTGATACATCGTATAAACTATATAAATCAACTAAAAAATATTTTATTGTTCCAAAATATTATGGATTACAAAACTTTGGGGAAACTGCTTTTAAAGTACCACATGATACACATAATATAAATTTTAATGGAGAACTTCGCGATTATCAAGTTCCTATAGTTAATAAACTACTTGATCATCTTAATAATAAAGGTGGTGGATTATTAAGTGTTCCATGTGGTCGTGGTAAAACTAGTATGGCTATATATATTGCTCATAAATTAGGTGTTAAAACCTTAGTAGTAGTCCATAAAAGTTTTCTACTAAATCAATGGAAAAAACAAATTAAAAGATTTTGTAATATAGATGCTGGTACTATTCGTGGTAAAATAATTGATGTTGAAAATAAAGAAATAGTTGTAGGTATGATTCAAAGTATAAGTATGAAAGATTATGATGATGATGTATTTAATAAATTTGGATTAGTAATTTATGATGAATCACATCATTGTGCATCAAAAGTCTTTTCTCAGGCTTTGATGAAAACATGTTGTAAATATACTCTCGCATTAAGTGCAACCCCATATAGAACGGATGGTTTAATTAAAGTAATGCATTGGTTTCTTGGTGAAACTATATATCGTGAAAAATTACGTATTAATAATCAAGTAGTTTCTAAAATATTTACATTTACAAGTTCTGATGAAAAATTTAAAGAAAAATCTATTCATTATGGACCACAAAAAGGAAAACCAGATATTATTAAAATGATGAAGAATTTATCAGAATTGAATCAAAGAACACAACATCTTATTAATATAATAAATGAAATACGTAAGGATCCTGATAGAAAAATTATTATTCTTAGTAAATATGTAGATCATCTTAAAAGCATGAAAGAAGGTATTGATGAATTAATTAAAAAAGACATAGAAAATGGTAAACTTTTAGATGATGAAATAAAAACAACATTATATATTGGAGCTATGAAACAATGGCAGAGAGAAGAAGCTGAAGCCGATGGTGATATTTTCTTTGCAACAAATGATTTAGCAAGGGAAGGATTGGATATAGAACGACTAAATACTGTTATATTGGCAACTTCACAAAAAGATGTAAATCAGTCTGTTGGACGAGCTATGAGAAAATTATTAGAAAATGGTGATCTAAGACCATTGATTATTGATTATGCTGATAATCTATCATCTTTTAAAAATCATGCGCGTATTCGAAAAACATTCTATAAACAATGTAAATATCTTATTGAAGAATATGTAATTGATGATGATAAAATATTTACTGATGATGCTCAAACAGAAACAACTCTTGCCGAATGTTTGAAAACTGAACCGGTCGAAATACTTGTTGAAAGTGATAAAAAAAATGATGAAAATGAGGATAAAGATCTCCAAACGAAACAAAATGGCAAAGACACTTTTTTATGCTTGGAATCGCAAGGCGATTCGCAACCGAAAAAAATAATTAAATCTGGTAGAATAACAAAACGACTGATATAGTATATTTTTAATGTCTTGTTAGTTTAGAGTCAATACAAAAATTGAATAAACTAACTATTTATATAATTCTACGAGAACCAATATTATAGACAACACAAGTATTCAAAATGGATAATAATCTACACATACCTGATGAAAGAATTACTTGGTATAACTTTATGCATATAATCAGCCAAAATTTAGATGAAGAAACTATGACGCGGTATCTTTTGCGCGATTTGGATAGATCCCAAATAAATCATATATTTTATAAGAATGGAATACTTGCCTATTACAATAACCAGTTCTATAATGATTTGGTTCGCGTCATCTAGATACTTTTTTTAAGTCGTAGATACTTCATTTTATATTTCATATATTATTGAAAAAAAAAATGATATATAATTTATTTAACTTTAAATCTATTAAAATATATAATAACAAATGCAAAATACTTTATGGATTGAGAAATATAGACCAATTAAAGTAGACGATATATTAGTTGATGATACGATTAAAATAGAAATTGATAAAATAGTTAAAAATAAGAATATTCCAAATATGATATTAACTGGTACTCCAGGTATTGGTAAAACAACAACTATTCTTTGTATTGCTAGAAAATTATATGGTAAATATATGGATGATGCAGTGTTAGAACTAAATGCATCTGATGAACGTGGAATTAAATTAATTAATAGTGGTGAGTTAAATACATTTTGTACTCATAAACTACCATATTATGAAAAAGATATTAATAATCATCCTCAACATAAATTAATTATTTTTGATGAAGCTGATAATATGACTGAAAAAGCACTGCCTATAATTAGTATTCTTATGGATAAGTTTCATAATACTACTCGCTTTGTATTTACATGTAATACATCATCAAAAATAATAGAATCTATCCAATCAAGATGTAAAATTATTAGATATATGCGTTTACATGTTGATAAAATAGTTAATAGATTAGAAACTATACTAAATTTAGAAAAAATAAAATATGATAGAAAAGCATTATATGAAATAGCACAATATTCAGCTGGTGATATGAGATATGGTATTAATTTATTGCAATTAGTTGCTGATAGATTTAAAAATATTACCATAAATAATATTCAAATATTATGCGAAACACCATCTAATACTGTAATTGGTGATATTTTAGATATTGTAAAGAAAGATACAAAACAAGCATTAATAAAGGTATATGAATTAAAAGATTCTGGATATAGTGTTAATGATATATTTATTGGATTTTTTAATTTTTTGAAATCTCCAAATATATCAATAGATGATAATTATAAAATGAATATATTACTTATTCTGTCTGATTATATTTATAATATATCGAAGTATTCTGATACCGATATTAATCTTACTAATTTTATTCTGGATATATCTAAATAAAATTGAAAATTTTAATTATATGGCAATCTATATAGTAAATATACATTATTAAATCACCGAACAGACAATGTCTATTAACACTTTTATTAACGCGTGCATCAATGATGACGTAAGTATATTTTCTAGTATTCTTGAAGATAATTCTTTTTCATTAGATTTTATTCAAAATGATAGTATAGTTACTATTAAAAATAAGATGTTCCATCTAAATAACATTACTTGGACTGATATTATTGGTAAATATATTCTATCATCTTTTAATAATAAAAATAAAATTATGAATTATATTATTCAATTAGTCCAAAATCATACCATTAATCTAAATGTTGATTATGATTTATTTCAATTTTCTCTTTTTATGAAAATAGATTGTGATAATGTTTATGGTCTACGACTTATTTATAGTGTTATGAATCAAATAGACTTTGAACTAACTAATCAACAAATTATACAATTACTCGAAAGATGTTTTATGAAATCATCATCAAAGTGTTCAAAGTATTTACAATCATGCTATGACAACATTGATGATATTATCATAGAAATTGATAATGTAAATTCCAGACCAAAGTTTCTATCTTTTCTTGTTCAAACACAAAATAAATCATTTAATATATTTAAGACAACATCTAAATATTGTAAGGTAGCAAATTAAAAATTGAATTAGTATTATCACTAATACTTATATATGTTATTTATATTACTCATCAACATTATCGATAATATGTCTAATAATAGTGATTATTGTGATTATTGTAGCGCGACATGTGGATTTCTAGAAAGTTGTACGACACATTGGTCAAATGGTTGTAAATCTGATGGCTTACCTCAAGATGTGATGTGTATGGAATGTTTTTTTCCACTTCCACTATCTATGGCAATTGTTATAGATGTTTTATTCTGTCCGTTTCAAACGATATATTATATTGGTAAGTGTATTGGTAAGTGTATTGGTAAGTGTACTTGTAAAACTAAAAAAAATAATGTTGATTCATCTGTTATTTCGCAACAACCAACTATTGTTACAAACTCGGAAAATCAACAATAAGAAAACAATATTATAAATTATTATGATGCTAAAAATAGAGAACTTGTTAAATCGTAATGTATGATTTACTTACAAAAAAAGCTGATTTTTTTTATATTTAATTAAATTAATTCTATATCTATATATTAATTCTATACAATGCATGACATATCAAGTTATTTACAAGATTATAAAATTATAAATGATTCAATACATGGGTCAATATGTTTATCTCGATTAGCTACACAAATAGTAGATACTCCAGAATTTCAACGTTTAAGATATATAAAACAACTTTCGACATGTTATTTTGTATTTCCAAATGCTGTACATACACGATTTGAACATAGTATTGGAACATATCATATATGTAAAAAAATGTTATATAACCTTAAGAAAAATTCAAAAAAAGAAGAAATAAATAATATAAAAGATATACCAGAATTACAAAATAGATTTAAATATAAAAATGATACTGATTATCTTGATGATTTTATTATTGAACTTGTTTGTATTGGCGCATTATGTCATGATTTAGGTCATGGTCCATTTAGTCATTTATTTGATGATAACTTTGTTCAGAAAAAAACAAATATTATAGAAGAAAATAAATATCATGAAATCAGATCTTGCAAGTTATTAGAAAAAATTATAAAATCAAATCCATTTCTTGATAATCTATTTTTTGATTCAGAAATAAAATTTATTGCTAATATAATTAATCCAAATCCAAATATTCATAAAAGTTATATATATCAGATTGTATCAAATAGTTTAAATAGTATAGATGTTGATAAATTTGATTATTTAACAAGAGATTCTAAAATGTTAAATATAAATATATCTTTTGATTATATTAGACTTATTAATAATTCAATGGTAATTAATAACACTATATGTTATCCTAAAAAAATAGATTCAGATATAGTTAATATGTTTCAAACACGTCATTATATGCATAAGAAAGTGTATACGCATAAAATAGTTGTTTCAAGTTTATTATTGATAACTGAACTATTAGATATATTGGATAGCATTATTAATTTCTCTGATTCAGTTGACAATTTAGATGAATTTATAAAATATACTGATGATTATATTATTAATTTTGCTAAGTTTATTATCAATAATAAATTAAATATTGATATAGATATAGATAAAATAAATAACTTAGAAAATATATTAAATAAGATTGATAATCATTCTTTTTATACAATGGTTTATTATAACTATATTGATTGTTCAAATACTACTGATAAATTTTATAACTTTAAACAAGATATTTGTGATGATAATGATTTAGTATTATTTGAATCTGTTATTGGTTTTATTAGTGGAAAAAAAAAGAATCCATTAGAATCAGTGTATTTATATCAATCTAAAAATCCTTATCAGAATCTTGAAATACTTACAAATACTAATGTTGAAAGACTATTGCCAAATAAATATCAAGAAAAAATATTAATTATATTCTATAAACATAAAAATAATTTTGAAATAGTTGAAAAACTTAAGAATTTTTTTATCCCTTCATAGTTACATAACAACTATTTATTGTTATTGAATTTAAATTAGATACTATAATACTTTTTAATTTAATATAATCAGCATCTATTATTATATTTGTAATACATGTATTTGACATACCATAGTAAATATCTACATAATAATTTGATTTTGAGTAACTAATATTATCTTTTGATGTATATAAATAAAATCGTATAGGTAATAAATTCATTGCTATAATATCTTCAAAATTTATATCAAAAGATTTATATTTTTTTAATTGTATTGAATTTGATACTAATATATTTAAACTTGTTGCAAATATAAATCTGTTAGTAGTATAATCATTTATATTATGTACACATAATGCTCTATTCGTATCAGTTGTTGGTATAATGGTATTAATACTATTACCAGATGCATCATATAAACCAGTTTTTAAAAATACATCTTGTAGTGTATCTGGATTTATACTTACTACTGGTGAACTAGGTAATATAAATGTAAATAACTTTAATCTATTCTGTTTTTGATTAGATGTATTTCTAAATCTAACTCTAAAATATTGTGCAGTAATAGATAATAAATATGTTTTTGTTCCCTCTGTAATTACAATATTATTTATTGTAACATCTTTAATATCAGATTGTTGAATATTATATTCTGTTGTAAATGCATATGGTTCTTCAATAATATTAGTAAAATCTATTGATATTTTACCTGGTACATCAGTTGAAACCGATACAAGTAAACCAGCACCTGATGTAATTTTTTGTGGTTGTGGACGAAATTCTTGATTTGGATTTAAACCACCTAATTTATTAGTCGAACCAGTTACAAAACCATCGCTATCATAATTACTATGTTGTGATTGCATATATTATATAAGTAATAATTAATTAAGTAATAATTAATTAATATCTTTTAAAATAGGTAATATATATGATTCTAATTCTTTATATTTATTTTTATACATATCAATTGTTATATTATTATTTGTTTCAGCTTCTTCTAGCCAATTATCAAACTCTGATATATTTATATATACTTCATTATATTTTTCTCCTAATTTTATCTTATATTCTGGTGTTTCTATAGTTCGTTTTATTGATGATATATAGTTATCCAAATAATTCTTAGATTCTATCTTTTCTTTTATTAGTTTATCAAATTCTGCATATTTATTTGCTTCATTTATCATTGTATTTATTTGCTCTTTGTTTAATCTATCTTTCCGATTTTCTATAATTATTTTATTTTCTTTTCCAGTTGATTCTTCTTGTGCATGTACACTCATTATACCATTTGCATCAACAGTAAATGTAACTTTTATTCTTGGCATACCTTTTGGTAAAGGTGGTAATCCAGATAATTCAAATGTACCTAATAAATTATTATCTTTTGTTAATTCTCTTTCTCCTTCAAATACTTTTATAGTTACACCTGGTTGATTATCTGTAAATGTAGAAAACACTTCTTCTACTGAATATGGTATTGTTTGATTTCTTTTTATCATTTTAGACATCACACCACCTGCCGTTTCAATTCCCAAACTTAGTGGTGTTACATCTATTAATGTTATTTCACCACATGACATTTTATGATTTGATAAAATTGCTCCTTGTATAGTTGCACCATATGCAACTGCTTCATCTGGATTTATATTTGATCGTATTTTATTTGGAAATTTCTTTTCTAATAAGTCTCTTACAGCTGGTATTCTTGTTGACCCACCTATTAATACTACATCATCTATATCTCTATCTGAAAATTTAGCGTCAATTAATGCTTTTCTAATCGGTTCTAATGTTCTTTCAAATGTTTCTTTACATATTTCTTCAAAAATATTTTTTGTAACTGACATATTTAGATCTTGATTATCATAAAAGTTTTCTACTAATATTGTTGCAACATTAGTATTTGATAATGTTTTTTTTGCATTCTCACATGCTGATTGTAATTTTCTCATTGATTTCATGTTTTGTTTTAATTTATAAAATTCTTCTAAACTATTATTATATTTCTCTACTTTTGTTGTTGTATTTTTAACTTCTTTTTTAATAAATTGTTGTAAACATTTAAGTTCATCTATAGTTTTAACATTATATAAAGTACATAATTGTAATTTATCTTCCTCTGATAATAATCGTGTTTTTAATATATTTTTTTCAACATAAGAAAATAAAACATATTCTTTTAATTTAATATCAAAGTCCTCACCTCCTAAATGTGTATCACCTGCTGTTGATTTTACTTCAAAAACACCATCATCTAATGTTAATATTGTTACATCAAATGTACCCCCTCCTAAATCATATACTAAAATATTTTTTGTATTTTTTTCATTTAGACCATATGCAAGAGCGGCAGCTGTAGGCTCATTTATAATTCTTAAAACTTCTAAACCAGCTATTTTTCCAGCATCTTTTGTTGATTGTCTTTGCGAATCATTAAAATAAGCTGGTACAGTTATAACAGCTTTTGTAACTTGTTTATTTAGATATTTTTCAGCTATTTCTTTTATTTTTTTTAATATCATTGCTGATATTTCTTCTGGATAAAATTCTTTTTCTTCATCTAAATATTCTACTAGTATTTTTGGTTTATTATTCTTATCACTAATAATTTTATAAGTATAATGTTCTAAATCCTTTTGTATAGTTTCATCATTAAAATTTCTACCAATTAATCGTTTTGCATCATAAACAGTATTTCTTGGATTTTGACCAGCCATATTTTTAGCTACTTCTCCAATATATCTTTCTTCACTTGTAAATGATACATAACTTGGAAGAGTTCTATTTCCTTGCTCGTTTGCAATAATTTCTACTTGATTATGTATATATACACCAAAACAACTATATGTTGTACCAAGATCAATTCCTATAACTATATCATCTGTATTAGACATAATACAATAAATGAATAATATTTTAAATAGATTTTAACACAAATAAAAATATTGATATAAATATATATTACTTATATATTATGTTATAGTTATTATATATGAAAACATCTAAATCAGAATTAAATTTATCGAGTTTAAATAAAGATGCTTTTATTATGTCAAAACCAATTAATATATATACATCAAGAAGTGGTATTATTAATAGAAATAATTTAAGTGATCAAAATAATCAAACAAATGATCTATCTTATTCTATGTATTTAGAAAAATCAGAATCTAGTATGTCAGTCTCACCGGATATTACATTGAATTCTATATTCCCAAAGAAAAATGATAAATGGGTTGATTCCAGTTTAGTATATAAATGTCAAGGATGTGCTATTAGTTTTGGATTATTTACTAGAAAACACCATTGTAGAGCATGTGGAGGTGTTTTTTGTAGTTATTGTTGTAATAAATATATTGATATTCCAAGAAACATTATAGATATACCACAAGAAGATAATACTATCAAAGTAACACTTAAAAAATCATTACGATGGTTATATGGAGAAACTAAAGAATTAACTTGTAATAATTGTGATAAAAAAATTAAAGACTTAAAAGATATAGAGTATTTAATAAAAATTTGTGAATATTTAGATTTAAAAACTCTCTATATCATGAAAAAAGTATCTAAAAATTTTAGAATAGCTTCTTTACATGTTTTATCTAAATTTCGAGATATACAATATGGATCACATTTAAAAATATATTCACAATGGGATGATTTTATATTGTGGAATAGTTATCAATATTTATTAATTCATAGTGTATGGTTAACTATAATAATAAAAAATTGTTTATATCATACAATGAAAACAAAAAATGATAATAGATTAAAAATAATTTATGAATCTCTAAATAATTCAAAAAAATATAAATCTCAAAAATGTATGGTATTGTTATGTTCACGTAAATGTACCCATAATTTAGAATTTGATGATATTATTGAAATATTTGATTATATTAAATTTATTATATCAGAAGATGAAAATATTCTAGATTTTGATGTTATTAAATCACTTATATTATTGTTAACTGAAAAATTACTAAGTATTACAAAGTTATATATAATAATTCCAATATTGTCAAATATTTTTATGTTCCTTTTTGATTATGAACAAATAAATCTTGATAAAGTATTTATTAAAAAATTATTTAGTATATTTTTCATAAATGATCATAATAAAGATACTATGATTATGAATTTATTATATGAACATAATTTTCATGAATCTATAAATAAAAATGTTATAGAAGATAATGATAACTTTTTAAATATGATAACAAAATATATTATATCAGTTTATGGTCTTGAATATATTAATGATATTTTAAAAATGAATACATCAATTACTAATATTATTAATGATACAGTTACCGACTTTGATTTTCCATTTACATATCCATTTAATCCATCATATAAAATTATATCAATTATTAATAAACATGTAATTAAAAGTAATACTAAGCCTATATTATTAGAAGTATATATTAAACATAATAAAGATAATATTAAGAAAAATGTAAAATTTATTATTAAAAAAGATAAAAATTTACGAAAAGAACAAATAATAGCATGTTTAATAGATATTTTACAATTAAAGATAAATAAATTTAACTTTGAGTTAATTCCAACATATAAAATAATTATGATAAATAAAGATATTGGATTATTAGAATTTATTGATAATGCTGTAACTTTAAGATCAATAAGTGATAAAGGATTTACATTACAAAATTATATATTAAATCAAAATATGAACAATAAATTAGATATTATTAAAACTAGATTTGTTCATAGTTTAGCAATTTCAAATGCTATTGCTTATATAATAGGTATTGGTGATAGACATCTGGATAATATTATGATTAATACAAATGGACAAATATTTCATATTGATTATGGGTATATTATGGAAAATCCAATAGGTATATTTAATATGCCCGAAATAAAAGTTACAAATGATATTATTGACTTTTTAGGTGGCATAAATAGTCTATACTATGATGAGTTTAAGAAACTTATAGTTAAAATTTATAACTTGTATAGAGCAAATAAAAATATATTATACATATATTTTAAGTATATATGTGATTCTGGATATTTAAATTGGCAAATGGTATCAAATAAATTAGATTCAAAATTAATGATTGGTATGAAATGTAAAGATGTTGAAATAACTCTTATAAATGAAATAGAATCTGGTAATAGTTTTACTGATATGATATCAGATATGTGTCATAGTTATAAACATAAAATGAATAGTTTTATTAGTTAAAATAATTTTTATACTTCTAATAGTTTTGTTTTTGTTTTTACATTAATTTTATCTTTGTTACTATAAATCATTAACATAACATCTTTTTTTGTATTACTCTGTGCTTCATTATCTCCATAATTTTCTTCAAATTCTCTAAAGTTTTCTATTATTTTTGTATTAATTTCTTTATTCTCTTCAAGTTCATCACATTTATTAACCAATAGATTATACTTTCTTGATATTAGTCTATCAAGTGTGTCACTTTTATCTTTTAAAACCCATTCATTGTCTTCATAAACATACATATATTTTGATTTTATATTAGTTATACATATATTGTGATTTCCAGGTGCATCTGCATCAAAGTGTATTTTTTTTATAAATTTTATAAATCCAGGAAAAAATCCATTAAGATATTTTTTATAATCATCTAGAGTTATATGTGACAAGTCTTCTTTTCCATATGAATTTATATTTACTATTAAATTATTGTTATTTATTGTGTTATTATTATTAATAATTTGATTATTTGGTGGTTGTTTTTTCATCATTTTCTCCATCATTTTTTTTAATTCTTTTATTTCTTGGTTTTGTATTTTAATTATATCTTTTTCTTTTAATTTATTAATTTCTTCTATTAAATTATCCTTGTCTTTTAATAGTTTTTTCTTTTCATCGCAAAAATTTTTCATATGACGTTGAGTATTACTTCTAGAAGATAAATTTTTATTACAAAACAAACATTTAGTTTCTGTATTTAAAGATTGTTCTGTTAATGTTTTAATTAAATCATCAATTTTTTTTATTTTTTTATTATAAACACTATTAATATTTTCATCTGTATCGCATGGTTTTTTATTTGTTTTATGTCTATCTAGTAAATATTTATACTTGAAATCCTGACCACATTTTTCACAAGAGTGCATAATAGTTATATTATATATAATATATTCTTATATATTATTTACATTATGAGTAGAAAAATGTAGAAAATAAAATATTAATGTACATATATTCTTATTATTAATATTATTAAAAATAGTCTAATTAAAAAGAGAATATGTATATTATTTATAATATATATATTATAATCATATTTATTAACGTTTTTGTGAATTTAAAAAGGTATATCAATGTAATAAGTATATTTATATATTGATATATATAGTACCCATTTTTATTCTATCAAAATTCATAGTATAACATACAAGGGGGAATTTCAGATTATTTCTGATATTTTTGAAAATAAATTTTTGGCCGACTTTTGTAAAGTCAAATTCCCCCTCGATGTTTTATACTTTGAATATATGTAGAATTATAGCATATAATAGTTCTTTTTAATAATAAAAATATAAAAAATAAGTATTAAAAAGTAAATGAGTAAATATAATCTTTACACTATCAATGGCGTATTAATTCACGTTTTTGTGAATTAAAATTAGTATACACGAATAATAAATGTAATTTAGTCTTCGTATATATAGTATCCATTATTATTCTCTCATAATTCATAGTATAAACATTGAGGGGGATTTTGAAAATATTTTTAATATTTCTGAAAATAAATTTTTGGCCGACTTTTGTAAAGTCAAAATCCCCCTCAATGTTTTATAACTTGAATATATGTAGAATTATCGCATATATTAGTTCTTTTTAATAAGAAAAATATAACAAAATATATTATAAAAGTATATAAGTAAATACAGTATGTATACTAACATTGGCGTATTAATTCACGATTTTGTGAATTAAAAATAGTATACAATGATAATAAATGTAAATTGTCTTATTATATGTAGTACCCATTATTATTCTCTTGTAAATTTATTAATTACGTTGTTGTATTAGTTGTTCTAATATATTCCGCATTTCCCTTATTTCTACAATATGAGCCATTTTATTCTTTTCTTCTAGTAATTTATTTTTGTCATTTATTACGGTTTGTTTTTGACCCAATAAATCCTTTTTAATATCACAATAACTACGTATGTGGCGTGTCATACTACCTTTAGTAGAGAAGTCTTTTTCACAAAATAAACATTGAGTTCCTTTATTTAATGATTTTTTTGTTATTGTTTCAATCAAATCATCAATTTTATTTATTTTTTTATTACATATATTATTAATTTTTTCATCTGTATCACATGGTTTTTTATTTTCTTTATGTCTGTCTAATAAATATTTATATTCAAAGTCCATTCCACACTTATCACAATTATTCTCAAATAATTTAAATAATTTAAATAGTGGGCTGTTTTTATCAATCTTTTTAATTATATTGTTATATTTATTATATTTGTCATCATCATCATCATCATCATTATTATTATTATTATTATCATTATTATTATTATCATTATTATTATTATCATTATTATCATTATCATTATCATTATCATTATCATTATCATTATCATTATCATTATCATTATCATTATCATTATCATTATCATTATCATTATCATTATTATTATTGTTACATATTGTCAAATAATTTGGGACAAAATCAGAAGCTTTCCCGCCATATGATATTAATGTATTCATATTAAAATGCTTTAATACATCATTATGATTTAATCTAAAAAATTCTCTTTTTGGATTTACTCGAATATCTTTTAATTCTTTATGTATTAAAGATTCATATTTATGAGGATTATTTACTTTAATATATGATGTAAGTATAAAATTCTCAGGACATCCTGTAGAGTTTGCTAATTCACATACTCTATTAATTGGAGATCTACATGTAACACCTATTTTTACAATTCCAGGCATACAATTATTTATTGCACAATATACATATCCATAATTCATTATATATATATTCGTTATATAGTAACTATTTCTTAAATAAACTAATAAATAAATTAATCATAAATATGCTTATAGCCATTTTGTGTTTTATGCCAACACGTCATATCCAAATTTTCAATCTTTGTTTTATCAATATTAATAAAATGGTTAAAATATCTACTAAAACCTCCTTGTAGTAACATAATATTCTTGTCTGGAAAATCACGTTTTAATCTTGACGATATTCCTGCACCTCTTACTTCTGAATACATACAATGTACTATAACTTGTTGTAAACTTTCTACATATTTCTTGATTGTAGAATAATTTGTATTTACAATATTAATAGCACCTGGTATATTACCACCTTTATAGTCATCATTGCGGACATCAATTATTTGAATATTTTGATAGTTTGGATTGTTAATATAATCTATCAATGAAACAATAGTAACCGACATATTTTATTAATACTAGATTTAATAAACATTAAATAAATATTATTTATATTCAATTTTTTATAAATCAATTATAAATCAATGGCTAATAATTTTCCATCCGATTTTCTATATATAAAATTAGCATCATGCATATCTAATAATAAATTATCTTCAATTACACCTTTTTCAATTAATAAGTTTTTTATTCGTGTTTTTTCTTTTAATAATATATCTTTTATATTTATATCTAGATTATTTTTTTTTAATTTATCAATATCCATTTTAAGAATATTTTCTAATGTAAAACCATCAATATATTCCATTACAATAACTATATATTGCCCATCTTTAGTTATATAATGACCGTAATATTTTGGACCAACTTCAAGGTCTGATGCTTTTTTATATTTTTCAATACTGTCTAATTTATTTTTTAAATTAAATTTAGTAAGTTTCATTACTTTATAAGCATACTTATTATCCTTTTTATAAATTTTGCCTTCCATACCATGTCCAATTAATTTAAATTCAGGTTGTTCAAAGTTGTTTATTTTTAATTCTTCTTCTAACTCACCACCGTATAATTTTTGTTTAAGTGATGTATATTTATTTTTGTATTTTATATATTTCTGGTAATAATCCATATATAATTTTAATAGATAATATAATAAAAAATGAATTTTTAACTAATTGAGAAACATAGGCATATATACATAATAACAACAAATTAAAATGCAAATCTTCGTCAAAACTCTTACTGGCAAGACAATCACCCTTGAGGTTGAGCCCTCTGATAACATCGATAACGTTAAGGCTAAGATCCAAGACAAGGAGGGCATCCCCACGGATCAACAACGCCTTATCTTTGCAGGAAAGCAACTTGAGGATGGACGTACCCTAAGCGACTACAATATTCAAAAGGAGTCGACTATCCATTTAGTTCTCCGCTTGAGAGGCGGTGTTCATTTTTGAATTTGAAAAATCAAGTAACACAATAAAAGTTATCATCATAAATAATATTTTTTTATCATAATCTCGATAACGCATAATTAATAAGTGTTACAATTACAACATAATATTTTTTTATCATAATCTCGACAATCAAATAAAAATTGATTTATAAATAGCTTAAAAATATATACAATAAATATTTAAATTATAAAAATAACATGACTTCTACTAAACAATCTAAACCAATAAAACTCGAAAATTCACTATTAAGTAAAATAAAACTTAATAAACAAGATAATTCTGATAAATCAATTGATGATTTAGATGATATTTTTGATAATTTTGAAAAAGACAAACCAAAAAAACAAGAAATAGAAGTGAAACAAAAAAATAAGGATAAAGATGAAAACAAGGATGAAGCAGTAGACGAAGATAAAAAGAAATGTAGAAAATGTAATACGATCAAGTTAAAAACATGTTTTTCAAAACACAGTGGGACAGCAGATGGATTAGATAATAGATGTAAAGAATGTGTTAAAGCTGTTAAAACAAAAATAAAAGAACAAAATAAAGAAGAGGATGCAAATTTTAATCCACGTAAGTATATACAAGAAGCTACGGATTATTTAGATAATTTTACACCAGATGAAACACATGAAAATTGGCAAGGTGGAAAAGTAAAAGGAACAATCTTTAATAGAAAAGATGATAAAAAATTTACAGCATCTTTTAATGGTAAACAAAAAAATTTGATACTTACGAAGAGGCACAAGCTTACATTTATCGTAAATGTAAAAAAGCGGGAGAAATAAAAAATAGCTATCGAATTATAACACATAATAATAATAAATATGTTATTATGCAACTATCAAATAATTATATTGGTTTATTTGATTATGCTAAATTAGATTTTTTGAGAAAAATACATGTCGGAATATCAAAATCTTCTACAAATACTAATTCAAAATATTATGCATCATTGACACATGGTATGTATACTAAACTGGCACACAATGTAATAACAGATTTTGACATGGTTGATCATATAAATAGTTATCCACTAGATAATCGAGTAATAAATTTAGCTGAAACTAATTATAAGGACAATAACAAAAAAAGTTCAAATATTTGTTATAAAAAAATAAACTATGATGAAACTAATAAGATATATAAAGGTATTATCAAATGTATTGGATCACCAACCAATAAGTTCAAGAGTGATAAACTAACCAAAGAATTTGATAATAAAAAAGATTTATTAAAATGGTTTCAAGATAGTTGTCTAGAAATAGATAAACATATATATGAATCAGAACAAGTTAATAAACTAATAAAAGAATATGAAGATATAATGATTAAATACGGTGATGGATTCAAATGGTGTGATAATGATGATACAAAGAATTTAGAATATTTGAATCTAGATGAACAACAAGAAAATAAACAAAAAGAAATAATAAAAGAAGATACAAATATGCATGAAGTTAATGATGAGAAACCACGAAAAATAGTTAAAAAAGTTAAACAAGAATCTAGTCCTGAACCAGAACCAGAAGAAAATGATTCAGATTCCGAAAAAGAATCAAGTCGTTTATCAAAAATAGATAAATATAAAAATTTTAAACATATTGATAAACAATTTTCATTAGATGACGATGATTACGATATTGATCTTAAATCAAATACTATCAAACATTTAACATATAAAGATATTGAATATAAATATTGTGGAAAATGTAATAAATGGAATAATATAGATAAATATAATAAGTCTTCTTCATCTATTGATAAACTATATAAATATTGTGATAAGAAATGTGCAGAAAAATATAATAAAAACGTATCAACAGATAAATGGAAAGAAAATAATAAAGATAAAGTAAAAGAATATAATAAACAATATCGAGAACAAAATAGAGATAAACTTTTAGAAAAATCTAGAAAACCACAAGAAGAAAAAGATTCACTTATACATTCTAGACAAACTAAATATTATGAATCATTTGTTGAAAAATGTAATGAACATGAAGGATCAATGGTTAGTGAATCATCAGATTATGAGACAGCGCATTCAAAACTAATGGTGAAATGTAAAAACAACCATCAATTTGGTATAAGTTGGAATAATTGTAAAAATGGAAAATGGTGTCCAAAATGTAGATAATTTATTTAATTTGTTGTTGTAGTTTATATATTTCTGTCAAAGTAATTTGATTTGAAATACAATCTCCAAAATCACTAAAATCATTTTCTATTTTAGGGCGTATAACATTCTCTATAAATTTTGGATTTAATTTATTAGTTGTAACTAATTTTTTTAAATCAATTAGATCAATTAATTGTCCAATTTGTGTTTCATTAAGTACTTTATATTCAACCATATTATTAATACGTGTAATAAGAGTTTCCCAAGTATCTAGATCCATTTATTTATTTAGTTATATAATTTACTGGTTAAGTTATTTAGATTTATATTTTCATTTTTTATTATTATTAAATATAAAGTGTTTTATATTTTTTATCATTATCTTCCATATGATAATCTATAACTGATTTAAAAAAGTCAACAACATCTTGTTTACCATGTTTTTTATTTGATTCTTTTAGATAATATTCAGATATAAACAGTGAAAAATGTGAATCCCATATATCTTTTAATTTATTATCTTTCATAATCTTTGACCATTTTGTAACAAAAGTATTTTGTCGTGTATGATGATTAAAATAAGCTAATTTTTCATCAACTTCTGAACAATTATATATTTTCTTCTTTGTATGATCAGTTACATAAATTCTCATTTCGGTTGAAAATGGTGAAAATGGCTGTAAGTAAATAGTACCATCAAAATATTTATAATCTGTGCCGTCATATGGTAATCTTAATTTTAAATATGATGCTATAGGATTCATAATTTCAGCCCATTCCATTTGATCCTCCATATCTTTCATAATAATATTATCAATATCTGAAACTAAAGCTTTGGTATCATTTTTTTTATCTTTTCTAACAACTGCGATATCTAAATCTCTCATATCGCACATATATAATATATTTGCATTCATTTTCTTGTATCTAAATGCATGTTCATGTGTGAAATATTCTTTATAAATTTTAATATTAGGTAATGGTTGTTCATAAAAAATTTTATGAAAGGGTGATCTATCATATAAATGAAACATATATTGAGGAAACAATCTTGCCATAAAATGAGTATGATATCCAGATGCCGCGCCAACATATAATAATATTACTTTATCTAATTTTGTATATCTAGCAAGAAAAAATAATTCAGCCATGAATAATTTCATTTGTCCTAAATGCATTTTTTGAATTGGATTAATTTTTCTTTCTTCTTCAGCCTTCATATAGAGTATTCTTTCTTTTAATTGTTTAAATTTATAAATAAATTTTGGCATATACTATAATCATATAAAATAAAAATTGATATATATATAAATTGTAATATATCACATTATATTAGTTAACTAATTAGCTAATTAATAATTTACAATGGAACATCAACCTATAATGAATATTGGTATGATTGGTCATGTATCAGACGGCAAATCAACTATTACAAAAGCTCTTACTGGTATAACAACACAAAAACATTCACAAGAAAAACAGAAAAATATTACTATACGTATTGGATATGCAAATGCAAAAATATTAAAATGTACTAATTGTAAAATACCAGAATGTTATTATTCAACACATTCTGGTGATTATAATAACGAATGTCCACGATGTAAAAAGGATTCTATATTAATGAATCATGTTAGTTTTGTAGATTGCCCAGGACACAATATGTTATTAAGTACTATGTTAAATGGTACGAGTGTTATGAATTATACTATATTAGTTGAATCAGTATCAAATCCAGTAATACCAGCACCACAAACACTTGAACATTTTAATTGTATCAAGAATATTGGTATTAGAAATATTGCTACTATTTTAAATAAAATAGATTTAATTAGTAAAGATAAATGTATTGAATTATGTGATACTCTTAATGATTTTCTAAAACAAAATAATTGTACTAGTAATATAATTCCGATGTCTGCTACTCTAGGATTAAATTTAGATATATTATGTATGATTTTAGCACATTTACCAAAACCAGATAGTACAACAAGTATATTAAAAATGCCTATTATAAGATCATTTAATATAAATAAACCAGGTACACGAATAGAAGATTTAGAAGGTGGTGTAATTGGAGGTAGTATTATATCAGGATCTGTAAACATAAAAGATAATCTATATCTATTACCTGGTATGATAATTGATAATGATGATCAAATATGTTTTAAACCACTAACATGTAAAGTATTATCTATTAATTCAGAAAAAAATAATTTAACAACTGCTATTTCAGGAGGTCTTATTGGTATTAAATTAGATATAGATCCTGGATTATCGGTTGATGATAAATTAGTAGGTAATGTATTAACTAATGAAATTAATGGAGTTGTAACAAATAACTTTGAAGCTGAAATTAAATTTTCTGAAAAGATACAAATCAATAGATCATATATTTTTAATATTAATTCAAATAATATAAATGGCAAAATAACATCCATAAATAATAATATTATTAATATAAAACTTGATAATTACCAATATATTAATAATGATGATATTATTACAATTTCTATGTCATTTAATAATTCTATAAATTTACAAGGTTATTGTGTTTTTAATAAGACATTGAAATATAATGAAATTTGTAGAATATAATTTTTTATTTATATATACTTATATATAATGAGTATATATTCTATATCTAAGAAAGGAGTAAGAGATCAAAATGAAGATGCAGAAACAATATTTATAAATAGTAATAATACAAACAATCAGTATTCAAAAGTAAATTTATATGGTATATATGATGGTCATGGTGGTAAATATGTATCACACTATTTATCAAAAAATTTACCAAAATATTTTATAAACAAAGAAGTTCAATATCCATTAAGTGGTCGATATATTAGAAACTGCTTTAAAACAGTACAAAGCGATCTTGAAAAAAATCATACAGATGCAGCAGATTATTGTGGATCGACATGTTTAATAATAGCTGATTATATATATGAGAAAAGAAGATTTTTAGATGTAATGAATTTGGGTGATTGTAGATGTATAGTTGCACGTGATAATAAAGCAAATGTTATAACTAAAGATCATAAACCTGATTGGCCAGATGAAAGAGATCGTATTAAAAAAATGGGAGGGGAAATTTATTATGATGGTTATGATTGGCGTATTGGTGATTTATCGGTTAGTAGATCTTTTGGTGATTTAGATAATAAACCATATATATCATGTATACCTGATGTATTTAGATATAAATTAAATAGTAAAGATCAGTTTTTAATTTTAGGATGTGATGGTTTATGGGATGTTATGAGTAATCAAGAAGTTGTTAATTTTATAATCCAAAATTGTTATGATCTTGAAAAAAATAGAATAAATAAAAAAATAAATATTGCACGTATAATAGCAGAAACAGCTATAAAAAAAGGATCAACTGATAATGTTAGCGTTATAGTCGTATTTTTTTAATATATCTATTCATCATCAGATACTTCCATCATTACCAATTTACTTTCAATATCTTCAATTAAAGAAGGTATTTTTATTGTTTTTTCTTCTTCAATTGGTTCCCATTTAGATGTATCATTATTAAATTTGCATTTCATAAGTAATGATTTTTTATCTTCAAATAAATTTTTAATGCTATGCGACATGTTAATACCTTTAATATGTGCAATACCAACATATACTTTTCTCAATAATGTTTTTTTATCAATTATTTCTTTTTCAACAGCATATAATTTATACACATCTGGTTTACCTGTTGTCTTCATATCAAAAATTCCAAATATATCTGTATTAGAATCATTAAAATATCTATACTTCTTATCTGATCTATCCTTTTGTTCTATATCTGATTTATTTTCTCTTTCTTGTTCTCTTTCTTTATGTATATTTTTATATTCCATGTCATTATTTCTTGGTTGTGTATTTAATTTTACATATTTATTTTCATTTGATTTATTATTAAAGTTAGATTGATTATCACTATTTGATTGTTGTAGATTAAAAATTAATTTAGTTTCTGAGACTTCTGGATAAAAACATATACCGCGATATTTAAATTTTGTAGATTTTTTCATAACTTTATCAACAAAATTATCAAATTTATCTAAAGGAAAGAGAGTATTTACTTCTAATTGTAAATTATTTGATACTAAATCTTTATCATAGTTTGATCGTAAATATTCAACTACATTTAAAAACTTTATATTAATTTTATCTTTTGACATATCTTTTCCACAAAATTTATAAACATCAGATATTACATAAGTATCATCTTTGTTATCATTACCTTTTATAAGAATACCTTCAAATATGGTACCGTTATATATTTGATCATCAAGTGATAAATTTACTAATTTTAATTTAACTTTAGAATAATCTATTTTAGAGAAGTTATAACTAAGTGTTTGTCTATCTACAGTAAAAGAATAAAATTTATTTTGAACTTTGGTAAAAACTAATAAAGAATTATTTCCATAAAAATTAAATGTTACAAAATATTTATTTCTCAAAAGTTTTTGTAAATCATTTTCATATGTTAACATTTCATATCTAAATTTTGATAAATCCATTTCGGCATAAATTCTTCCAACAAGTTGTTTTGTTAATTTATCATCGATTGTTATTTGACTGGTACTTTGAGTATGATACATATAATATATATTATGATAGTATATCCATAAATCATTTAGTATTTAATAATCAATTTTTTATTAAATCTATTTTTTATTAAATCTATTTTTTATTAAATCTATTTTTTATTAAATCTATTTTTTATTAAATCTATTTTTTATTTTATAAGGCAGCAGGTGAATCATGTCCACATTCAACGCCTGTTACTTTGCCAAAAAAAAATCCACCGTTGCTAACAGTGTCATTATCATATTCAAATCTATTAACAACTACGCGACCATCTTTAACTTCATTATGTTGCATACCAATTATATCTACATTTGAACTTTTATAATTTGTGGCACTTACCATATCATAAACATCTGATACTTTAAGACCTTTTGAATTTTTTTCTGCTAATTTTTGGAGATTAATTTCATCTACTGGATCAGACCCATGTGAAGAAACATTTGTATAATTTCTAAAATCAAAGAATGATGATCTATAAGCATTTCTTTCTTCATCTGATGTAATTTGTTCAATTGGTTTTTCCATTCTTGAATAATCTTTATATTCTTTTATGAATTTATCAACAGTTTCAAAATCAGCTTGTCTATCAAACCCATCTATATCAACAGCTGATTTGAATTTTGTTTGTACTGATTCATTATCTGGTATATGTTCAGGTTGTACAACTTTTAATTCTTGTTCTGATTGGGTTTTGATATTAGTAACATTTTCACTACCATCAAAATTTTCTCTCTTGTAAAGTAAATATAATATAGCAATAACTAAGAGTACAATTATTAAATTTTCAACGGTTTTTTGTTCCATATTTTAATATAAATAGTAAAGATATTTTTATTTTTTATATTATTATTATTATATGAATAATAAATTAATAGTGATATTATTTATTATTACTTTATTAATATGTTTAATAATAATTTATTACACACATCTATTCTATAATAATAAAGATAAATGGAAAATACGTAGTAGTTGTGAATATATAGTTCCTAGTACAATAACAGATATTATTAATGAAACTGATGTTTTTTTTAAAACTTTATATATGCCATGTACTTACGATGACATAGAAAAGGAATATACTAATTTTGATACTAATAGAAATGGAATATATTTTTTAATTGATAGTACTGATATAATGGTTGCTAAAGAATTTCTTTATAATTATGTTAGTTCGTTCTATAATAAAAATAAATTATTAACGTTGATGCCACAATCTTGGATATTACAAACTAGTAAAAAACAATTTATTGATGAATACGATCCAAATAAAATATATATCATAAAAAAAAATGTTCAAAGACAAAATGGTTTAAATATTTTTAATAACAAAGATGATATACTAAAAGAAATAGAAGAAAGTTCTAAAAATACATATCCAAATGTAATTATACAGGAATTATTACAAGATCCATATTTAATTGATGGTAGAAAAATAAATTTAAGAGTATATGTTCTAGTTACTAAACAAAAAGATATTTCGCATGTATATGTATATAATGATGGTTTTATGTATTATACATCTGAAAAATTTAAACAAAATTCTATAGATCCAAAAGTTAATATTACAACTGGTTATATTGATAGATCAGTATATGAAAAGAATCCATTAACCCACAAAGATTTTAGAGAATATCTTATTAAGACACATGATAAATATACATCAGAATTAGTGTTTAATAATATTAATAATTTATTAAAAGATGTATTTATTGTTTTCTTATCACATATTGGGAATGGTAAAAAATTATATAATAATCTTAAATTTCAATTATTTGGTGTTGATGTTGCAATTGATAACACATATGGAGCAAAGATTATGGAAATTAATAAAGGGCCTGATCTGGGTGCAAAAGATACAAGAGATTCTGAATTAAAACATAATTTAGTACGTAATATATTTAATACAGTTGGGTTATGTAAATTAAACATAGAAAATCAGTTTATAGAGATCATATAAAAATTATTTATGAAAAAACTAAAGAAGATGCTTCATCTACAGCAGTTTTATTTCGTTCTGTTGAAAATCTCAACATATTATTTTCCATTGTCATAAAATCATTATCATAACCATAAGGATGATCCATCATTATTGGTTTATCATTTTCAAATCTATTTTTAATACCATTATACATTTCTCTATCATTTTCATCAGGTTTATATAAATTATCATATAATCTATCATCTGTTATTATTCTATCTAGTTCACTTGATTCTTGAGCATTAACTATATTATTTATTACATTATCTAAATCATGATGATTACTAGTTTCATGTAATTCTAATGTGGTTTGTGTAGGATCATCTAATGCTTTTGATGGATCAAATTTTTCAGTAATTTCAGTTTTATGTGTCATATATCTATAAATCATAAAAGTAACAAATAAAACTATAATTATAATAGGTATAATATTCTGTTGAACATATTTTTTATAAAAATCTTTAATAGATGTTGATAAAGTAGATGTAGTTTTAGTAGGTGAATCAATGATAACTCTATTATTAAGATTATTTAATACTTCTGAATTTATTAAATTCGGATTAGTATTAGAAAAAAAATCATTTTTCGGACTTTCCATATAATATATAATTTTATTATATTTTTATTATATTTTATATAAAGTGTTAAATAAATATTAAATAATATGTTAACTAAGAATATAATATAATATTTTATGAGTAAAAATATATTTATAACAAATTATGAACTAATAAATAAAATTGGTTCTGGATCTTTTGGTGAAGTATATATTGTTAAAAATGCTATCGATAAAAAATTATATGCTGCTAAAATAGAAGAATCTACAGATAAAAATAGATTGAAAAGTGAATATAATATTTATAAAAAAATAAATAAATACAATAATATAGAAGGTATACCTAAAGTATATAATTATATTCAAACTGATACAAAATATAATATTATGATTATGGAATTACTAGGACCATGTCTTGATTCTGTGTTTGATAACTATGATAGAAAGTTTAGTTTAAGTACTATATTTAAATTATCACTTGATATGTTTTCTCTTATTGAGCAGTTCCATAAGCGTGGTTTCATTCATAGAGATATAAAACCAGGTAATTTTATTTTTAATTATGGTAAACCGTTAACTACTTTACATATAACTGATTTCGGATTGTCAAAACCATATATTATAGATGGAGAACACATTGAAGCAAAATATGACAGATCATTAATAGGTACAGCTCGTTACTGTAGTCAAAATATTCATTGGGGATTTGAGCCATCGCGTCGTGATGATTTAGAATCAATATGTTATGTTTTAATATATTTGTTTAAAGGAGTTTTACCATGGCAAGGATTAAAGAAAGATAAAAATAAAACACAAGTACAAAAAATAGGAGATAAAAAAAATACAATATCAACTGAACTATTATGTAAAGATATGCCAATATGTTATCAAGAAATATTAGATTATGTTAAAAAATTAAAATTTGAAGAGAAACCAGATTATAAATATATTAATGAATTATTAAATGCTGATATTAAAAGACTAAAGATTAACCCTATGTATGAATTTTTTTAAATTCAAGTATTTTTGTTTATATTTCAAGTACTTTTTATGAAAAATTAAATCGGTATCTATCACAATAGTTGAAAATTTAGTATTATCTAATGGTATTTGACATATTAGTTCTGGTGTAAATTTTTGTAAATCATACTTATTATCTTCTAATAATTTGTATACATTTTTTTTAAATTCCTCTAAATTATTTTTACATGTAATAGTTGTTTCTGATATTTTACCATATTTCCAACCTGTATTTACATATAATAATGGTAATATTTGTGATCTTGATAAAATTTCATTACTTTGTTTATAACTAAATACCATATCAGTAAATTTTTCAAATTCCATATAAACTATAATATCATTATTTGGAATTTCATCACGTATCATATCATCTAACATATGTTTTTTAAATTCTTGATCATCTTTTGCAACTTTGAATGAAAAATATATACCATATTCCATAGCATCGTGACCTTTTAATAAATGTTCAATAAATAAATCAAGTTGTTTCTCTAACATATATTCAATACGATATGGTTCAATACCTGTTTCTTTAATTTTTTCAATATATTTTTGTTCTTGTTCATTTAAAATATTTTCAGCAATCTTACAAATTTCATCGAGTTCATTTGGTTCAAAATGAGTAAAATGTATTTTTTTTAAATATGGTGATTGATAATCAAAAAGTAAGAAACGATATATATTTGCTTTAGTTCGTTCTTTTTCTGGATACTTTTCCAAAAATTCATTTTTAATATCAATAATAATAATTTTTAAAAACTCAATAGTATTTCTATCAGACGAAGTATAAAGTTTATACATTTCATAGTTATAAAAAATTTTTGGTATTAAATCTATATTTAATAATCTATTATTAACCTTACTATTTTTTCTAGTATATACATATAATTTATTATTTTCCATATATTATGTAATATGAAAAATATATATTAAATTATATTTTTTAATTTCAAATATTTTTGTTTATATTTTAAATATTTTTTTCGATATATATCACTATTAAAAACATCAATAAAATTAAAATATTGATAATCTAATGGTATTTGACATACTAGTTATGCTGCGAATATATTAAAATTTGGATCCTGTGTATATAAAGCATTATAAATTTGTTTTATAAATAAATCAGGATCTTCCATTATAATTGAATAATAAGATATTTTACCATAATCCCATCCTGGATTTGCATATAATAAATAAGATTCTGGTAAATAATGTTTATATTGTGATACTATATTTACAAATTCTGTAAGTTCCATATAATATATTAAATTTTCTTTATTATTTATATCACTACTTACTCTTCTAATAAAATCTTGTTCATCAAATGCCACTTTAAGAGAGAAATATAAACCATATTCCATTCCTGGATGTCCTTTAAGTAGATGTTCTATAAACATATTTATCGCATTATCATCTGTACTATCTTCCATTATTTTATCAGCCAAAACACTAATATTATGTTTATCTATATCTGTTAAATAATTAAAATCTAGTTTTGTTAGAAATTCTGATTTATAATCAAATAACAAATATTCATATATATTACTTTTATTTAATTCTTTATCTGGGAACTTTAATTTAAAATTTCTTTTAATATCATCTTGTATATGTGATAATAATTCCGTTGCATTTAAAAATTCAGGATCATAATCATCTTTTACAGTATTTAACTTATAAATTAAATCACTTCCAAATATTTTAGGTATTAATTCTGTATTTGATTCTCTATAAATATTTCTTGTAGTGTATACATATATTTTATGACTCATATATTATATAAATATATTAAAAAAATGAATATTATAAATACTATAGTCTAAAGTATATAATCTATTATTACACACAATACTAATATGGATTATATTTATGATTACTCTGATACAGATAGTGATAGTGATAGTGATCTAAATGATATTTCAGATAATAATGTTATTATTCCAGAAATTAGTCATATTGTTATTCCAAATATTACAATAAATGATGAAACAATACAAATTATGACACAAAATAGTTAGTAATTGATTTTATTTTATCTTATTTTTCTCTTTGTTTCTTTATTAATAAAATAAAATTTGATAAATCAACAATTTAATGTATTGAACATATATTATTATAAATAAAAAATGTTAACACCAGATGAAATAACTAAAAAATTATTATCATACCAAGTGGCTCATGTATATCAGTTAATGGAAAGTCTTAATTTAAAAAATAGAGTAGTAGATGCATCAGATACTGGAACAGGAAAAACATATTGTGCAATAGCAACATGTGCACTATTAAAATTAACACCATTTATAGTATGTCCCAAATCAGTAATATCTACTTGGGTTAATGTATGTAAAGAATTTGGTATAAAATATTTAGGAATATCAAATTATGAAATGTTAAAATCTGGAAATTAATATACTGAAAATTATGAAAAGGTTGTGTGTCCATATATTGATATAGAGATAATTAAAACAACCGATAAAGATAACACAACGACTACAAAGAACTACAATTTTTATCTTCCAAATGATACTCTAGTAATTTTTGATGAAGCACATCGTTGTAAAAATTGGTCAAGTCAAACAAGTTTATTATTATTGGCAATGAATAAATGTGAATGTAAAATAATGATGTTATCTGCAACACTTACTGATAAAATACAATGTTTTAAGCCATTCGGTATTATATTAGGATTTTATAAAAACACAGATGGATTTAAAATTTGGATAAAATCAAATGAAATCAAGAATAAAATAAAATATAAAAATATTAATGATAGTGATCAAATTAAACTCGATATAATACATAATAATATATTTCCAATGTATGGTTCTAGATTAAAAATTGCTGAATTAGGTAATTTATTCCCAGTTAATAATATCTGTGCTAATGCATATTTTTTAGAAGACCATGATAAAGTAGATGCACTCTATAAAGAGATTAATGCAGAGATAGAAGATTTGAATAAATTAATTGATAAATCAGAAAAAATTGCATTAATCATACGTAATAGAATGAAAATAGAAATGTTAAAGGTAACATTATTTATGGATTTAGCACAAGAAGGTATTGATTCTGGTTATTCAGTTGCTATATTTGTAAATTATATTGCAACATTGGAATATTTATGCCATCATATGCAAGTTGATTGTATAATAAAAGGAGGTCAAACCATACAAGAACGTGAAAGCATGGTTAATGATTTTCAATCAAATAATAAGAAAGTTATAATTATAATGCAACAAGCTGGTGGTGTAGGTATATCACTACACGATATTCACAGTGGTCATCCAAGAATGTCAATCATATCACCTTCATGGTCTGGTCAAGAAATGAGACAAACACTTGGGCGAATTCATCGTGCTGGAGCAAAAACACCAGCAATACAAAAAATAGTATATGTTGCTAAAACATACGAAGAACATCTATGCGAATTAATACAAACAAAAATAAGAACAATAGACGCAATAAATGATGGTAATCTAGATGAATATGAATTTAGTACTGTTGAATTGGAAGAAGATAAAACTGCAAAAGTAAATAAAGATAATAATAATGATGATCATAAACCAAAAAAAATATATAAACCACGAAACAAAAAAGAGAAATAAAAAAGAGTAAAAATCAAAAAATTTTCAAATATATTTTATATAGAATATGGATTACAAGACTAAATATTTAAAATATAAATATAAATATATACAATTACTTAATTTAATAGGTGGTACAGAAGAGCGTACAAAGAAGATATTTATGGCACATCTAAAACATGAAGATATAAATATTAAAAATAGGTTCATTAAATCATTAGAAAATGATAGTGAATTACTTGGTATAGAATACAATAGTGAAAGTAAAGAATTTAATGTTTCACAAGATGAATTATTTGACAGAGTATATACTTATATTAATTCTAGGCTTGATAAAAAATATATGTTGCATGATTATACAATAATTAATTGGTATTGTAATAATAATTTTGATGGTGATAATGTTGGTATATCAACTCTTCAAAATATTGATCGATTTAATAACAATATAAATTATTATTATTATTTAAAAGAAAATTTAAAATCTGTTATTGGTAAATTAGAGTTACTTGACAAAGATGAAATTGTAGAAAATTTATTGATTGAACTTGAACAATATGGTTATGGTGAAGAATCTATAGAAAAATTAAAAACAAAATTATCACAACCATTTAATATTCCAAAAATTTCAGAATTAAATAGTTTAAGAGAATTAGAAGACTACATATATCAAAATGTAGATATATTACAACTAATAAATATTGTTCAGAATAAAAAAATAGAAGATGATGCATATTGGAGAAATATAGAAAAATATGGAAAATCAAAAGATGCTTTACTCTTTGAAACACACAAAGTACTAGTATATCATCCAAAAACTGAATTACAATCAAAGTATTATGGTAAAAATACAAAATGGTGTACAACATCAAAAAAGAATTGTCAATTTGCACATTATAATAAATCTGGTCCACTATATATAATACAATCAAAGACAGATAAATATGATAAATATCAAATATTTAACCGCGAATATGCAGATTCAAAAGATGAACCAGTAACTTTAACATATATTAAGAATCATTTCGAAGATGAAGAGCTAAATAGATGGATTACCAGTATTGTAGAGCGTGATTATAAAAATCAATATAATAAAGATAGAAAACGATTTGAATTAGTTGAAGAATATGGTGAAGAAAGAAGAATAATATATATTACAAAAGAACATATTGAATTATTAACAAGTGCATTTGATATAGAAGAATTATTTATTAGAACAAATGATATATTTAGAGATCTATTAGATATTCAATATTTTAATAAGCCGGTTGGATTATATTTTGGAAGTGGTTTTGATTTTGATAACGATAAAATAAATAAACTAAAACAGCTAAAAATAAAAAATAAAATAAAATACATATGTGTTCATGAATCTATACGAAGTGTACTATTTAGAGATATAGAAGATTTTACTTACTTTTTATCACAATCACAAATATCAGGTTATAGTGATTTTAACCCGATTATTAAAGAAAAATAATAGTAAAGCTCTAGAGTTGTGCGTCATTCTCGATATTGACAACTATATCTTACCAACGACGGTATTTAGATTTAGACTTAAAGTAATCTATAATCGCAAATATTATAGAAATTGCACATGCTCCTCCAATAACACCACCAATAATCTTTCCAGCAACCGCTGCTTTTTTATTATCAGATATTATTCTATTATAATCTGGTTGATTCATACATCTATTACCATAACATATATAACCATTGCAACTAACATCACATGATTCACCAATTTGTGGCATAGCACAAACGTTATTAGCACATTTTAAGTTAGCGCATTCATAACCTGTAGTACATGTATGACCAAGTTCATATGATTTACGACATATATTATTTTTACATTCACTATCGTTACAAGCATGTCTACAATATTCACCTACGTTTGGTTTTCTACAAATACCTTTATCACATAAACCATTTAAACAATAATTATTATTAACACATTTTTGGCCATCCGCTAATGATGAAGGATGGTAGTGTTCTCTCTTATTATATAAAATAAAAAGTATGACTAATAATACTAATCCTGCTATAATAATCTTATTCATTTATATAATTAATTTATAAAAATAAATTAAATAAATATTTTTATAAATTAAAAATCTTCAGTACTTTCAAAATTCCATCCTTCATTGTCTTCATTATGAGCGCCTTGATATGCATCAACACGTGTTTCAAAAAAGTTATCTTTTGAATTTATACCAATCAATTCCATAAATGGAAATGGATTTTTTGTATTAAAAAGTTTGTCATATCCATACATAACAAGTAATCTATCTGCAACATAACGAATATAATCAGACATCATATTTACATTCATTCCGATCATAGCAATTTGTATTCCATCATGGTGAAATTGATCAACTAATTCAACAGCTTCAGTAATCATTGCTTTAACTTCTTCGTATGGAATTCTATTAACAATGAACGAATACATTGCAGCATCAGAATTAGTATGCATTCCTTCATCTCTAGAAATTAATTTATTTGATTTAACAAGTCCAGACATAAAAAGTTTATTCTTTCCTTTCATTAATTTTAACCAAAATATAGATGCAAATGCACCACTAAAAAATACTCCTTCAACAATACCTGCTGCAAAGATTGCATATCCAATATGGCTTTTATTATAAATCCATCTAAAAGCCCAATCTTTCATATTTTTAATAGAATTGATATTTTTTATTGCATTGAATAAATATTTTCTTTCTTCCATATCTTCTACTATATTGTTCAACATATTTGAATATACTTCACCGTGAATATTTTCCATCATATATTGGAATCCTAACATGATACGTACTTCAGCAACTTTTATTTCATTCATAAATCGTTCGCCAATATTAAAATTAACTATACCATCACTAGCCGCAAAGAATGCAAGAATCATTTTAATAAACTGTTTCTCACTATCTTCAAGAGTCATAAAATCTTTTTTATCATTACTAAAATCTACTTCTTCTGCCTTCCAGAAACTATCTTCTTGTTTTTTATATAGATCCCAAATTACTTGAAATTGGGGTTCAATTGGGAGCGTGGTAAGCCGAAAGTATTTATCATCACATAGAGGTTCTACCATTATAATATATTATTCTATATTATAATGTTTAATATTTATATGATTAAATGTCAATTTTTATTAGATGCATTCTCAAGAATGCATCTAATAAAAATTCAGGCACAGTTTTTTTAATTTAAATATATATCTTGTGCGCCATATGCGACAAGTTGCATCAAGCGTCTGCATTCATATTTTTCAGTATACGGATTACATCGTCCATATTTAAAAATATATGTTTCAGTGTTTCCATATGCATCATACTTAGTAAGTTCACCATGACGGTCATTGTCAACATAATTACATATTATATTTATTTTTCCATTATCATAATATTCTTTATATTTGCCTTCTTTTTTATCATTAACGTAATTATATACTTTTTTTAATTTCCCATTATCATAATATTCTCTACATTCGCCATTGTATTTATCATTAACATAATTACCAATTTCTGCTATTTCTCCATTTCCATAATATCGTTTATATTCACCTTCTTTTTTATCATTAACGTAATTATACAAATGTTTTACATCAAAAAAATAACTTATCACTTGACCTTCTTTTTTTCCATCAACATAATGTGTTAAATCTGTTAATTTTCCATGAAAGTAGTGTTTATGTACGCCGTGGACTTTTGATTTTACGAGATTATATTCATCCTGAATTATGCCATCTTCATCCCAACGCCGTATTAATCCAGTATAACCATCTGGAAAAATGGTTAGATCCAAATAATTCAGAGTTGCTTGTTCTTCATGTTTATATAAATATGTAAATACATCATCTTCATCATTTGTATCTTCTTCATTTTCTTCATCATCATCATAATAGTCATCATCATCATAATAGTCATCATCATCTTTATAATAATCATAGTTTTTTTCGGATTCATATTTTTGAAGTATTTCAAAGTTATCAATTTTATTTATATATTCATTTGTGACAATGTCTTTAATATATAATAAATTAAAATCATTCGTTTTATATCGCATGTATTCTGTATCACAATTTGCTTTACGTATTACACTTGCATTATCTGTGTCAACTGTAAATAAATATTTTTTCTTATATTTAATAAAATACAACATACTACAAATAGTATACTTATATAGTTTTTACTCTTAAGTCTATATACAAAGGGTTATTTACTTTTTATATTTTTTTCATAAAAAAATAAATTTAAAAATATATAAAAAAAAGTTGATTCTTTAATATACTCAAATAATGACCGATCTATATATTCAACCATTAAAAGAAAGAACACATATGTCGAAGTATTTTGATTTTATTAATGCTCAGGTTACCATAACCCCTGAATATGTTAATAATTTTATTCAGAGGATAGCATATACAAATAATCTTAAAAAAGTAAATACAGAAGAATTAAAAGATAAAATATTATTAGGATTACATGGATCAGTAAGTTTGAATGATTTTTATAACTTTGTAGCAGATTCTGCTGTTGTAAATACAAGTATTCATCCCGAATATAATAAATTTGCCTCGAAAGTACTTATTGAAAGATTGCATATGATGACATATGATGATATATTAATTGTATCGGATATATTATATAACAATCTTGACAATAAAGGTGAACATTTTCCATTACTTGCTGATAAATATTATGACATTGTAAAACAAAATTATCAATTAATTAATAATAAATTAGATTTTTCAAAAGATTATGATCTTGATTATTTTGGTCTTAGAACAATGGAACGATCATATTTAATGAGATTGCGTACATATAAAAAAGTAAATAAAAAAATTATAAAAGAAGATATTATCATAGAAAGACCACAACATCTCTTTATGCGTGTTGCTCTGTTCATTCATATGGATGATATAAATGCAGCATTTGAATCATATGAACTTTTGAGTAATAAATATTTTACACATGCAACTCCAACATTATTTAATGCTGGAACACCTAGACCACAGATGTCATCATGTTATCTATTAGCATGTGAAGATTCTATGCATTCAATAACAGAAACAACATCAGATATTATGCAAATTTCTAAATGGGCAGGTGGTATTGGAGTACATTTAAGTGGTGTTCGTGGTGATGGATCTATAATAAGAGGTACAAATGGTTTATCTGAAGGTATTATTCCACTATGTAGTGGTTTTAATTGGGTTTCTAAATATGTCAATCAGGGAGGAAAAAGAAATGGATCTATTGCTGTATACTTAGAACCACATCATCCAGATATTTTTGAATTTTGTGAACTTAGAATGAATACGGGTTCTGAAGAAAAAAGATGTCGTGATTTATTTTTAGCATTATGGATCCCAGATCTATTTATGAAACGCGTTGAAAAAGACGAAATGTGGTCATTAATGTGTCCAGATCAATGTCCAAATCTTAATAAAGTTCATAGTGATGAATATGAAAAACTTTATACACAATATGAACAAGAAGGTAAATATGTAACACAAGTAAAAGCGCGAAAATTATTTAAACATATTTTAACGTGTCAATCAGAAACAGGTTTTCCATATATGTTATATAAAGATCATGCTAATAGAAAATCAAATCAACAACATCTTGGAACTATTAGATCATCTAATTTATGTGTTTCTGGTGATACACATATATTAACAAAAGAAGGACAATTTCCTATAAAAGATTATATGAATAAAAATATAGATATTTGGAATGGAAGTGAATGGAGTAAAGTTGTTGTTAAAAAAACTGGTACAGATAAAGAACTAGTGAGAGTATCATTATCTAATGGTTCACATCTCGACTGCACACCTGAACACAAATTTTATATTCAAGAATCATATTCGAATACTGATGTAAAGGAAATAGCAGCAAAGGATTTACAACCGGGTAATAAATTAATAGAATGGAATCTTCCAACAGATGTTGTATGCAAAACGACAGAATTTAAATATCCATATACACATGGATTTTTTTGTGGCGATGATACCACAGTATATAATTATTCAAATATAACACCAAATGTGTTGTGTCTATATGGTGACAAAAAATTACTCATTGATTATATAGATAAAACATTTTATTCAGAAAATAATAATGGTATTCACATATCTTTACCTAAAGATCTCGAACCAAAATTTAAAATACCATTGAACAATAATAGAGATACCCAATTAAGATGGCTAGAAGGATTTTTTGATGCGGTGGGAACTATTTGCCGAAATGGGTCAGATGAGAGTTTGCAAGCATGTAATATTGAAAAAGATTTTTTGATTGAGATGCGATTAATGTTACAGACTCTTGGCGTTGAGACCAGTGTAACAATGGTAGAAACGATGATTGATGAAAAAGACAGTACACAATTATATGATTGTAAACCCTTATGGAGAATCTTAATAGGCGCGAATGAGTTATATAAATTAGCACTCATGGGTTTTTCACCTAAAAGACTTAAATTTATTACACGAGAACAACAAAGAGAATGTAAACAATTTGTCGAGGTAACATCTATTACCAATTTATCGTCTAGACAAGATACTTATTGTTTTACTGAACCATTAAAACACATGGGTATGTTTAATGGCGTATTAACTGGACAATGTGCCGAAATAATTGAATATTCAGATGATAATGAAACAGCAGTTTGTAATCTAGTATCTATATGTTTACCTAAATATATTACTAATAATAAAGAATATGATTTTGAAAAATTAATATATGTAACACGTGTTGCTGTTAGAAATTTAAATAAAGTAATTGATTTGAATTTTTATCCTACTGGAAAAACAAAATATTCTAACAACAAACATCGTCCAATTGGTATTGGTATACAAGGTTTAAGTGATGTATATAACTTTATGGGTTATGCATGGGATTCACCTGAAGCAGAATTATTAAATAAGAAGATATTTGAAACTATATATTATGCAGCAGTAGATGAATCTAAAGAACTTGCTAAAAAATATGGACCATATGAAACTTTTAAAGGATCTCCTTTTTCAGAAGGAAAGCTCCAATATCATTTATGGGGATTAGAAAATAAAGATTTACTCATGGGTTTTGATTGGGATAAATTATGCGAAGAAGTTAAAACATATGGTACAAGAAACAGTTTATTAACAGCATTAATGCCAACTGCATCAACTGCCCAAATAATGGGTAATTATGAAGGATTTGAACCATATCTTACTAATATATTTGTTAGAACAACTCTAGCAGGTGAATTTGTTGTTATTAATGAAAATTTAGTTAAAGATCTCGAAGAAATAAATCTATGGAATGAAGATATGAGAAAATTAATTATTATATATAATGGATCAATTCAACATATTGATAGTATACCACAACCAATTAAGGATAGATATAAAACAGCATTTGAATTAAAATTAAAATCAATTATTAAACAATCTATCGAGCGTGGACCATTCATAGATCAAAGTCAAAGTATGAATTTATTCCAAGCAAAACCAAATTTTACAGTATTATATTCAGCTCATAAATATGCTTGGGAGAATGGTTTAAAGACAGGTATGTATTATTTACGTACAAGTCCAGCAGTTAATCCGATTAATTTTGGTATTGATATTGATGATCTTAAAAGATTAACTGGTATGAATTCAGTAGATGAATTAATAGAACATTCAATTTCAGATGCAAATATAATTAAAAAGAGAAAACGTGAACCAAGTGATTCTGATAAATTAAACAATGAAGAAGTAGAAGTAGAGAAACCTAAACCAGTGATGTGTAAATATACACCTGGTAGATCAGCAGAAGGTTGTTTTGTATGTAGTAGTTAATTTATAATAATTTATAATTTATAATTTTCTTTATATTTAAGATATTTTTCTTTATAATCCATATTATATATGGAAAATATATTAAACTTATTTAATGATAATAATTTTGAAGATATAATTAAAGTAAAAGATTTTAATATATTTAGAATAAACGGTAACAATTTATTACATTTATCTGCAATACGTGGAAATAAAAAAAGTATTGATTACTTTTTAGATAATAAATTATTTAATTATAATGATACAAATGATAATGGATCTAATATAATTCATTTATTATTTGAATATGGATGGGATGAATTAGCTAATAAATATTATACTATTTATCCTGATTTGTTATATACATTCGATAGCACTTTATATGTACCTATGTTTTATTGTATAGAAAGATTCGATACATTTATAAGATGTTTTAATTTTATAAAAAAGAATAATAAAGAAGATATTATAAATGATGTATCTGTATCAAATGATAATATTGTATTAAAATTAATAGATTTATCAAAGAATAAAAAAGAAGATATATATTATAAATATATTGTTGATAATATAGATATAATCAATTTTGCAAAACCTAAATTAATGCCAGTTTTAATATATTGTATTTTTAATAATAAAAATTTATTGGCAGAATATTTTATAAAAAATAATAAAGGTATTAATAATAGAAATAACATTGGATTATTACCAATACATATGGCGTGTAGTAAAAATAATATAGAAATAGTAGAATTATTAATGGACAAAGATGTAGATATAAATTATGGAGGGATTGATAATGAATATTTACCAATAAATATAGCAATAAATCACGATTATTTAGATTTATTAGATATATTAGTAAAATATGTTAAGATATATTCAGTAATTGATAAATATCGTAATACTTATTTACATTATATAGCCGACAAATTATCAATATATGCTGAGAATAATAAAAAAGATCAAGAAAATAGATTAAAAAAATATATAAAAATATTTATTAAAAATAGTGATATAGATATAAAAAACAATGATGGTATTACACCTAGACAAATTATTAAATATTACATTAAATTAAAGTCAAAATCAAAGAATAAAGATTCTGAAATAAAAAATATCAATAGTACTATTGATTCTATAGATAATAATAATATAATAAGTGATGTTGATATTATAAAAACAAAAACAAAATATAATAGTGGTTTATTTAATTCAGATATAATACATAATATGTTATATTGTATGTATTTATTAAATAAATATGATAATTTGGCAATACCATATCAAGAATATAATAAAGATGAATATACTAAAACAATGCAAGATTTAGTTATGCAAAATTTAAACTACAATAAATATTATTCGATAATAATCAATATATTGACAAATGGTATGTTATACTTATATACATTAATGCCATCTATAATTATTTGGAAAGACAAAGATTTAAATTTTATTCACAAGGATTTATTTAATATAATCGATAAAATATATAAAAATAAAACAAAAAGATTTATATTAATTAAAGTAACATTTGTTGTTAGCGAATCGTTTACTCATGCAAATGTGATATTAATAGATACATATGATAAATCAGTAAGAAGATTTGAACCATATGGAGTTTCAAATGTTGATAATGAAAAAGATTTAGATGAATATATAGAAGATAAAATGAAAAAAATTTTTGATAATGTAACTTATTATAAACCTGGTGATTATTTAGATATAGCTAAATTTCAAGCTGTTAGTAATGATGCCCAACCAGCATTTAAAAAAACTGGTGATCCGGCTGGATATTGTTTAGCATGGTGTTTTTGGTATATAGAACTAAAATTAAATAATAATAATTTATCAGAATTAGATTTAATAACAAATGCAACTAAAAAAATATCACATTATTATAAAAACACAGATAATCCATATTTATATTTTATTAGGGATTATGCTAGAAATTTAAACAATCAGAAAGACAAAATATTAAAAAAAATAAAAATAAATAAAAATGAATATTATGATTTAAGTTATAAAGTTGATAATTTGAGAAAGATATTTAATTATATGAATAAATATTTTTCTTAAAGATTATTTTTATACATTAGATATAATAGTATCTATTAAAGATTTCTTTAATCTATTAATATCAATTGACATATAATTTTTTACAAAGAATGTTGCAAAAATAAATTCGGTCATACCAATAAATATTAATGCAACTACATTATATTTTAATAATTTAATCCAAAAAGCTTTTTCTGTTAATCCTTCTCTATTTAATTTTTTAGAAATAATAATAATTAAAAATAAACCAATTATTATTCCTACACTAATCACAGTGAATGCTTTTTTTAATACTTTATTATTATTTTCTATTACTTTTTTATCTTCTTCACTCGTATTATTATTCTTATTCTTATTAATATTTTTATTTATATCAAGTACTTTTTTAAAAAAACCTGTAATTTCAGGATATAATATTTTTCCTGAAGTAAATAAATCGCTAACTAATAAACTAATTTGTTGTTCTATTACTTTACGTTCAATATATGAGCCATATGTAAAAAAGAATATACCTATAAATACAGATATTAAAATAATATGTAATATAACATTTGATGCATCAAATGCAGTAATCATAAAATATATAATATAGAATGATATTTTATATTATATATTTTAATAATCTATTTTTATATTCTATTTTTTTATATTCTATTTTTATATTATATATGGATATTCAATGTCAGACAAATAAATCTATAATTGTCTTCGGGACAAATATTTATTTACATATTGTTATTTTATTTACTATATTAGCTGGATTATTTATGTTTGTTATTACTAAAATAGAAACTAAAGAATTAATGAATGAACTTAAAAATATGATTAATAATCCAATTATTAAAAATCTTAATAAATTAAAACCTAATGAAAAAGAAATGATAGAGTCAGTATTAAATGATATAAATATTAATAGAATTGGTGAATTATATAACAATGAAAGTAATGAAAGAAAACTAAATAATGAAGGTATATTTAAATCATTAAAGATTATTATTATATTATTAATAACAGCATTAATATTTGTTATAGTTATTAATAAATTATTATGTAATAAATTACCATTAAAACATATGTTTACTGAAAATATAGTTATTTTTACCGGTGTTGGTATTGTTGAATTCTTGTTCTTCAAACATATTATATTAAAATACGTTCCAGTAGAACCATCTTATATTCAACGTTATTTTTTAGAAACAGTTAAAAAATCATTATAAAAACTATCTTTTATCAGGATCAAATAAAGTATATAAATAGTACTTTACAGCCACTGATAAAACTATCTTTTATCAGGATCAACATACTCCATTCCAAGAATATCAAATATTTTTTTTTCTGAATCTACTTTAATAATTTTATTATTTTCATCATATAAACCATATTCATTTAAAGTATAATTTTGAGATATTGCATTTAATCTCATATTTCTATTAAAATCTTTTGACCCAGTAAAATACAATATTGCGGAATAATATGATTCTAAAGGTATTAATCTAATATCTATACGGCGAGGTTTACTACCATTCCATTCAAAAATACCCATATATTTTGTTTTAACATCTGTACGTGTTAATGATTCTATTATAAATTTTTTATCTATTAATTTTTTAACAACTTGATCTAAATAATTGATTTTTGTTTTTTGATCTATTGTTTTATAATCTTGGTGTATTATTATTAAATCAACGTCACCCGATGTTGGTTTTAATCGTCTATATGATCCACAAATTGTACCAAAATAATTTATATCTATTTCTAATAATGTATTTAGTATAAATTCATGTAATTGTTCTATATCTTTTCGTGGTATATTTGTATCTAATTTATTAATATATTTTAAGCCTATTTTAATATTTTCTGGTAGATCTATTTGACCATTATTCACTTTATCTATTAATTCTTTTATAGATGTAATTCGATGTTCTTTGAATAATTTATATGCAGTATTTCTACCAATTCCATAAATTTCTTCTAATTCTTCAATCATTTTTAAATATTTTTTATCATCTTCTGTTATTTTTATTTCGGATAATTTTCCAGTAGTAATTATTTCTTTTATTCTATTTATTGTACCCTCTCCAACTCCTTTTATTTTACTAATATCTTTTAGATCATCTAGATTAATTATATCTTTATTATATTTTTCTATAGCTTTTAAAGCAGTTGTTATTGATTTCAATCTATATTGATTAATTAGTTTTATCTTACCACTTGTATTATCTATATCAAACATTATTTGTGTTATTAATTTTTTAAACTCATCTATTATTTTATATTTTTCTATATTTGTTGTTGACATATATAATAAAAGTTGAAAAATAATGTATTAATATATATTAATATTAACTAAATTACTATTAACTAAATTAATATATATAATATTATTATGGAAAGAGATACAAGAGGTTTATCTGGTTTATATAACTTAGGTAATACATGTTATATGAATGCAACTATTCAGTGTTTATTTGCAACAGATACATTAAATTGCTATTTAAAAGGACGTAAATTTAAAAATGATTTAAAGAATGGAATAATAAATTTGGAAGTTGAAAAAAACAGAGATATATTAAAATTAAATCCTCATATATCTATAGAGGAATTAAAAGAATATATTAAAACTAAAAAATATATATTAAAACTATCTTTTAAAAATAGTGTAACATATTCAATGTATAAAGTTTTTATAATGATGTGGAATATTAATTGTGTTGTAAAACCTAAAACATTAAAAGATGCTATTGGATTATATTGTCCAAAATTTAATAATTTCAATCAACATGATAGTGAAGAATTTATATATAGCATATTAGATAGATTACATGAAGAAACTAAGACAAGTATAAATATTAAAAATTATAAAGTATCAAGTGAAGTAGCTGATTATTATAATAAGAGACGAACGTTATTAAAAAAAATAAAATTAACAGAATCAGATATAGAAAAAAATAATTATGTAAGTGAATTAAATGACTTATTTGTTAATAATTATAATTTCGAAGTTATTGTTAAATCTATTGAGTATTGGAAAAATTATTTAAAAGAAAACCATTCTGTTATATCAACAATATTTTCTGGATTATATATGTCTGAAATTAAATGTGTTTCTTGTAACAATTTAAATATAAATTTTGAAGTATTTAATATTTTAGAAATACCATTATGTGATGATAATAATAATAATTTTAATACACTAGAAGAATGTATATCTCATTTTTGTCAAGAAGAAAGCGTAGAAAATTATAATTGTGATAATTGTAAAATAAAAGATACAATAGCAAAAAAAAAATTAACTATTTTTCAATTGCCACAAAAATTAATAATACAATTAAAACGATTCACAACAAGAAATAATAATAATACAATAATGAGATTTATGGGGAATAGTAAGAATGACTCATTAATAAAATTTCCAATAACCAATTTAGATCTTTCAATTGCTCAAAGTTCAATAAAACCATTGACAACTAAATATAATCTTTATGGTATTGTAAATCATTCTGGTAATTTAAATGGTGGTCATTATACAGCATATTGTAAAAATTTATTAGATAAAAACTGGTATGATTTTAACGATTCATCTGTATCATATGTTAATAATACTAATGAGTTAATTGATTCAAGCGCGTATATATTATTTTATGAGAGGTAGTTAATTATTTAATTATTTTATGTATATCATTACAACTCCAAATAGCACCTTCAATCCAACCTTGTTTCTTTGATAGCATTTCACCAATAACATACATATTATCTCGAGGATTTGATAATTTTCTTATAACATCTTTTACAGATAATCCATTAGGTTTATAATAATGTATACCATTATCCCAAAATATAATTTTAATATCATCAATTATAATTTCGGTATCAAATATCTTTTTTATTTCTTTTTTTATTTTATTTATTAAGATATTTTGTTTATTTAAATATTTTTTCCAATATAATGCATTATTATTATCTGAATATGATATCATTAAAATCTTATCAGAAATAATTACAATTTTATGTAACTTACTATTGATAATACTATATCTATCTATATTTAGATTGTGACCATTATTATGATACGTATATATTCTAATAAATGGTATATAACCAATATAATTATTATAATTTATTTTTAATATTTTAGATTGTTTTAATATATTTGATAAAGAATTTATAGTAACAGCAAATATAATATTTTTTGTATATAAGTTATTATTAATTATGTAAATTTTTTTATCGTTATCATAATAAATATTTGTAACTGTATAATTTTTTCTTATTGTATTATATTTTGTAATATATAGTATCAATTTATTTATTAATTCACTCCAATCTATATATAAAGCAGTATAAGTAGATGGAATGTGATCAGTAATAGGATAATATTTAATATATGATTCAATTGATGAATCAAAATAATCTGTAAATTCTGTATAAGTTGAATACAAAGTAAAGAAATCATTATCAAAATATTTAATAATAAAATCTTTTACTGTTATATCATAACCTTTATTTTCTTTATTATATATTGTTTTATATTTATTTTTTATTTGAGTTATCATATGTTTTAAATTTATATGTTTATCAAACAATGATACTTTACTTTTAACTATATCATATTTAATTTTTAATATTTTTAATAATTGTAATAAATTTTTATTATGTAATGCACCGATACCAGCACCTGCTTTTATAGTAACACCATGAAATTTATCTTGTATAGCTCTTCCACCAAAATAATCTTCTTTTTCCAATAATAAAGTTTTATTATTTTTAGTTAATAATAGATTCATATATAAACCAGCAATACCACCTCCAATAATTATATAATCATACATATAATTAATATTTATATTTTTTTTATCAAGTATAGCAAAAGTTATATTTATTTATAGTTTATGAAGCTGTAATAATTTATCTTCTAATAATTTTACTCTATCATTTAAATGTTCTATTTGTGTTTTTAATTCCAATACATTTGAACTATTTAAATTTCCTCCTTTCTGTTCAGTTTTATTTAATAATAATTCATTATAGTTATTATCTTTATTTAATTTAAAATCATAAATATTATTACTATTAATATCAATTATACTAAAACTATTACATGATATATTTTTATTTTTTAATTCTTTATAACATTTACCAGCCCCATGCATTATAGATGTAGATTCATATACCTTATTGCTTTGATATGGTTTTATTAGTCTATACATATTTTTTGCAGTATTCATTCTATATATTAATGTGTTAAAAAAAATTGATTTAGTAACAATTACAAATCAATTAATATAATAAGTCAATTAATATAATACATATATTACTATATTATGACTGATATTCATAGTGACCATAGTGATAATGATAAAAAGGAAATACAATTTCAAATATTGGATTGGGTTGAATTTAATATAGAAGATATATTAACAAATGATCATGAGAATAGTGATGATGAACAAGAACCCACTACTCTTGATAAATTTGGATTAAGATTATTTGGATTAACACCTGAAAATAAAACTATATGTTGTACAGTTACAGATTATTATCCATATTTCTATATTAAATTGGATAAAGGTATGGAAAACAATATAAGATACATTATAGATAAAATATCAGAAAGAGTTTATCCAAAAGAATGTGTTACTGGGCTCAAAGGATTTAAACTTGTCAAAAAATATGATTTTTCTGAATTCTCTAACTTTACTAAATTTAATTTTATTCGTTTAGATTTTTATAATTATAGTGCTATGTCAGCTTATGCTAGAACACTAAAAAAGAAGATATTTATTAAGAATAAAAAAATTAAATTTAAAGCATATGAATCTAATTTATTACCATTCTTACGTTTAATGCATATTAGAAAACTTAATTCTGTTGGTTGGGTAAAAATACAAAAATATGATATAATACCAGCTAAAACAACAACTGAAATTAATATTCAATGTAAATGGACTAGTCTTAATCCGGTTGATGAACTTAAAAATCAGAATTTTACTATAATGTCTTTTGATATTGAATGTGTAAGTGCTGATGGATCTTTTCCAAATCCTGAACGAGAAACAGATCGCGTGATTCAAATAGGTGTAACAATGTCAAGATATGGTGAAGATGAGTGTTATTATAAACATATCATAACTCTTGGAAGTTGTGATCCATTAGATGGTATTATAGTTGAATCGTATAAAACCGAAAAAGAAGTTTTACTTGCATTTTCAAAATTAGTTAGAAAAATAGATCCAGATATTATTACTGGTTATAACATTAATGGTTTTGATTTTAATTATTTAAATGAAAGAGCAAAATTACTAAATATTGCACCTCAATTTGCAAGATTATCAAGAATAAAAAATGAAGTATCTGAATTTGTTATTAAAGATTTATCTTCATCAGCTCTTGGTGAAAATAAATTAAAATATTTTGATATGAAAGGACGTATTATTTTTGATTTGATGAAAGTAATTCAAAGAGATCATAAACTACCTAGTTATAAATTAGATGAAGTTGTATCTAACTTTATTCGTGAAAAAATAAAAGATATTACTCACAAGAATAATATATCTGTTATTCATACTGAAAAAGTAAATGGTATTTATAAAGATCAATTTATAAGAATATTATATAATGATGGTATGACAGAAAATAAACATATGGATGGAAGAAAATTTAAAGTTTTAGATTTAACATCAGATACTATTACTGTTGAAGGTATTATAGATACTGAAGAAATATTAAATAAAGGATATAAAGTTTTTTGGTGTAATGCAAAAGATGATATTGGTCCAAATGATATTTTTAGAATGCAAGATGAAGGATCATATGAACGATCTATAATTGCAAAATATTGTATTCAAGATTGTGCTTTGTGTAATAAATTAATAGCTAAATTACAAATTCTAACAAATAATATTGGTATGGCTAATGTATGTCATGTTCCATTACAATTTATCTTTTCACGTGGTCAAGGAATTAAAATTTTTAGTCTAGTAGCAAAAAAATGTAGAGATGAGGATCATTTAATTCCAACTCTCAAAGTAAAACCTAAACCAGAAGATAAAAAAGATAATATAGAAAAAACAACAGCAGCAATTGAAAATGCTATTAATAATAAATATCAGAAATATGAAGATGATGACGATGATGATGATGGTGATGATAATTTAGGTTATGAAGGAGCTACAGTATTTGAACCAGTTACTGGAGTACATTATAATCCTATTTATGTTTTAGATTTTTCAAGTCTATATCCATCAGCAATGATTATGAGAAACTTATCACATGAAATGTATGTTAATGATGAAAGTTATAATAATCTCAAAGGGTATATATATCATGATATAGAATATAAAAATGCTGACAATACTATAACAAAGTGTAGATTTGCTGAAAAGGATGATGGATCAAAAGGAATTATTCCACAAATTTTACAAGAATTACTTGGTGCTCGTAAAAAATATAAGAAAGAGATGGAAGAATTAAAACTTAAAAAAGGTGATCCTTTCAGAATATCAGTTCTGGATGGCCTACAACTGGCTTATAAAGTAACTGCTAACTCGTTATACGGACAAACCGGTGCCCCAACGAGTCCTATATTTAAAAAACAGATTGCTGCATCAACAACAGCTACAGGAAGAGAAATGTTACAATTTTCAAAACATTTCAATGAAAAGATGTATTTAAAGATGATAAATTTATCTCTTTCAGGAGAATATGATGAATATATAAAATATGCAAAAAGTATTTATGAATATTATCCTACTTCTGTTAAACTAGATGAAACTACAACTGTTCATATATGTTCAGTAGAAAAGAAAAAAATACCCGATAAACGATTTATATGTAATGAAATAGAATATAAAGATGAAAGTGATAAAGTAAGAAAAGAGAATAATATTAAATTTTTCAATAAATATAGAAATATATTAGAATGTTTTAATGTAGATAATTCAGATGACTATGAAGAACTATTAGAAACTATATCTAAATTGAATTATTCAGAGAGATACGATATATTAGATAGTATAAAGAAATATAAAAATAAAACTAATAAAGTAGACATTAATACAAATAAACTTAAAAAAATATTTGATAAAGATGATAATATTAAAAATACATTTTACAATGATTTCTTTTGGATCATTGAGAATTTTGGATATAAAGATAAAGATGAATTATTTGATAAATTTTATAATACTATGAGATATTTATTAAAAGACAAAGAATTAAAACCAGAAGGTATTTATGGTGATACAGATTCAGTATTTATTGCACCACATATTATAAATAAAATAACAGGTGGAGAATTAAAGGATAAAGAAGGATTAAGAATATCCATAATATTGGGTATATGGGCGTCAATTATGATAACAACTATATTACAACCACCTATGGCACAAGCTTATGAGAAAGTATTATGGCCATTTATTATTTTAACTAAAAAACGTTATGTAGGAAATCTATATGAAAAAGATCCAGAGAAATATTACCAAAAGAGTATGGGTATTGTATTAAAACGTCGTGATAATGCACCGGTAGTAAAAATAGTATGCGGTAATATTATTGATCAAATAGTTAATAAAAGAAATTCAAAGGGAGCGGTTCAGATAACACAACAATTACTTAATAAAATTATTACTGGTAAGATGCCATTAGAAAAATTTATTATAACTAAAACTCTTAAATTTTCATATGCTGATAGAACACGAATTGTTCATGCTGTACTTGCGGATCGTATGGCAGAACGTGATCCAGGTAATAAACCAGAATCAAATGATCGTATACCATATGTATACTTTGAAGTAGAAGATGAAAAGAATATTAAATTACAAGGTGATAGAGTTGAACATCCAGATTATCTTGTTAAAAATAAACTTAAAATAGATTATCTGTTTTATATTACTAATCAAATTATGAAACCATGTATGCAATTTTTAGAACTTATTGTAGAAAATCCTGAAAAGATATTTAATGATTATATTATTAGAGAACAAAATCGCAAAAATTGTAAAGCACCAATTGAATATTATTTTCAAGGAAATAACAAAATATCAACAGATGAATTTACTGATATTTTAGATAAGGAATATACTATGGATCGTGATGATAAAATTATATCTAGAAAAAAATCAAGTAATAAATCATCTGATAATGAAAACAAACCTAAAAAAATTATTAAAAAGAAGATAATAAAGCGTATTATTAAAACTACTAAACAACTAGAACACGATAAAGAAGAAAAACAAAATAAATTAAATAATAAAATAAAAGAACTTGATTCATTATTTAATTTATCAGATTAAATAAAAAAGTTATTTTTTTATCTAAATCTACGTTTTGTAAGATTATGTCTAAGATAATTTGTATCAGAGCTATATAAATCACCATGTTCTGAACTATAAAATTGTTTAGCATTTATATAATTACCTTCACTCATAGTTGAAGAAAGATATACATTAGATCTTCCTAATGTTCCTGCTTTATCACTTAGATATGATGAACTTGAAGATGATGATGAAACAGATGATGAACTAGATGAACCGGATGATGAACTAGAATCAGATGAATATGAACTTGATGTAGATGATGCTGATTTTTTACGATTTGATTTATCTTTTAATCTACTAATTCTACTTTCAACGTTTTCAGATTCAGATTCAGATATTGTTGTACTTGAAGATTTATCAATATCATCAGAATCAGATTCAGTGGTAGTAGTAGTGGTGGTAGTAGTAGTTGTACTATTAGTACTATTATTACCACCTTTTTGAGTATTTTTATTCCATGCATTTCCTAATATATTGCTATAATCAAGTGGTTTTTTTTCTGAAAATACATCTAATAATGTAGATGTTGAATTTTCTAAATTACCTCCAAATTGATTATCAACAGCTTGTAATAAATTATTTAATGCACTTTGTGAAAAAGTAGAGTTTGATGAACTTGTTTGTAATTCACCTCCAGTAAGTAATTGAGATGTTGCAGAAAAGGTATTTGCATTTATTGCTGATGTTGCAGAAAATGCATTGGTTTCCATTGGTGATGTTGCTGTTAAAAATCTATCAGTTAAACCACCTTTTTGAGAACTAGAAGTAGCTGAAAGAGTTAATTGTTCATTAGGCATAAAAGTAGAAGTAGCATCAGTTAAACCACCAGCAAGTACTTTATCATCACCGCAACCACATCCTCCACCATTTAATATGTTATTTTCACCACAACCACAACCACCACCATGATGCATAATTAAATTTTTTAATACTGATAATTCACTATCAGCAGCAGTAGAGTATAAATGTCCACCATTAATTATATTTTGATTTTTTTGTTTAATTTGTTGTGTTTCATATTGAATATAACGGTTTCGTTTAGGATATTTATTAAGACCACCTCCATTTTGTATACAATCCATAATTGATGCTTCAGATACTGTATTAACTAAATCATTATGTTTAAAATTTATGGTGTTGTTGTTTTCTTGTGGTTTCATTAATTTATATAAATCAACATATCCACCTCTTTGGGATCGTGTATTTACACTAGAACTAGTATTTCCCATAATATATAAATTCTCTAGAAAATAAAATTTTTTATATAAATATTAATAATATGAGACTTATATATTTAATATTTATACTATTTATAGTTTTTATAATATTTTATAAATTAAACAATATTAATATGACATATATACAATCAGATATTGATCATGAGTACTACTTAGTACGCGATGTAGCTGATAAAAAAATGGCATGTAACATGTTAGCATTGATAAAAAAAAACATTAACATATTAATTAATGAATTATATTCTAAAAAAGATAATGAATATAAAGATTATAATCAATATATTAACAGATTAGAAAGTAGAATTATGAATACAATTATTTCAGAGAACAGTGGTAGAGGTAAAGAAACAAGTTATAGTGTAAATAAAGGTTATGAATTGGTTTTATGTTTAAGATCAAAAAAGAATTGGAATACTTTTCATGATCCTAATTTAATAACTTATGTTGTATTACATGAATTATCGCATATAGCATCACCAACATATGAACCAGAATATAATAATCATGGACCAGTATTTAAAAAAATATTTTCTTTTTTGACAATAGTAGCAATATCTAAAGGTTTATATCAAAAAATAGATTTTAAAAATAGTGCAGAAGAATATTGTGGAATATATATTACAGATTCTATAGTATAATTGACGACAATTAAAATGACAAAAACTCAAGAGCAAAGAATCAATAGTAAATTCTTTCCTGTATAATAAATATTTATAGAGCAAAGAATCATTAGTAAATTCTTTCCTGTATAATAAATATTTATAGAGCAAAGAATCATTAGTAAATTCTTTCCTGTATAATAAAT